AGGAGGATTGGAAATGATTAAAGAGTGTAACTTCAAAGATGGTAATCAATGCGACTTAACTAGATCATATCCAAGACAGAGAATAGAATGTCCTGGAGAAGAGAACTGTATTCTGTATCAGATATACAAAAACACATTGATAGATGATAGTATTTGTTATAAGAATAGGATTCCAGTATGATATACAGAAGACATAGATAAAGAGGTGTATAAAGAATGAATATAATAGGAGCATTTGATAGAGGCAGAATAGAAACAATAGTACCGAGACCTAATAGTGTTCTCATAATGATTACTGGACATAGAGAGACATATCCAAAATCATCATCAAAATGGGAAGACATATTAAAATTAAAGTTTGATGATGTGGATGGTAGAGTTCATGATATAGGATCATCTGATAATGTGATGTCTATAGAACAAGCTCATAAGATATTAGATTTTGTGATAGAGAATATAAACTGTGATGTATTTGTGAGTTGCGATGCTGGAATGAGTAGAAGTCCAGGTATAGTAGTAGCATTAGAACAGATATTCAACTCTAAAGATGTAAGTGATAGTTATAGACATCATAACAGATTTGTAAAAAATAGAATCCGTGATGTCTGGTATAATATCATTTGGAAAGGTAATCAAACTAGATTATTAGAAAAGGAAGATATATGATAGTAATTGCATGGGACAGTTTAAGATTAGATGCAGTAGAACCTCTTAAGGGTATTTTAGGGGAGGAGAGTTGGACTGATATGCCATCGATAGATGGATTTACAGGTCCTATTTTACCATCTATAGTATGTGGTAAAACTCCTGAAGAGTTAGGAGTTGCGAGAGATGATTCTGCTTTCTGGTCTGGAATAGATCCAAAGAAGATAGATGATACAATGTTTGACCACTTTGATTCACATATAACTATCTCTAGATTGATAGGTAATCCAACAATGCCTCATCAGACTATGGTTCCATCAAGGAGAGGACAGTGGAAGTTCATGCCACCAATCAAATGGAATGAAGTAAGTAACTGGGAGATAGACATATGGAGATATCTAGGTAGGAAATGGAGTATGGCTGACCCTTACTGGGTAGATGTCATATTCTTCTGGAGTTTCATAACACATGGAAACTTTAGTGTATATGATTCTCTAGGTGCACTTGAATCACCAGAGATTAAGAATGGTGGATTAGTTATGAAGAGACTAGCAGAATCAGACCCAGAGAAATTAAGAAAGCTCTATATGATGGGAGTATATAATGCAGCAGAGACTCTAAAGGGGTTGAATGAGATATGTGGTGGAAATGAATTAATCATTTGTTTCTCTGACCATAATGAAGCTCTGGGTGAAGAAGTCAATGGACAGAAGGTAGTTGGACACTTTAAAGATATGAATAAGATTCCAGGACTGGAGAATATCCCCTGCTGGATAAACAAGCCAGATGTGAAGTTTCCAGAGAATATGAGTCAGTTAAAGTTGAAGGATTTCATTGTTGATATGTATAAGAAATATGAAAAGAATAATCCAGAGTATCAGGCATGGAAGAAGAAATTGGCAAGAGAGCAAAAGAGCTAGATTCTCAAGAGATTATCTACAGAATCAGAATCGGTCCAAGAACAATTAAAAGATTGATTATTGCAGTCTGTATATGGATTGCATTGGTATGTTTAATGTGTAAATATTTATAGGAGAAATGAAATATGAGAAGTAGAAGGTTTCAAGCACCAGGATATGGAAGGAATAGACAACCAAGTGGAGATAAACCAGGAAGTGGACCAGGTGGAAATTGTGTATGTCCAAGTTGTGGATACACAACACCACATTCTAGATTGAGTCCATGCAACACTAGAAGTTGCCCCAAGTGTGGAGCAACTATGACTAGGGAATAAATATGGAACTTAAAGAATTGTGTAAAGAATCACATAAGATAGCAAAGGAGAAAGGATTCTATGATAGAGATAGAGATATACCTGAACTCCTTATGCTATGTGTTTCTGAATTAGGTGAAGCGTGTGAAGCAGATAGACATGGTGATTGGGAGATGTTCAAAGAAGAGATAGCAGATACATTCATAAGGCTAGCTGATATGTGTGAATTTCTAGAAATAGATATAGAAGAAGAAATAGAAAGAAAATCTAAGATAAATAAGAAGAGACAGTATAGACATGGAAAGCGATACTGATAATGAGAGCATCTGGGAAAGATACTGGATTCGATGCCCTAAATGTAGGAGCAAGGATGTTGAAGGAACAGAATTGTTCAAGGGACATTATCGTGCAGGTAATCCTTTAAAGAAAAGGAATCAACAAAAGTATGTATGTAAAGAATGTGGGAATGAATGGTGGTTAGAAATATGAAATTAACTGATTCAGCAATTGATTTAATGAGACAGAGATACTGCAGTCATGGTGAGAAACCTAATGATGTATTTCCAAGAGTAGCGAAAGCTGTAGCATCTCAAATGAATAGCGATCCAGATGCTAAACAGTTTCTAAAGATAATGGAAGATTTAGATTTCTTACCTAATTCTCCATGCTTGAGAAATGCTGGATATTCTAATCAAGTGAAAGCTTGTCTAACTAAAGATACAGTAATCCATTGTGCTCATGGAGATTATACAATAAGAGATTTAATGGATTATGATGGTGAGTTGTATGTATTTAGTAGAGATATTCATAATGGAATAAGATGTGCTAAAGCTACTAAGCCAATATTATCAAGAAAGAATGCACAAGTTATGAAGATTGTTTTAGATACTGGACAATCAATAAAGTGTACCAAAGACCATCTTATAATGATGAGAGATGGAACATATAAGGAAGCTGGTAAAATACAGTTGGAAGATTCTTTAATGCCATTTACTTATCATAGAGATAAATCTGGTCATAGACAAATACTGAATGATAATTATAAATGGATTCCTGGATATAGAATAGTACAAGAAGATATTAATGGAATACCAGAAGTAGATGACAATAAAAAGTATGATATTCATCATATAGATGGAAATGGAAATAATGATTACCCAACAAATCTTAAATTCATGGAACACGGAGAACATGCATCTTTACATATGCAAGGAAATAAATTAGGAGCATTTAAACGAAGTGATGAAATAAAACAAAGATATTTAAAGGGAATGAAGAAAGCACACAATCATAAAGTAGTAATGACAGAAGATTGTCCAAATGAAGATGTATATGATATAGAAATAGTTGAAAAGTATCATAACTTTGCAGCAAATGGAATATTTGTACATAATTGTTTCGTACTACCCATAGAAGATTCAATGGAGAGCATATTCAAAACACTTCATCAATCAGCTTTGATATTTAAATCAGGTGGAGGAGTTGGATATAATTTTAGTCAGATGAGAGAGAAAGGAGCACCATTATCTCATGGTGGAACATCATCAGGAATTATGCCATTCCTAGATTTATATAATTCATTAACAGAAGCAGTTAAACAAGGTGGATTTAGAAGAGGGGCATCTATGGGTGTTCTAGATATAGACCATCCAGAGATACTTTCATTCATAAAGGAGAAAGTAACTCCAGGTTCAATGAATAACTTTAATCTATCAGTGATGGTAGATGATGAATTCATGAAAGGAATAGAAGAAGATGATAAGATTCTGCTTAGGAGTAGATTAGATAGAAGAGTAATCAAAGGCAAATTCAATTGCAGAGACTTGTTCAATATCATAACATATTCTGCTTGGTTGAATGGAGATCCTGGATTGTTATTCTTTGATACAATTAATAAAGATAACATCCTTTATCCTAAGAATGAAATTAATGCCACGAATCCGTGTGGGGAAGTTCCCTTGCTTCCATATGAGAGTTGTTGTTTAGGTTCAATCAATCTATCTAACTTTGTCACTAAAGATAAATCATTTGATGAGGATAGATTTAATGAAATAGTCAGAATAGGAACAAAGTTCCTGATGGGTATGACTAAGATATGTGAATTCCCTATAGATGAATGCTACAAAGCACAGTTTGAATGGCAAAGACTAGGACTAGGAGTCATGGGATTTGCAGATATGCTAATGAAGATGGAAATTATGTATGATTCAGTTCAGACTTTGAATCTGATAGATAAGATAGGAAGAATTCTTCAAGAGTCAAAGAAGGTTGCACCCATGTCTGTAGCTACACTATCAATAGCACCTACAGGTAGTCTTTCTATATTAGCTGATTGTTCATCTGGTATAGAACCATGGTTTGCTAATCAATACACAAGACATTTAACTATAGGCAAAGTATCAGAGAAGAGAGAATCTAAATATCTAAGAACTGCACATCAGATTTCACCAGAATGGCATCTGAAAGTGCAAGCTAAATGGCAAGAATATATAGATAATGGAGTATCAAAGACAATTAATCTACCAAGCACAGCAACTATCCAAGAGATAGCAAATATATATATGAGTGCATGGAAGATGGGATGTAAAGGAATCACAGTCTTTAGAGATGGATGTCTTGGAGATACAGGACAAGTTCTAAGAAGCACATGTGATGATGAACAATGTTATCTATAGAGGAGCAAATAAATGGATGATGAAGAAGAGTCTACACGAGAGTTAGGAGAGCAAATCGTTGATGTAGTAAAAGAATCAATAAATCCTAATCTAGTCACTAGGTCTATTCACATACAGACTAGGTTTGGAATCGTAGTCACAGTGACCAGTCAAGATGATGAAGAAGATATAGACAAATTGAGGAAAGTTGCAGAGGAGTTGACAGATAAATATATAGAGAAATAGAGGTGATGTTTATGAACTGTCCCAAATGTGGGAGTAGAAGTCACATCACAAAGACATTTGATAAGAGAGATAAAGTAATTAGAAATAGAAGATGTAATGACAAGGAATGTAAGTTCAAATTCACAACCACAGAACTAATTAGCTATGGTTGGGAATATAGGTCAATTGTAAAGAAAGTAAAAGAACTCGTAAGAGATGTAAAATAGGAGAGTGATATGAGTGGAGATAGAATTTGAAGAATTGAAGAAGATACATGATGCAGTCAAGGATGCATCAGAAAAGTATGTAATCAAATCATTCAAGCCATGGGAATCAGAAGGAACTAATAAAGAGTTCATAACCATTGTTCTGGCTAAGATTGAATAAATGTATATATAGGAGAAAAAGTATGCCAAGAAAAAAGAAAGAACAAGAAGAAAAGCATGAGAGTATGTATATTGATACACCACCAGATAAGATTCTAACAAGTAAAGGATTTCATGAAGGAGCAAGTAGAGGACCCACAAGCAAAGAGAAAATAGAAGGGCTTCTGTATAGTTCAATTAGTTTACTTTCAAGAAACATAAGGAACAAAGAAAGGGCAATTGAAAATATCCATAAAGCAATTGAGTTATTGAAAGAGATATAGAATGTTTGATGATGATGAGTGGGGTTGGATTCATAGAGTAGAGGATATCCTCAACAATAGTTTCACTGGTGGATTCACTTATAGATCACCAGATAATTATGGGGAGCATGAAGATGGTGTTCTCTATGCTAGTAAGACTCTAGAAGTTCTAGACTTTGAGGATTATCTATCTATATCTATGGAACTAAGAAATGTATCTGAAGATGAACTGGATGTTCATTGTGAGGAAGAGTTCATCTCAATTAAATATATGTTTGAAGGAATGTGGAGAGAAAGGCCTCTAAGACTTCCATTCAAAGTTAATCCAGATACAGCTAAAATCTCATTCAACAATTTCATTCTGGATATAGAATTGGAGAAGATGAAGGATGATGAAAGAATTCGAAAGCATATGCAAAGTTCTTGAAGATAATGGATTTGAGGTATCTAGTAGATACAATGCAACTAAGACTATATATATGAATAAGGATAAGAACATTCATATAGTGGTTGAGGTAGATGAAGGACAATTCACTGAAGCAGATGAAGAAAGAGTCAAAGAAAGACTCAGAGCACTGGGGTATTTGGATTGAAAAGAAAGTATCATAAAGGATGTGTGGAAAATCTCAATGATCCAGGTCCATATACAAAAACACATCCAATATATCCAATGAAAGACAAAGTAGAAAAGCCTTGGGGTTCATATGAAGTTCTTCTAAGTGAACCTAAATATGTAATAAAGAGAATCATAGTCAAACCTGAACAGAGATTGAGCTATCAATATCATGGATATCGTGATGAGACTTGGGTATTAATAGAAGGTTGTGGTGATGTAACCATAAATGGTGAAACAAGATATTTAGATTCTACAGAAAATCCAATACACATATTAAGAGGAGAATTACATAGAGTTACAAATACATTGAATGATAGGGATTTAGTGTTCATTGAGATTCAGACTGGAGATAAATTAGATGAGGCAGATATCATTAGATTAGAAGATGATTATGGGAGAGCAGATAAATGAAAGCAATTATAATGGCTGCTGGTAAAGGAACAAGGCTTGCTCCACTTACAGATACACAACCTAAATGTATGGTGAAAGTGAAAGAGATTCCAATGATTATAAGAACTATCAACACACTCATCAATGGAGTAGGAATTCCAATATCAGATATCATAGTCATCACTGGATACATGCAAGGAATCATTCATCAGTATTGTGCCCTCATGGCAAGTAAAGGTCTCACTTTCATTACTCAATTCAGAGCAGATGGGACTGCAAATGCAATCAATCTAGCAAAGAAGCACATAAAAGAAGACTTTCTAGTTCTATCTGGAGATATAGTCTACAATAAATGTGACCTGATGAAGTTGAGACAGTTGAAGAATTCTATTCTATATACAAAACAAGATGAGAAACTCTATGAGTATGGAACTCTAGATATATGTGGAGACAAAATCAAAGCAATTCATGAGAAGTCTACAGAGCCTACATCTCATTTTGTCAACTGTGGAACATATCATTTCACACCAGAAGTATTTGACTACATACCTAAGACATCTGTGGATGAGAGATTCAATGAAAGAATCATCACCAACACCATCAATCTAATGATTAAGGATGGAATTGAATTCACTGGAATAAGAGTGAAGGAATTAAATGAGATAACTTATCCAGAAGATATAGAGAAAGTGGAGGGAAGATTATGAAGAAGAAGATAATAATAACAGGAAGTAGTGGATTCATTGGTTCTGCACTTGTGAAATGGCTGCATAGAAAGTATGAGATATATGGAATTGATAGAAGACCACCATCTGATGAACTATTTAATATAAAAGACTTCAGACATTATCAATATGATATAGTAGATAAACTACCTAATCTACAGATGAATGGGGAGATATATGCAGTGATACATCTAGCAGCCAGACCTGGAGTTAGAGACTCTAGAGAGAACTTTGAAGGTGTATGTAGAGATAACATACTTGGAACTCAGAGAATTCTAGATAAATGTGTGGATGATTGGAAACCAGAGATGCTTCTACTTGCGAGTTCATCTAGTGTATATGGAGATAATGGAAGTGATGGACATCCTCTTAAGGAGACAGATGCAGTGAATCCAAGAAGTCCTTATGCTATGAGTAAGCTGGCTGATGAAATGTTGATGCATACATATATGAACTCTGGACTTCTAGATGGAATAGAATGTTCTGCACTCAGATTCTTCACTGTCTTTGGACCTAATCAAAGAAATGAACTATCCATTCGAGCATTCACTGATTGGATTCTTAGAGATGAACCAATCACTCTCTATGGAACAGGAGAGCAATTACGTGATTTTACTCATATAGATGATATCTGCAGTGGAATAGAAACTCTCTTAGATGCGGATATAATTCCACATTTAAGTAGTATACATAACATAGGTTCTGGAGATTCACATTCAATCAATGAGATAATTCACTTCATAGGAACATATCTACAGAAAGAAGTCAAGATTAACTATCAACCTAGAAACATATTTGATGTAGACAAAACACTTGCAGATACATATAGAATGAAAGATTTAGGATGGCATCCTAAAGTAGATTTCTGGGATGGACTGAGAGGACAGATTGAATGGCAGAAGGAGCAGATGAAATGAACTGTCCAGAATGTGGAGCAGAATTAGAAGCAGGTACAGTAGACTTGAATACCATTGGCTGGTGTTGCTCTAAATGTGGAATTAAGATATATAAGAAAAAGAGTGAATTAGATAGAGTGATTGAGAAGTGGGAACCTATCATAAAAGAAATGGCTGAACAATCAGAAAGAGATTTCTATGAGTTATCTAAAATAATCTTCACTGTAGCAATTCAAGATGCATATAAATTAGCAGATTCAATAGGATGGAAAGAATGAAATTTGATATATGTATGGCATTCGACAAGGCAGAGTATCTCAATCCAGAGATATATCTGATGCTAGATACATTGAAGAATAAGATAGATGATGATACAGTTCTTCATATAGTCACTAACAGATCTAAAGATGATGAAATGAGGAAGTTCATTAAGGAGGACTTCAACAGCAAGATATACTATGTATCTAAAGACCTAGTGAATTCACTGGACTCCAGATGCAGATATATGCTGAACTGCTTCAAGATGAAGACAGATAAGGAATGGGTGATGAAGATAGAGGCAGATGTGTTGTTCCTGAAACATCTATCTGAATATGAATCTCTACTTAAGGATGATTTGGATTTGGTGATTGAACCAGAGAATAGAAAGATATTCCCAGATGAATTTGAGACTAGACTCTGGAGACTAATGTATAGAGCAATGAAGATAAAGGTACCCACAGAGAAGATACAGTTTAGAGAGAATGGAGAGATGGGACTACCTTTATTTGGAACAGGCATATTCTTTGTGAAGAGTAAGCATCTAGACACAATCAATAAGAGATGGATGAAGTTGACTCAGATATGTGAGAGGTGGATGCATATGAATGTTCATCCTAATGAACAAGCATTCACTGGAATGGCTCTAGATGAAGGCTGGAAGATACATCTGTATCATCCTAGATACAAGTTCAATCCCATCGGGCACTGGAGAAAGGATGCATTTCCATCAGTTGAATTGATTGATGATTGTGTGCTTCCAGGAGATACAGTCTGCTTTGACTATCATAGACCAGAATGGTTAATGCATGTAGCAAAGTTCAATAAATCAATATCAGATATCGTATGTAGAAATGATAAATATATACCAAAAGAGTGGTGGAATCTAGGAATGGGAGATTTTCATGAAAGATAAGGTCGAGGATACCCTCGAAACATCAACGAGAAGGGGTCATAGAGCCACGCTGACTGCGAATCTCTTTTCACCAATGGTATTATACCACCCCCCTATTTGGAAACGCTTAGAATCCGTTTATGTAACGATGGTGAATAAGGCAATTGCCGATAAATAGAGAATGAAAATGGAGATATATATGTATGAGAACTGCAATAGTTATACCTAATATAGGATTTAGTAGAAATCAGCAAGCAATATTAAGAACTGCAGAAGCATTTGGAGTGTCCGAAATATGTGTTCTTGGGGATATAAAATTATCTGGAAATAGAATATCTAGAGGAGCACAAAGACATATTAAGATATCGCACTTCAAGAATGAAGAAGAATGTATTAATTACCTAATTAAAAATAGATATAAATTAATATCTATAGAGAATGATGATGATTCATATTCATTACCAGGATTTAAATTTCCTGCTAGAGTAGCATTGATTGCTGGACATGAGAGACTTGGAGTTCCAAAAGAATTTCTAGATGCATCTAAGCATATAAGAATCCCTCAATTTGGATTGATGAAATGCCTCAATACATCTATAGCAACATCTATTGTATTATATGAAAGATTTAAACAAGGATTAAAGATATGAATATAGGTCACTTTAATGCTAGAGGCTTTAATGATGTAGAGCACTGGTTCACTATAATCAATAGAGAACTGAGTTCTAGAGGTCATGAAGTTAGACATTTCAATCTAAGAGCTCAGAGACCACTGAAGTGGGATATAGAATGGATGGACTTTGGAGTGATGCATTTCAGTCAAGTAGCACACTTCTATAGAAAGATGGGAATTCCATTCTGTGTGCTTCCATCAGCTAATGATTGTCTAGTAGATGATGGTAAGAGACTTAAAGAAGTCAGTGAGCATCCAAACTGTAAGTTCGTGACTTATCAGAGTGCATTCCATTTAAGGAAGTATAATGAATGGGGAATCAAGCCACCATATGTATATGTTCCAATGCCTGCTAGAGTAAACTTATTTCAGAGAGAGACTCCTCTAGGAAATAAGATAATTGCTGGTGGAAGACTAATTCCAAAGAAAGGACTACATCAATTGAAGGATGTGGAGAATCTAACCATCTTTGGAGATGGACCACTAAAGCAGGAGCTAGAGAAACAACTACCCAATGCAGAGTTTGTTGGATGGTTAGATGGAAAGGAATTAAAGGAATTGATGGAAGATAGTTGGTTATTCTTATGTCCAAGTGTAATCACTTCTGATGGTGATAGTGAAGGGATTCCAAATACAATTAAGGAAGCGATGCTGATGAATCTACAGGTGATTGCTAGTCCTATTGCAGGCATTCCTGAACTAGAGAACATTTGTTTATTGAGTGACTGGAATAGAATTAATGGATGCATAGATGTCACAGAAAGAAATCCTAATTGGAAAGGAATGAAAGAAATCACACATATGTATTCACCAGAGCATTGTGTGAATTTATTGATGGATGGAATTGAGAAATATGGGACATATAGGAAAAAGAAAGTTTAAAGCAGAAACTATAGAAGGATTCAGTGACTTCAATAGATTAGGAACTATGCCATTGATGTCTGAACTTGAGACTAAAACCATAGTCAAATATCTAAAACCTGAATATGTGATGTTTGAATGGGGTTCAGGTGGATCTACAGTATACTTTCCACAGTTTGTCAAGAGATATTATTCAGTGGAGCATCAACCTCACTGGTTTAGAATAATTAGGAACAAATTAAGGCACATGCCAGAGATAAAGAAAAGAGTGAATATAATGTATAAACCCCAGAGTGCACTATTTGGATTTAAAGATAATGATTTCAAGAGAGAATGGTTTATGGATTACATTGAATCTATAGGAATTGTGGGTGAGAAGAGATTTGATGCAATTCTAGTAGATGGTGAAAATAGAACTAGGAGATTCTGTGCTGAAGAAGCAAGAAAGTATATGGATGAAGATTCAGTATTGTTCATTCATGACTATGATGATAGACCAGACACTCATAAAGTAGAAGAGATATATGATATAATAGAAAAGGTAGAGGATGATAATTCTCTGGTAGTTATGAAGGTGAAGAAATGATTTGGGGAGTAGGAGCTAGAAGAACAGGAACTAATCTGCTTCGGGCTATTCTGGGTGCACATTCACAAATAGTTGCTACACCTACAGATATAGATGTGTTCCTAATGCATCATGATATATCTAAATATGATTTCAATAATGTTCTGGATAAAAGAACTATATATAAAGAACTGCTAGGTAATTCTCATCTGACTCGACCATACATCAGAGATGGATGGGATATTGACCTTAGGAAATTAAAAACAGATATCAATAAGTGTAATGATGCATCATGTGTAATTGCTTCATTGTTTATCAACTTCTTTAGAAAGTATTCAGAACCTCACTGGTGTCATGTTCAGCATTCATTTGAATATGCAAATGAACTAGAGGAGATATTTCCATCACCTAAATATATCTATATGTATAGAAATCCATTAGATGTAGCTGCATCTGCAAAAACACATGCAATGAAAAGAAGAAAGTTAAATTATAATAAGAATATCATTCTGGAATCATGTAGAGAAATAAATAGGTGTCATCAAGGATATCTTGACATTGTAAATAAATATGATGATGATAGGATTCTTTATGTTAGATATGGTGATTTAGTATATAGCAAAGAATTAGAAATCAAGAGAATCACAGACTTTCTAGGATTGAAGTTTGAACCTAATCAGATGAAGTTCAATGAACACTATACAGTAAAAGGTGGACTTCCATATTATTCTAATTCATCATACAAATCAAAAAGAGATAATAGCTGGGGCAAATACTGGAAGGAATACAAAGGAGAGGAATTAATATACAGTAGTTCTGTAGATAAATGGAAAGATATTCTTACTGATGAAGAAGTGGAGTTGGTGAAACGTGAAATTCACAGATAAGCAACTAAAACAAATGGCTAGCATATTCTACTATAAGAATCTGGTAGAGAGATATCGAGTCATGGAGAAATATTTTGACATTCAAGAAGGGGACACTGTGATTGATTGTGGAAGTTTCTCTGGAGATATGCTAAATTACTTTAGCAAGAAGGTTGGAAAGACTGGAAAGGTATATTCTATTGAGGCATTGCCATCTAATGTTCAGCAGATAAAAAGATTATGTAGATATCAAATGATGAATAATGTAGAGATAGTTCCAATTGCTCTGTGGAATAAGAAAGAGAAAATAAAGTTCTATCTATCTAAATATCCAAATGCAGGAAGTGGAATCAAAGAGTTTAGGAAAGTTTCTGAAGACTATATAGAAGTAGATGCAGATGCTCTAGATAATTTAAATATAGAGAACCCTAAATGGTTATGGTCAAATATAGAAGGTGCAGAAGTAAAAGCCCTAGTTGGAGCAGAAGATATTCTCAAGAACAATGATATGCAGGTTTGTATCTCAACTCATAAAGTGACTGATGAATATTCAACTACTAGAGATGTATGGGATTATCTAGAATATTGTGGATATAAATGTGAGTATGTAAAGAATCATGGAATGTGGGTGTATGGCAAAAAGTGATGTAGAGATAATTCAACAGATGGAAACATTAATAAATGCAATAGATTACTATAGAGAAAAAGAAGATTGGATGCAAGTAGAATATCTACATGGTCAATTAAGTGCATTAGGTTGGGTGATATCTAAATGAAATATTGGGAACTTAAGCAGAAACAGTCACTTGATTTAGATTCAAAGATAATTATGTCTAAGAGAAGAGTCAGAGAGTTCTATGAAGAATTTGATGGTCAGGTATATATAGCATTTTCAGGTGGAAAAGATTCAACTGTCCTACTTCATTTAGTAAGAAGCATTTATCCAGATGTTCCAGCAGTATTTTGTGATACAGGTCTTGAATATCCAGAAATAAAGAAATTTATAAAGACAATAAATAATGTTATAGTTATCAAACCAAAAATGGGATTCAAACAAGTAATTAAAACATATGGATATCCAGTCATTTCAAAGAAGGTAGCAAGACAGATAAGAGATTTACAAAACCCAACAAGTAAGAACATAAATACAAGAAAGCTATATCTTGAAGGAATAAAGAAAGATGGAACAGAAACTATTGGATTTAAATTACCAAAGAAATGGAAAAAATTAATTGATGCACCATTTAGAGTTTCTGAAAAATGTTGTGACATTATGAAAAAGAATCCAGCAAAACAATATGAAAAAGAAACAGGAAGACATCCATATATTGGAGTGATGGCATGTGATAGTAATCAAAGGGAGATATCATATCTGAAAACTGGATGTAATTCATTTAATGGAAAGATACAGAGTAAACCTCTTTCATTTTGGATACAAGATGATATATGGGATTATATAAAGAGATTTAATTTAGAATATTCAAATATATATGATATGGGAGAGAAACATACAGGATGTATATATTGTATGTTTGGTGCTCATCTAGATAAGAGTCCAAATAGATTTCAACGAATGAAAAAGCATCATCCAAAATTATATAAATATTGTATGGAGAAATTAGGATTAAAAGAAGTATTGGAATATATAGGAATAGAATATGAATAAGAAGATACTCTTAACTGGAACTACTGGATTCATAGGTAAGCATCTTAGAGATGACCTAAAGGTTATGGGATATGATGTTTATTCACTAGAGAGATATGTGACTGGTAGAATAGGAAAGACTCTACCATATGAAAAGAATACATACTTTACAGACCTAACAGATGTATATTCAATGAACAAGGCAATGCAAGATATCAAACCAGAGATAGTTATTCATCTAGGAGCAATGACTGCAGTGGCTTATTCATATGCTCATTACTGGGAGACATTGAACATCAACTTCATGGGAACAGCTAATCTAGCAGAGATATGCACTAAGATTCCTGAAGTAGAACAATTTATCTATGCATCATCAGCAGAGGTTTATGGTGTATCACCAAATCTTCTAAAGAAAGAGACAGATACTAATCTATCTCCAAATAGTCCTTATTCGGTATCTAAATATGCATCAGAACAATACTTGATGTATTTACACAAGGCATATGGATTTCCAGTGACTATATTTAGACCATTCAATTCCTATGGAAGAAAAGAAGATAGATGGTTTGTAGTTGAAAGAATCATTACTCAAATGTTATCTGGAGATAAATGCTATCTAGGAGATCCAGAACCCATCAGAGACTTCCTATACTTGTATGACCAGTTGAATGCATATGTTCATGCAATAGATAATCCAAAAGCGATTGGAGAGATATTTAATATATCTTCAGGTGTTGGTATATCTATCAAAGACCTAGCAGACAAGATAAAGAATCTGATTGGATGGGATGGAGAAATTATCTGGCAATCTCTACCTAAGAGAGCACTAGATATACATACACTGATTGGAGATAATTTAAAGATAAAAGATGTATTAGGAGTTCCAGAACCATACTCTCTAGATGATGGACTGGAACTGACAATAGATTATTGGAAGGAGAAATTAAATGTTAAAGATAGATAAAGTTCATGAGGATGAGAGAGGAGAGATATATTCCATCACTGGAGACACTGGACCATTTGAAGAGTTTGTAATCCTGACTACAAAGAAAGGATTTGCTAGAGGAGGATGTATTCATAATCTAAACAATGAGTATGGAATCATTCTTTCAGGTGAAGTAGACTATCAGATAGGTGAATACAAACATGAGAAGTGCAAGGCTGGTGATAGAATGTTCATCAAGAAAGGAACTCCACATTACTTCTATGCTCAAGAAGATTCTATAGTGATGGAGTTTGGAGCAACTACAGAAGAGAAGAAAGAAAAACATCCTGAATTTAGGAAACTGGTGGATATAATAAATAGGAGGAAATAAAATGCATCAATATTTTCAATATTTTTATCCAGATGGTAGAAGTCCTAGAGGATATATATGGGAAGATAATAAACCTAAGAAGTGTGAATCTTGTAAGAGAGAGACTAATGAGCTATATTGCTGTCCAATTGGGAACCATAACTGGAGATGTAGGCAATGTCAGATTAATCTGATAGAGCATATTGGATATGAAGATTGTCTAGAGAATCAAAACCAGTTATATAGCTATCCTTTAATTCCTGATGGATATGTATCTCCTAACTTTGATAAAGAGAAATATGAACATAAGAAAAAGAGAGAGAAATCTCTTTGGTATCGTGTCTGGAACTGGAGGAAATCCACAGAATGAAAGAAGACTTTAATCCATGGCCTTGTGGTCATGTTCCAGAGAAATGGCAGAGACCAGAATGTAAATTAGTTAAGCAGAAATATAATGTAGATGATATGGGAATCATTGATTTATTTGAGAGGAAGATAGCTAAGTTTGCAGGAAGCAAGTATGGAGTTGCAGTATCTAGTAACACCAATGGAATCTTCTTGGCCTTACAATATCTGAAATATACAGGAAAATTAAGAAGTGCAGGGGTAATAACTATTCCATCCAGAACATATATGTCAGTTCCTATGTCAATTGTGAATGCAGGATTCAAGGTTCAATTTGAAGATATGGAATGGAGTGGTATATATAGATTAGAACCAACAAACATAATTGATGGAGCAGGTAGATTCAAAAAAGGAATGTATGTTCCAGATTCACTTCATGTTCTTTCATTCCAATACAAGAAGAGACTTCCTATAGGTAGAGGTGGGATGATTCTTACAAATGATAAGGATGCATATGATTGGTTGATATCTGCAAGATTCAATGGAAGGAGTGTAGATAAGGATCAGTGGCATGATGAATTTAAAATCAGGGGATGGAATATGTATATGACTCCAGATGATGCTGCAAGAGGCATTCTAATATTTGATGAGCTAGAGGATGAATATCCAGATAATCAATATTATGCTAACTATCCTGATTTATCTAAACAGAAGATGTTTCAATGACAGGAATCCATTTAGGTAATCTGGATATCTATTATCAGACAACACTGATGATGGATGCATTTCAAAGAAGAATGAGATTCATTAATTTAAAAAATGAAACAGAAGAATCAGTTGAGAAGATAATCAAAGAAGTTAATCCAGATTATATTATAACTACACCATCTTATCCATTCAGGAAATCACTAAGTAGATTTAAAGTTCCAGTGATTATTGGTGTTGGAGATATCTGGCAGAGACTCAATGATGATTCACTATATAAATTTGTGAGATATCATAGAATTAAAGGAATAGAAGTAGACTGTAAATGTGCTATAGATGCATATAGATATTATCTTGATGGATTAGATTGTGATTTCTTCTGGAAGAAGTGGGGACTTGATTTGAATGTCCTAAAAGATTATGGATTACCTAAAGTATATGATGTGATGTTCAGTGGAAAATTCTCTACATATGCATATAGAAGAGAATTAAATAAGAAGCTCTTACAAGCATATGACATTAGATTCAGAAATTATTTACCATATTCAGTATCTGAAATACCATATAATCACTATGCAAAGAACATAAACAGAAGTTGGATTGGAATTGGTGGGATGGTTCAGAACAAGCAGAATCTATTCTGGAGAGGCAGATTCATAGGATATACATTTCCTAGAACACTGGAGATACCTGCTGCAGGAACTTGTCTAATCAACTGTCACTGGGGTGATGAGAAGGTTCTGGGATTTAGAGATGGTAAGAATTGTATCCTCTTCACAACAATTAAGGATGCAATGGAAAAGATAAGATATTATCTAGATGATAAAGAAGAGTTGAAGAAGATAACTAAAGCAGGATATGAATTGGTTCATAAGAATCATGATATATATGAGATTGTAGATAAATATGTTAATGAGTTAGAGGATAAGTATGGAAGATAAGAAGATATTATTTGGAATATTCGGCAAGCAAGTTAGGATGAGGATGGGTGAATTTGTTGAGATGGTTCACTCATGCTACATTAAAGGAAAAGATTTAGGATATGCTGATGGAAACATGTTCTTTGAGTGGCCACATAGAATTGCATTCAATAGTGAATATAGATATCCAACGTATAAGTTCATGCAATTTCCAGGATATTCTATTCTACCAATAGATTATGTAAAGAGAAACAATGTAAAGAAATCAGACTATGATGAAGTCTTTAATCTAAATAAGGCAGATATGTTCTATAAGGGCAGTCCAGCAATATACAATATAATTGATGGAAAGTTCACTAGGAATCACACTGGATTCATGAACTATCCAAATATACACTACTTCAAGACAGGAGAGAAACCAATCATTAAGATACCTAAGGACAAACTAAAGAAACCATATATTCTTATACACACTAGACTTGCTAACTGGTCTGAATATAGAAATCCAAAGATAGAATCATATCATAAGATTCTGGATTTACTTGAACCTTATAGAGATACTTATGAGATATGGCAAACTGGTGAAAAATGTAAATCAGTAGAGAAAAGATGTGATAACACTGTTCCACCACATCCTGAAGATATAAATAAGTTTCTTAGAATTGTAAATAATTCATCTATGATAATTGGATGTAATTCAGGACCAAACACTGCTGGTGATATGTTTAACATACCATATGTTGAATTAGATGTTCCAATCAAAAGAAATGGTAGACCTACAGAAGCTACACTTGAGGGTTGGAAATTGAAGAGTGACATTGGAAACAGTTATAGAGATTATAGGATTAGGGGTGAAGATTTGCTTCAACTATGGCAAAATGAACTTGATGAAGAAAAGTTCTTGAACTTCTGTAGGAGGAATTTATGAAAGAAATAAGAGATAAATATAAATTAGATGAGATTCTGGAATGGTTAGATAAAATAAAAGACTTAAAGATGCTTGCTCTTGGTGAAACTATTATAGATATGTATCAGTTTGGAATTGCTCTAGGAAAGTCAAGTAAGGCTCCAATAGTTGCATTTCAATGTACAACCAGTGAAACATATCGAGGTGGAATAATTGCTATAAATGAACACTTAGAGAGTTTCATAAATGATATAGATTGCTGGACTCCAGATGTGTGTGTAGTGAAAAAGAGATATATACAGAATGGACAGAAATTATTTGAAGTGTATAATAATGCTGAGAATCCATATTATTATGATGATAACGAATCACTTGATGTGAAAGAGTATGATATAATTCTAATAGCAGACTTTGGACATGGAATGTTCAATAGAAAAATAAGAGATGAGATATGTGAATTCTCTAATTTCATTTCTTTGAATTGTCAGATGAATGCTGGAAATATGGGATTGAACACAATAAACAAATATGAATCAGCAGACTATATATGTATATCTGAACATGAACTTAGACTTGCATTCAGTGAACAATATGCTGAGTTATCAGATATTCTGCTAGAGAATATAGAAGATGGAATCACAGTTGCAATTACTCAAGGAAAGAATGGATGCACTATATACAAAGATAGAAACTTCTATTACACTCCTGCATTTGAAGAACATCCAGTAGATTCAACTGGAGCAGGAGATGCATTTCTAGCAATTACAACTCCACTAGTATATGTAGGAGCACCATTAGATATAGTAGGATTCATAGGAAGTTGTGCGGGTAGTTTGGCATGCTCTTGGCAAGGAAATAAGAAATCAGTCACTAAGAAAGAATTAATTGAATATATAAGGAAGATTTATGAAAGATGAATTCTTAATAGATAGACATAAGCTAAACTATCATCCAGAAGAAGTATCCTGCTGGTTAAAGAAAGAACCATTCTATCCTATCTATGTAGAGATAAGTCCAACCAATAGATGCAATCACAGGTGCATCTTCTGTGGATTTGGATACACTGAACATAAGAATCAAGACTTAGATACTGAATATTTATCTATTGCCATTCAATCTATGGCTGAGTGTGGAATTAAGGCAATCATGTTCTGTGGAGAAGGTGAACCTCTTCTTCATCCAGACATAGCAGATTTAATCAAGCTAGCTAAAGAATTAGGAATAGATGTATCACTAACTACTAATGGAGTTCTAATGAATGAAGAGTTCCTAAAGAATGCTCTACCTTATCTAGACTGGATAAAGGTTAGTGTTGATGGAGGAACACCTGAAACATATTCTAAAGTTCATGGATGCAAGAAGTCTGACTTCAATACTCTGATGAAGAATCTAGAAACTGCAGTAGAGATTAGAGATAAGAATAACTATTCATGCACTATAGGAACACAATCAATTCTATTAGATGAGAACACTCTAGAGATATATGATTTAGCTAGAACATTAAAGAAGACAGGTGTAGATTACTTTGTCATTAAACCATATACACCACATCCATACAATAAAGATAATCTAGATATAAATGAACTACAAGATGTTTGGAATTGGTTCGGAGACCAACGTGTGTTGGATTTAAAAGATGATAAATTTGATGTGATTGTTAGATACACTGCATTTGAGAATCAAGACTTAGAAAGAGAGTATCATGATTGTTATGCTAGTGATTTCTGGTGTTATATAGGATCTGATGGTGCAATATACATCTGTAATAACTATCTAGGCAATTCAGACTATATCTATGGAAATATATATCAGAAGACATTCAAAGAAATATGGGACACCAGACCACATATAGATATTGATTTAAATAACTGTAGAAAGATATGTAGAATGAATGAGGTGAATAAGTACCTATGGAGAATGAAGAATCCACCAGCTCACAAGAACTTTATTTAAAGGCTAAACAAATCAGAAGAGATGCATTTGAATTAGGAGTAGAGTATAAGATAGGACACATAGCATCCTCTCTATCTACAGTAGAGATTCTAGTTGCTCTCTATTATGATATAATGAATGAAGATGATATATTCATTCTATCTAAGGGACATGGATGCCTTGCTTGGTATGCAGTCCTTAGAGATAAAGGATTGAATCCAAAAATCTCTGGACATCCTGATATAGACATAGAGAATGGAATCCCATGCACCACTGGAAGTCTAGGTCATGGACTGCCTGTTGGAGTAGGAATGGCTCTAGCAAAGAAACTTAAGAGTGAATCTGGTAGAGTATTTGTTCTCTGTGGTGATGGAGAATTCCAAGAAGGAAGTATGTGGGAATCCTTACTCATAGCATCTCATCATCAATTAGATAATCTATTTATTTTTATAGATAGAAACAGATTACAATCATTAGATGAAACAGAAGAAATACTATCAGTGGAAGATTTATATACAAAGCTATGTGCATTCAATTGTCCAGTAAATGAAATAGATGGACATGATATAAAGAATATAAAATATATGATAGATACATATGAATTATCCAATCCAAGATGTGTGATTGCAAATACAGTTAAAGGTAAAGGAATCTCATATATGGAAGGAATCTCTAAATGGCATCATAGACTACCAAATGAAGAAGAATTAAGAATAGCCAGAGAGGAATTGAAATGAGAAGAGCATTCAGTGAATGGATAACGAATAAAGCATCTGAAGATGAGAAAATATATCTTCTGGTGAATGATATAGGATATGGATACTTTGATGAATTCAAGAAGAAGTTCCCAGATAGGTTCCTGAATCTAGGAATCACAGAGCAGGCAACTATGAGTATAGCAGCAGGTATGGCACTCTCTGGATTGAAACCATATGTGTATTCAATAACTCCATTTGTGACAGAGAGATGTCTGGAGCAAATAAAGGTAGATGTAGATTGTAATGAAGCTAATGTAGTGATTGTTGGATATGATGACTATCCAAATCAGGGACCAACTCATGCATCTTGTGGAGAAGGAGAGTTTATGTGTATGTTTCCAAACATAAATAGTTACTGGCCAATAAATGGAATGGAAGTATTTGAATGTTTAGATTATATATACGAATGTAATAGAGCAGGATTCTTAAGATTAAGGAGGGATAAAGATAGATAAATTTGGAATGACTAGCTGTAAGTTAATCTATCATTTAGATAGACTACAGAAGTGGCTAGATGGAGAACACTTTCCACCGATACATATAGATTTAGGAATAACCACTGGATGCAATGCTAAGTGTAAGTTCTGCTATGGACAGTTTATAGGTCAGACTCCATTGAAGAATGCATATCACATGGATAAGTCGATAGCATTTAAATTATTCAATGAATCAAAAGTTGCAGGAATCAAATCAATCACTCTAATAGGTGAGGGTGAGAACACCATTCATCCAGACTTCTATGACATCATCAACTTTGGAAAGAGTATAGGAATGGATTTAGCTATTGCAACTAATGGAATCTTCATCAAGAAGGAGAAAATGAAAGAATTCCTAGAAGCATTCACTTGGGTGAGGATTAGTCTCTGTGCATCTAATAAAGACTTGTATAAGAAGATTCATGGAGTGAATCAATTCAATGCAGTCTGGGAGAACATCAAAGAGTTAGTTAAGATAAAGAAGAAGTATAAATTAGATACCACAATAGGAGTGCAGATGGTAGTCATCAAGGACAACATCTCTGACATAGAGAATATGGCTAGATTCTGTAAGTATCTGGGAGTAGATTATCTAGTGATTAAACCATGTGCTGATACACCAGATAAGAAGTTCAAGATTCCATTCAGTAGATTAAAGAAACTGAATGCAGAGTTCAAGAAAGCTGAAGCACATTCAACAGATATGTATGATGTAATCATCAAGAGAAATAAATTCAAAGCAGGAAACAAACATCCATTCAAGGTATGTTATGCTACACCATTTGCAATCTCTATGGATGCTCATGGAAATGTAGCTCCTTGTGGTCATCTGCTTGGATATAAGAGTAAGGAGTTTAATATGGGAAATATTCATAATCAATCAATGACAGAAATAATCAATTCAGAGAAATACTGGAACATTCACAAAAAAGTGGAATCTCTGGATTTAGATAAGGAATGTGAGACTAACTGTATGCAATGGAACATGTGTGTGTTTTTGGATGGTATTAAGAAGAGGCCATCTCATCTGAACTTTCCATGAGTAAACTAATTCTAGATGGAACCAAGCTACCTTATCATATGGATAGGGTGAAGGCTTGGTTAGATGGTGAGAGAGTTGCTCCAATCACTGTAGAGTGGGCACTCTCTAGAAAATGTACATATAGATGTAAGTATGATAACTATTGCTATACAGAGAAAGAGAGAACACAGAATGATGTAATCACCAGAAGAGTTGCATATAGATTTCTAGAAGACTGTGCCGAAGTAGGAGTCAAAGGAGTTCCTTTAGGATGTGATGGGGAGAGTACTTGCAATCCAATCATCTATGATGTGATTCCTTATTCAGTAGAATGTGGTTTAGATACTGCTATGTCAACTAATGGATATCTTCTAGATGATGAGAAACTACATAAGATACTTCCATATATGAAATATATACGATACAATGTATCTGCAGCAGAACCAGAACCTTATGGATATGTTCATGGATGTCATCCTAAATGTTTCAATAAGGTATACAATACAGTCAAGAGATCGGTAGAGTTAAAAGAGGAACTAGGATTAGATATAACTATAGGACTACAGATGGTTCTACTTCCACAGTTTGGAAGTCAGATAATTCCAATGGCTAAACTAGGAGAAGAATTAGGTGTAGATTACACAGTCATAAAGCATTGTTCTGATGATAGAATTAAAGGCATAGGAATAGATTTCAATAAATATCATGAATTGACCCCATTACTTAAACAAGCAGAAGCAATGACTACAGATAAACATCGAGTAGTTATTAAGTGGTCAAAGTTAATGTCTGGTGGAGAGAAAGAATATAAGTATTGCTATGGACCAATCTTTCTCCAGCAGGTATCCTCATCTGGAATCATTGGACCATGTGGAACATTCTTCAATGAGAAGGATAAATGGTTCAATGTAGGCAACATAGTGAATCAGAGATATAAAGATATAGTGAAGAGTGACCATTACTGGGATGTGATGAATCGTCTAGCATCAGATGATTTTGATAATAAGAAGTGTTGGTCTATGTGTTTCCAGCATAAGGTAAATCAATTCCTCTGGAAGTTGAAACAGGGAGAGATTAAGTTGGAAGATGTGATACCGAAAGAAGAAACTACAGGACATGTGAATTTTATATGAAGATATTAGTGTTTGGCTCCACTGGAGCATTAGGAACTGCACTTGAAGAAGTGTGTGATGAGAGAGATGTAGAATATATAGGAATGTCTCATTCAGATGTAGACATCATCCATTCTAGAGCAGTTGAAGAAATCATAGATAAAGTCTCACCAGATGCAATTATAAATACAGTTGCAATCATAGCTCCAAGAAATTGTCTACAGAGTATCAGATATTCAACTGAAGTGAACTCTCTGTTTCCTAATTTTCTAGCATCACTATGTAATGCACTGGATATCACTCTAGTTCAGCCTAGCACACATTCTGTATTTGATGGATGCAAATATCTACCATATACAGAAAATGATATTCCTAATCCAATTAATATCTATGGAGCACAGAAACTGATTGCAGAATCTGCAGTTAGACATAATTGTAAGAAACATTATATCACAAGATTCCCAACTATGTTTGGACCTAGAAGAAATAAATCTCTAGGATTTGTAGATAAAATGATTCAGAGGATTCGGAATGGAGAAGATTTGATGGTTGCAGTAGATAAGATAGATTCACTTAGTTATACTATGGATGTAGCAGATAGATTGATTGATTTACTTGAGAATGAATATCCATATGGAATATATCATGTAGCTAACTCTGGAGTGACTAGTTATTATGAATTTGTAGATGAACTAAGGAGACTCATGAATTCTGATGTGGTGGTTAAGAGAGCATTAGATTCAGACTTTCCATCACCAGAACCTAATCCAATCTATACTGCACTTGAATCAACTAAGCTAGATTCAATTAGAGGATGGGAAGATGCACTTGAAGAATATGTAGTGGAGTATTTATGAAGACAAGAATTAGAGAAAGGTGTGCTATCTGTGGAGAGAAGTTAGAGGAACCTCTAATCAAGTTGCCTAACTATCCACTTACAGAGAGATACTCAAAGAAGAAATCTAAAGGAATATATGTAGACCAAGGATTCTGCTATTGTAATAACTGTGGACATGGACAACTGAAGACTATCATAGATAAAGACATTCTCTATGGAAACTATGATTATAGAACAACTACATCTACTGGTGGAGGTAGAGAAGGCATCAAGCATCTATTGCAATTTATGGATGAGAACATCAAAAAGAATTTCAATAAGATAGTAGAGATAGGGTGCAATGATGGATTTCTCTTGAGAACTCTACAGAATAGAGCAGACATCCTTATAGGAATAGATCCAACTATCAAAACAAGAAGAGAAGATGATATATTCTTCATAGGAGATTACTGGGAGAATACAGATGTAGATTTATCTGGTGCATTGGTATTATGTAATCATGTTCTGGAACATCTAGAAGAACCAAGATTCCTGATTCAGAGTCTTCTATCTAGAGCAGATAAGAAAACTATATTCGTATTCAGTTTTCCTATTCTAGACTTCCTAGTAGAGGATATGAGATTTGACCAGATATTCCATCACCATCTACATTACTTCTCAATTGACTCAATGCTTTATCTACTTAATGAACTAGGATGCAATTTCTATTATGAATGTAATCCCAATTTCTGGGGTAGTATGTATATAATCTTCTGGAAAGCATGATGAAAGAAAAAGAAATACTTGAACAATATATGAAGTTTCTGAAGCAGATGGAAAATATGCAACATTATTTAGAAGAACACAAAAATCAACCAGTGTATGCATATGGGGCTAGTTATCAACTACCGATACTGAATTACTATGTTCCTAGAATAGGAGCACAAGTGAAGTATGTTCTAGATGATGATGAGAATAAAAAAGGACTAAGATATCTTGGAATGAAACAAGAGATAATCCCTCCAGATGATGAACTTCCTTGGGATGCTAGTTATATCTTAATCACTGCAATCAACTTCTCTAGACAAATACTTCAGAATGTAATTAAGAAACATCCAAAGAGAATATATCTACCATTGAATGGCATATGAAGAATGTAATGTATATATTAGCATCTGGACCATCTATAGCAGATATTACTGATGAGGAATGGAAATTCTTGGAAGATAAGAAAACATTAGGAATTGGTGGATTCCCATATTCAAATAGAAAGACAACATATTATATGAATATAGAAACTCCAGAAATATGCAAACAATATATAGAAGTGATATATATGAATGGATTTATTGATACTACATTGATATCCCCATATATAAAGTCAATGATATTGGCAAATGCATTAGGATTCAAGAAGTTCATACCAATAATAACTGGAACTGCCTTATTCATGCCAGATAGAAAAGGATGGTTCATGGATGAAGAATATCCTCCACACAAATTCAAGAATTGCAGAGCAAATAAATTCTATCAACCACTATTCAGATTTAGAGGTTCATTATCTGCAGCAATCAACTTGTCTTTATTACTCCATGCAGATGAAATAAGATTAGTTGGTGTTGATTTGGCATCACATGAGCATTTCTATAATGAAAACATAAATATATCAAAAGATAAATATGATAAGAGAATATCCAGTAGAAAATATTCATATGCTAAATCAGGATTTGATTTTGATGAGAAGACCATGCATTCAACAGATATTCCATATAGAGATGTTAGCAGATGGGGAAATAGATTACTTAGACCAATTTCTGATGTGATTCAGTGGATGAATCAAGAATTACTGGAAGAGGGACATAATGGAATATTTATCACTAGCAAGAAGAGTAAATTGTATATAGAAAATAAGTTAGAATATAAGTCAATTACAGATGAATAGAGTAATATATATACTCGGAACAGGCTTAAGCATTAATGACATATCAGAAGAAGAGTGGAAGTTTCTAGAAGATAAAGAAACTCTTGGCTTTGGAGGATTCTGCTATTCAGGTATCCCAACTAAATACTATATGACATATGAAAAGGTAAATAGACCATTATCAACATTAAGAAATAAGAAGATAAACTATGACAATAATTTCGATATCAAGTTAAGTGTGATAAATGAATATAGAAATACAGATACTCATATGTTCCTATTCTTTGAAGAAGATATAAGATATGCAATTAAATGTGGATTCAAAAAGATAACTCCAATAATCAGAAGCAGTGCACTCTTTCTACCTTCTAGAAGAGGATGGTTTATGAATGAGCCAGAACCACCACATACATTTATGCAAACAAGAGCACATTCATCATTAGAGCCTCTATTTAGATTTAGAGGTTCACTTTCAGCCACTGTTAATATAGCACTCCTTTTACGTGCTGATGAGATTAGGCTTGTAGGAATTGATTTGCATCCACAGATAGATTTCTATCAAGATGATCCAGATAAGTGGATTAAGAATGAAGTAGTTAAAGAAGTGTTCATGAATGTGATTATGGATCAGAGAAGAAGAAAGAATAAATTCAAGACTAGAATACATGAAGAATATGATGTAGATGAGATGCACTTCACTAATGTTCCATATTATGATAGGAATAGATGGAGAGATAATGCACTTCGACCTATGTCAGATGTAGTTGAATGGATGGATAAAGAAATGAGGAAAGAAGGAAAGGAAGGCATCTTCTGTACTAGCAAGAGAAGTGTTTTGTGTGATAGACTTGAATATAAAGGCATAATGGAGAAATAAATGCTACATAAAGCAATGTATAAGTTTATAAAGGATATACAGTATGAAATTAGGAATTTCAAATATAGCAGTGGGTGATGATATAGGTGCAATCAATTCATTAGATTGTGATGGAATTGAACTGGCAGTTGGATTGATTCCTATAGGTGAGATAGAGAAAGAAGTGATTGGACTACATGCACTTATGTATAACAATGATTGGAATATCTTTAGAGATACAATACATATAAATGGATATATAGAACAGATATCCAGAATGTGCAATGATTTGAATGGAAAGTATCTAGTGTTTGGTTCTCCAAAAAATAGAAGAATAGATGGAATGTCTAGATTCAGATATAAGAATAGAGCAATCAAGTTCTTTAGGCAATGTGCAAAAACAGCAGAAGATTATGGACTCTACTTCCTAATAGAACCCCTACCTAAATCATTGACTAATTTCATTAATGATTCAGATACAGCAGTCAGATTAATTGATAGAATACATCATGAACACTTTAGATTACATTTAGATATAGGAGCAATGCTAGAATCAAAGGAACATTATGGTAGAATATTCAATGCATATGGTGATTATATTAAACATGTGCATGTAAATGACTTCCTATTGAAACCCCCAATGAGTAAACTACATGAGCATGTTGGAGTGGAATTAAAAGAATCTGGATATGATGGATATGTATCTATAGAGATGAAGAAGGAATATGGAATGTTAGATGAAAGTATAGAGTATGTAAGAGAGTGTTATATATGAGGATATTAGTAGTTGGAGGCAGTGGAGATATAGGTCAAGGAATCCTTGATGTGATTCCAACACAAGAGCATTTAGTTGGTGCTCATTACTTTAAGAATAAGAAATATCACTATCAAGTGGAATGGTTCCAAGCAGATTTAAGAGACACAACTCAGAACATTCAATTAATTAAAGACTTTGTAGATTGGGCTGATGGAATAGATGTATTGATTATTGCATCTGGTGGAAGATTCGAGAACTGGAAAGAAGATGTAGAATTGAATTTGATGTCTCCATACATTCTATCTAACTGGGCAATGAAGTTCATGAAGAAGAATCATGAGTTAAATAAGATAATCTTTATAGGCACTGCATCTGCACTTCATGGTGCAGGAAATAAGAATATCTCTTATGGACTAGCAAAGGCTGGATTAGTCTCTCTAACTAAAGCAATGGCAAGAGATGGTTCTAAATATAATATCCTAGTGAATTGTATAGCACCTGGATACATAGAGACTAAATCACAGAAGAAGTGGAAGACAGAAGAGGAGATTAAGAAGAGGATAGAGATGATTCCTCTAGGTAGAGCTGGAACTACCAGAGATATAGGAGAACTAGTATGGTTTCTTGTATCTGAAAAGAACAGATTTATTAATGGGCAATATATTCAAATAGATGGAGGAGATTGGTTATAGATGTTTGATTTCTATTTTGGAACAGATGAAGAGATAGAAGCAGATGAAGAGAAGTATTTACTCTCAATTAAGAGGATGCTTCCTAAATGGTGCAATAGCATACCAGATTCTGAATACATAGCATTATTTAGATTGTGTGAAGAAAGAGCTAGAGAATGTGCACCTCCAATAATTGTAGAGACAGGTGTTGGTGCAAGTACCATAGTTCTAGCATTCTGTGCTATGAAGCATTTTGGAATTCTCTACTCATGGGACATCTCTGGAGAAAAGGGAAGTTATCTTAAGAGTGTGATGGTAGATACTATCTGCAAGTATTTTAAATTAGACATCAATGAATTCTGGAAGTTCATTGCATATAATTCTGGTGATTCACATTTAGGAATTCCAGTTATTAAAGAACTAGAGATACAGATAGACTTCTCATTCCATGACAGTAAACACACTCTACTTAACTTGATGAATGAGATTGATTTATGTTATGATTTATATGCTGATGGAGCAATCATAGCTATAGATGATGGAAGCTACACTAATTTCTATGAGAATTTCTCATACATAAATATCTTGAGGAAGAAACTAGGACTTGATCCAGTAGAGAATCCTGATGATAATATATGTGCACCATTTCATATGGAAATAGAAGAATCTCTAAAACTTGACTGGGAATCTGTGGAACATATAGATGATGATTATAAGAAGATGTATAAGGAAGATATGTGGTTTAAATACTTTGCAAATGAATTTGATGAGAAAGTGAAATTTGGAATGGAAGTTCCAGATACACTTGAACATAGATTCGATGCATGGAGGGTAAATGGCAGAATCCAATTCTAATTATCATAGATTCACAAAAGCAAATGTGTTTCATCACAGGAGACATAATAAAGAATTTCAAGAATATCGTAGAAGATGGCAAGTATATCCTTTAGATCATATAGTTGGAGAATTTCCTATACATCTTGATATAGAATCTACATATAGATGCAATCTTAAATGTCCATTCTGTGCTAGGACATATACCGACTGGGGACAGGAACCAGTAATTAAGGATATGGATTTCAATCTATATAAGAAAATTATTGATGAAGGTGTAGAGAATGGTCTATATGCAATCAAACTAAGTTTAAGAGGTGAACCATTGCTTCACAAGAGGATAGTTGATATGGTTGCTTATGCTAAAGAAAGAGGAATTATAGATGTGTACTTCAATACTAATGGTTCTTTATTAACTGAAAAATTAATCTATCAGATGATTGGTGCTGGACTAGATAGAATATCAGTATCGATTGATGGAATAGATAAACAATATTTTGAGAATGTAAGATATCCACTTAAATATGATGATATAGTAAATAGAATAAAGAATATGCAACAGATAAAAAGAAGTGAAGGAGTAGATTATCCACAGGTGAGAGTTCAGACTGTTATTAATGATGAGACAATGAAGGATATGGATGAGTATACAGAATTCTGGAGTGAAATCGCAGATGAAGTTGCTGGAATAGATATGAGAAGAGAGAGCCCTGAATATTCATATAAAGAAGTGGATGCTGATTGGTGTTGTCCTTTCTTGTGGCAGAGAATGACTATTCTATGTGATGGAACTATACTACCATGTCTCTTACATGGAATTGATGATTCAAATAGATATTCATTAGGAAATGCAAAAGATGTAGATATAAAAGATGCTTGGAACAATAGATTGATTAGGATGATGAGAGCAGTCAATAAGGCTGAATTAGGTCATCTAATATATCCATGTAGTGATTGTTCATATAGATCATCAGAATTGGAGAAGTTAGGATATGATAGTTGGTATATTGATAGGTAGAGAAGGAAGTGTTGGATTTCCTGGAAAGAATATCTGTCCAGTTCTAGGGGAACCATTGATGACTTATCCACTTAAAGCTGCATATCCAATCGTAGATGAAATGGTTGTATCAACTGATTCAGATGAAATAAAAGAAATAGCAAAAAGATATAAATGTAGAATCATTGATAGACCACAGGAATTGTGTACTGAGACAGCTAGAGCAGAAGATGTGTTTATTCATGCATATGAATACATCAAATCTATTCCATATATTTCTATGCAATTGGAATATCTAGTATTATTAATGTGTAATGCACCGATGATTACATCTAAGATGATTGAAGAAGGAATAAAAGTTCTAAGAGAAAATCCAGAATATGATTCAGCAGTAAGTGTTTCTAGATACAATATGTTTAGTCCATTAAGAGCAAAGAGAATATCAGATGATGGACTGCTTCATCCATTTGTTGCTCATCAATATATCCCAGGAGAATTAGATAGTAATAGAGATACACAAGGAGATTGTTGGTTTGCAGATATGGGTGTATCTATAGTAAGACCTAAATGTCTAGAGAATATAGAAGAAGGAATACTACCACAGAAATGGATGGGACAGAAGATATATCCACTGAAACAAGAATGTGGATTTGATGTAGATTATGAATGGGAAATTCCTTTAGTGGAAAATTGGTTGAAGAAACATGGAATTCATAAGAGATAATACTTATCCAAATAAAGTAGTTCTAGTAGATGGGTGTGGAGGTGCTGGAAAGATTCTAGTATCATCTATATTAGAGTGTCTAGAAGGAGCAGAAGCTGGTGTAGAAGATGAGAATTCTTTTCTGATATCTAGACTATGGAGAGCAAATAAACTAACTGAAGATGCAGCTATAGCCTATCTGAGACTAAATATAGACAGGAGAATCCACTATCTAATGATGGGTAGATGTTTGAACATCAAGAAAGGTGAATCTATATCAGTCAGAAAATATCCTAATCCACTGAAGTATCTTAAGAGACATTTCAACAATGAGAAATATCTAGCTGAAGAAGAGGTATTTGAGAGAATGCCTATATTCCATACAATGACTCAGAATGCACTTACAGATATAGACTTGTATCTAAAAGCATTTGGTAGTAGATTAAGTGTGATATATATTCATAGAAGTTCAATTGATGTGATATATGACATGTATAAGAGAAAGTTCTTAGATGATATAGGTATCATACCTAGTAATATTAGATTCACTATCAAGGATGAGGATGGATATATGGTTCCTCTGTTTGCAGCAGACTGGTCAGATGAATATATTGATATGTCTGACATGGAAAAAGTATCTAGATGGATTCTTGAATCATATCAAGAAGATATGGATGCATTTGGGGATTTGCCTAAAGAACAACAGAAACAGATTATGTTCATAGACTTTGATGAACTAGTAACTAATCCATATCCTATATGTGAACAGATATCAGAATTCTTGGGTGTGAAATTCACACATCATCTAAATAGAGTTCTTAAGAGAGAGAACTGTCCAAGGAAGATAGATTATAAAGAAAGAAATCGAAGAAGGGAGTTCATAAATAATCATGCTAATTAAGAATCCCAAATCAAAAAGAGTGAATCCATTCAGAGATATATATGATAGTAAAGAATATAGAAATGCATCTAATCTAATCACTGACTTTCCATTCATTATAGATTTAGAATTAACTAATGCATGTAATCTCAATTGTAGAATGTGTAGTAGGCAATTAATGGAAAGGGATGTTGGATACATGTCTAGAGAGATGTTTCAGAAAGTTCTAAATGAATGTTCAACACATTCAACTCCTATAAGAATGTCTAGATGGGGTGAACCATTTCTGCATCCACATATAATAGAATTCTGTAAACAAATAAAAGAAAAAGAACTCATCCTACATATAACAAACAATGGGAATGTGATTTCAGAATCACATATGAAAGGATTGATAGAATGTGGATTAGATTCAATTATATTTTCAATGCAGGGTGCAACAGCTGAAGAATATGAGTATATGAGAAGAAGAGGAAGTTATAGTAAACTATATAATAATATAATGAAACTACTTGAATTAAGAGGAGATGAAGATAAGCCATTCATTAGAGTTTCTTCTACAATATCAGAGAGAGATTCAGATGAGAGTGTTCAAAAATTCATAGATTACTGGAAGAATATAGTAGATGCAGTTGGTATTGGAAGGACAAATATGGTAAGAATTGATGGAAAGAAACCTAAATGGGCTAAATATAGTCCCTGCACAGAAGTATATCAGAAGTTGAGTGTTGATTATGATGGTAAAGTATCTGCATGTTGTGGAGATTATGATAATCTTCTAACTATTGGAGATTTATCTGAACCATATTCTAGTCTATCCAAAATATGGGATGTTAATTCTAAATTAACCTGGATAAGAAACACACTTAAAGAGATGAATCACAAGCAATTCACATTATGTAAAGATTGTTTTCATACCTATGAGGAATTTTAAATGATTTGTATAATACCAGCAAGAAAAGGAAGTAAGAGACTTCCAAATAAGAATAAGAAGATGCTATGTGGAAAGCCTATGATTGCATATACTATAGAAGCAGCAAAGAAATCCAAATATATAGATATTATTATAGTATCAACTGATGATGAAGATATAGCAAAGATTGCAAAAGACTATAAAGTATATGATTATAAAAGACCATCAGAACTAGCAGGTGATAATGTTCCTATGGTGGAAGTATTAAGATATGTAATAAGGCAATTACCAATAGGTTATCCAAAAGATGGAAGAATAGTTGAACTACTTCCAACATCCCCACTCAGGATAACTAAAGATATAGACAGATGTATAGAAGCATATATGTCTAGTGGATTCAGTTCAATCATCACAGCAACTAAATCAATTAACAATTCATTCAGGATGAATGGTTCAGTGTATGTAACTCATGTAAATATCATAGAGAACAATGATAAAGAGTGGGATGATAATGTAGGAATAGTTCTGATGCCAAATGAAAGGTCAGTTGATGTAGATACACAAGGAGATTTTGAAATGGCTGAAATGTTAATGGAGATGAGAAATGAATAGTTTTGATATAGAGAATGAGTTTTATCTCACATGTCATCCAGATAGAATAAAGAAGTTACTAGCCCAACACAGAATATATGAATGGACATTAGATGTAGAAGGAGATATAGTTGAATGTGGAGTGTTCAAGGGTGCATCTCTTTCTAGATTTGCTATGTTCAATAAGATACATAATCAGAAGAAAAAAGTGATTGGATTTGATACATTCACTACATATCCAATAGTTACTGATGAGGATGCTCCATTAAGGAATCACTTTGTCAAGGAAGCTGGAGATGGCATTCATGACCTAGTACTTAAGATGTATTGTGATATACGAGATTTGGATGTGGAACTAGTCAAAGGAGATATATGCAACACTGTTCCTAAATATATATCACAACATCCAAAGATTAAAATATCTTTAATCAACATGGATTGTGATGTATATGAACCAACCAAGATAGCTATGGACTATCTGATTCCTAGACTATCTGATGGTGGAATCATCATCTTTGATAATTATGAAACATTCTATGGAGAGACAAAGGCAGTAGATATGGAATATGAGCCAGAGAGAATAAATGAATATATGGGACTGAATTATGTAGTTAAGCTCCCTAGTGATGAATATCCAATGACATATATATTTGATATAGATGGAACTCTAAATGACCCAAATACTGAATATCTAGGAGACAATCAACCATATAAGTATAGAGATGTGATTCCAGATGAGAATATGATTAAGATGGTGAATCATCTATATGAGCAAGGGAATGAAATAATTCTAATGACTGGTAGAGGCTCTACTAGCAAGATAGACTGGAGAGAGTTCACAGAGAATCAATTAAAGGAATGGGGAGTTAAATATCATAAACTAGAGATGGTAGATAAGCCACCTAGATATACATATGTAGATGACATGGCTGTTTCACCTAGAGAGTTTTGGGAGATAATAGAATGATAATAATAGCAGAAGCAGGAATTAATCATCATGGAAGTTTAGATGATGCAATGAAATTAGTGGATGCAGCTAAATATGCTGGAGCAGATGCAGTTAAGTTCCAGACATTTTGGAATATATATAGATTAAATGACTATGAACTAAGAACAGGTCAGTGGATAGCATTGAAGAATTATTGTGATGAACAGGAAATCACATTCTTATCTACACCACACACATTTCATGCAATCCATTTTCTAGAGGATATGGTTCCTATGTATAAGATAGCAAGTCAATTTCTATATAATCCTAACTTTCTGATGGAAGTAGCAAACAAAGGTAAACCAGTCATTCTATCTACAGGTAGTTTGAATCATATCAATGGTATGGCCACAACAGAAGAGATAATGATGGCACTCAAATGGCTTCATGGAACTCCACAATTATCTCTACTCCAGTGTGTAAGTAAGTATCCATGTGAAGATAGCCATTCAGAAAGAATAGATGAGCTTAGGAAGATGTGTCTAAATGTAGGTCTATCTGACCACACAAAGAATCTAAAGCCAATGAAAGGATTATCTATATATGAGAAGCATCTGAAGTTAAGTGGAACTACACCTATAGATGATGAGGTATCTATTGATGAACATGAATTCAAAAGAATGGTAGAATATTTGAGGAAGAAGAAATGAATGTAATCGGTTTGTTTGGAGAAGGCCCTAATCCTGCAGCCTGTCTTATGATAGATGGAGAAATCATAGCTGCTGCAGAAGAAGAAAGGTTTGTAAGAGTAAAGAAAGCAAGTGCATATCAACCAATGAATGCAATAAAGTATGTTATGGATGTAGGAAATGTATCTCTAGAAGATATAGATAAAATAGTAGTTGCATGGGATCATAGAAAATATCCTAAATGGATAAAGAAATACAATAAGAAGCACCTGAAGAATCGAGCTAGAATAGATTATCTAATAGAGGAGAATCATAATCTGTTACATGACTATGAGTATCTTACATATAGATTAAGGATTAATTTAGGGAAGTTAGGATTCAATACAGATAAATACATGCCACCTGTTATATCTGTTCCTCATCATGAAGCACATGCATATTCAGCATTCTATAATTCAGGATTCAAAGAAGCAGGTGTATTGGTTCTTGATGGTTCTGGTGAAGAAAAGTGCACCACATTCTGGTCAGCAGATGAATATGGAATATCCAAAATAGATAAAGAATTCACTATCCCTAACTCACTAGGATGGATGTATGCTGCAGTGACAGAGTTCCTTGGATTTCGAGGGCATTCAGATGAAGGAAAGACTATGGGACTTGCACCTTATGGTAAATACAACCAGTGGGTGATAGATAAATTGAAGAAGATAATTCAATATGATGAAAAAGGAAACTATAAGATAAATCCATCATACATATACTTCAACAAGAGAACTAGAAGCACTAGATTCACAGATAAGTTTATGAAAGAGTTTGGTGAACCTCATATTTCAGGAACTCCATTTACAGAATTACATAAGGATATAGCATATGGAGTTCAATGGATTCTAGAAGATGTAGTCAAGAAATTAGTTAGACAATTAATCAAAGAAACAGGATACAGTAATATTTGTATAGCAGGAGGTGTAGGGATGAACTGTAAATCTAATGGAGTGGTGAATCAGATGCCTGAAGTGGATAATCTATTTGTATTTCCAGCATCTACAGATGAAGGAACTGCTATAGGTGCAGCAATGAGAGAATTCTATCCAGATTATTGGGAATCTATACAACCACCAACTAATGATAAATTAGTTAGCACTAGCTTTGGACCAGAGTTTTCAGATGAAGAAATTGAATCTGTTTTGAATGAATTGAAATTGAAATATAGATACTGCAGGAATATATATAAAGAAGTTGCAAAGAAACTAGCAGATGGAGAAGTAGTTGGATGGTTCCAAGGCAGAATGGAGTTTGGAGCTAGAGCACTTGGGAACAGAAGCATTCTAGCTGACCCTAGAGGAGCAGATAAGAAAGACTATATCAATGACCATGTAAAGCATAGAGAACCATTTAGACCTTATTGTCCATCACTTCTAGAGGAAGATAAGGATAAGTATCTAAAGAATGCAAAGGATGCTCCATTCATGATAGTTGCATATGAAGCACAAGATGGAGTTAAGGATAGGATTCCTGCAGTGGTTCATGTAGATAATACAGTGAGACCACAAACAGTGAATAAGCAAGTAAATCCACTCTACTGGAATCTAATCAATGAATTCAAGAAACTAACTGGAGAAGGAATTCTATTAAATACATCATTTAATGTAAGAGGAGAACCAATTGTATGTAAACCTATAGAAGCAATCAGATGTTTCTATGGCACAGGAATGGATAGTTTAGCAATAGGAAGTTATTTATTGGAGAAAGAGAAATGAAGATATTAGTAGCAACATATCATAGAGCCTCTGATGGAGCACTCTCAAAGCTCATTCAGAAGATGAAAGATGAGGATTTGTATACAGAATATTATGAAGAAGCTGATTGGATACTTATTCCTGGTGATAGAGAGGAATCATTTGGAATGGCTCTCAAGGCATTTAAAGACAACAAGAAAATGATACATCTATGGGCTGGAGAATATACACCAACGTGGGAGACTCACAATGATGTGTATAGGCATGCAATTACTCTAATGAGTCATATTCAACTATGCACCAATGATGAAGCAAAAGAAAGAGTTAAGGCACTCTGCAAGTCTGTAGGTAAACAATTCTTTGTAACTGTAGTTGGAAATGTTATGTTGGATAACATGGAAGATATAGATGAATCAGATGTTCCAGAAGAAGAATATGATTTAGTTCTATATAATCCACCAAGCAGACTATCTGAAGAGAAAGTAGAGAAAGACATCTCAATAATTAAAAGCATAGTCAACAAGAATCATATCTGGTTGCCTCCAAATGGAGATTTACATAGTCATCTAGTGATGCCTCATGTGAATTCAGAGAATCTACCTAGACCTAAGTTTCTTGGGCTTCTAAAGAACTGTAAGAGATATCTAAGTAATTCATCTAATATATATTATGAAGCCACTCACCTTCTGGAAGAGAATCAGATTGCAGTTATTGGATTAAGGAACAAATTCAGAGAATCTAGAACTGGAAATATGAGAATTCCAAATGCAAGTAAGAACATCATGATGGTATTGAGGCAGTTGATAAATGAGTAGATTTAAGAATTGGAAGAAACCATTCTTTGATGATTATGGTTGGGCAAATAAATATAAAGATGTCTTGGAATTTGAAGGTCTCTATGGATGGAGATGTCAATATCCAGAGAATCTAACTCTAGGAGATAAAGTTGATATAGGATGCTTCACATATCTAAATGCTAAGTATGGAATAGAGATAGGAGACAATGTTCAGATAGGTGCTCATTGTGCCATCTATTCAGATAACACAGAGAATGAAACTCATGGAAAAGTAACTATAGGAGAGAATTCATTGATAGGTTCATATACACTGATTCTTCCAGGAGCAACTATTCCACCTAATTCAAAGATACCTGCAAGGAGCATAATCAAGTGAAGAAAATACTTGTAACAGGTGGAGCTGGATATTTAGGTTCAGTTCTTTGCAGAAAATTACTAGACAAAGGATATCAAGTCAGAGTGCTAGATAAACTTCTATTTAGTGATGGAGGAATACAAGAACTTTATGATAACAAGAAATTCCAATTCATATATGGAGACATCAGAGATGCACCAACTATTAAAAAGGCAATCAAGAAAATGGATGCAGTGATTCATTTAGCTGCAATTGTAAATGACCCTGCATCAGCAGTTAATCCAGAATTGACTGAAAAAGTTAATTATCATTCTAGTAGAGAACTTGCAAAGATGTGTTGGTCATCTGGAGTCAATAGATTCATCTATTCATCTACATGCAGTGTATATGGAGCAAGCAAATCAAGTAGACTTCTAACTGAGAAATCTAAATTAAATCCTGTATCCATATATGGAAAGACTAAATTGATGGCAGAGAAAGATATACTAGAGTTCTCTGATTATGGATTCTCACCAACTGTATTCAGAATGGCTACCCTTCATGGAGTCTCACCTAGAATGAGATTTGATTTAGCAGTGAATGTGATGACAGCGATGGCTAAATATAAAAAACAGTTTAAAGTGTTTGGTGGAGAACAGTGGAGAGCATTCTGTCACATCCAAGATGCAGCAGATGCATATCTACAATGTCTAGAAACACCAACAGAGAAAGTGAATGGTGAGATATTTAATATAGCAACAGAGAATCAGAAGATAATAGAATTAGGCAAACATATAGAGTTAGTGGTTCCAGATTCAAAGATGATTATTGATAAGAAGAATGTAGATATAAGAAATTATAGAGTATCTGGAAAGAAGTTTGGACTTAGGAACAGATTCACCATATCTGATAGCATTCAAGAAATAATGAATGGTTCATATATGGACTTTGAAGATGACATATATCATAATTATAGAATAATGAAGGTGTTGAATGATTAAATATATAGAGTGGGATGAGGAGAAACTGCAGCAGTGGTTTAAAGATAAATTCAGGAAGAGAGGCTTAGATATACGTGAGTATATCTTTCTAACCAAGTTCATTAGAGAGATAGAACCAGAGATAGTGATTGATGTAGGAACATTTCTAGGAGCATCTGGATATATACTAGGAACATCATCACCCAAATTAAAGAAACTATATGCTCTGGAACATCATCATGGATCTACATATTCAGGACCATATAAAGGATTAGTTAAGACAGAAGACTATGGAAAGTATCTACCTGAGTATGCTATATTCAAAACAATTGGATATGAAATAGATTTAGAACCAATACTCAAAGAACATGAAGGTGGAGATGTATTTATCTTCTTTGATTCAGGTAAGAATCCAATGAGAATCTTTCATCAAGTTCAGATGTGTTATCAGTATAAGATAAGATATGTTGCATTTCATGATACCAAGACACCACAGGTGAGAAGAGGAATCAAGAGAGTTAAAGAATTAGGATTATATAGAATACACAGTGAATGTTTAGATGCACCTGATGAAGGTAAGAAAGGAGTGACTATTCTAGAACTATGTTAGTTATTTCAATTGATGGACTCAACTGGAAGTATGCATCTGAGATATATAAAGACTTATTCAAAACACAATCAAGTAGAATGATTAGATGTGATGTAAGGGTATTTTCAATGAGAGGAGTATCTGCAACCCCTATAGGATTAACATGTGCATGGTCTGGAGAAAGAATCAAGAATCTGCATCCATGTTTCTTCACTAGATTTGATGATAAATATAAGAAAGAATCATTCATCTGGAAAGATAAGAATGGAAATGATTTAGATTTAGTCTGGAATCACTTCAAGCATCCTAAGTTCTTTGAGAAGGTTGTAGGTGATTCACCATATGCTGGAGAGCAGATATGGAAGTTCTATCATAGTCTACCTAATGTGAAGAGGGTGCCTTGTGAGGAACTCTGTATCTTTGCAGAGGCTGCTAGAAAGGATTATGACTTGTTCTGGATACATTCATCTATAGTAAAAGGTGGAGTAATGTTTCCAGGTCCATATGAGCTAGGTAGACTTCCTGCACTGATTCCTTATGATGATATAAGAAAGGATAAACCATTAAAGAAAGATGTATATCTATGTGGCATCCGTAGATATAAAGAAGTTATTAGATGGCTAGAAGAACTATCTGGTGGACAGACTATAGTAGTTACATCTGACCATGGAACACTGGTAGATGTGAATGAACCACTAGCACCCCAGATAGATAATATACCCTTAATTGTAAATAGAAAAATAGATTTAGAGGAGGTACGGTTCCAATGGAACTTAAAAGATTTAATTCTCAAGTTGAAAAAGACAGAAAATATATAGAAGATTGGATGATTAGTTGGGATTACCAAGAAGAAAGAAAACAGCATGTAAAGTATCCAAATGAACACCCACAGAGTTTTGATACATATAATGGAATGGCAGATTTGATTAGATGGATGAACTGGATAGGTAAATATACATATCCTCACCAATTCCCAAAAAGTATAATATATCCACTGATTGTGGATAGTATTGATTATGATACATCAATTCTTGGAGAATATGTAAATGTATCTGGAATTGAACCACCACCAGTCTTTACTATGGGAAAGTATAATGCACAGGACTATCTATTCCAGACTATGTATCCTAAACCATTCAAAATAGAGAGGATGCTTGACTTTGGAGCAGGATATGGAAGACAGATTAATCTATGGAGTCAACATCATAGAGATGACCTAACATATGTAGGAATGGATTCAGTGCCACAATCATACTGTCTTCAGAATCTATACTATAGATATGCAGATATGCCTATGTATGAATATATGGAGAAGAAGAGATTGAAGATAAAGAAGAAAGGTATCTATCATATACCTACATGGAGAACTGATTTACTTCCAAGTAAGTATTTTGATATGGTGAGTGCAGTTCAAGTTATGCAAGAGATAAATGAAGAGCTAGTGAAACACATGTTAGATGAATTTAAGAGAGTTCTGAAGGTAGGTGGAGAATTGTATATAAGAGACCATGGAATGGCATTTAAATATTCAGCACATAAATTAGATATAGAAGAAATACTTTGGGATATGGACTTCACACTAGAGTATGAACCAGACTATGTAGATTATGAAGAGATACATGGTATACCTAGAATCTGGAGGAAGAATTAGTGAAACATATACTAGTAACTGGTGGATTAGGATTCATAGGAAAGCATCTAGTGAAAAGACTAGAGAAAGAAGGACATAATATTCATATCATAGACATCAAGGGTGGTTCTAATCTATTAGATATAGATGAGATAACCAATAAACATTATGATATCATCTATCATCTTGCAGCTAATGCAGATGTCAGAGGTGGAATAGATAACACAACGATAGATTTGGAGAATAATATCAGAGCTACACATAGACTTCTAGAATATATGAGGATGCATAATTGTAAGAATCTAGTATTTACATCATCAGCTACAATCTATGGAGAAAGAGATGATTTCCCAATACCAGAAGATGCACCTGACTTGAGACCTATCTCACTCTATGGAGCAAGTAAACTATCTGCAGAACATCTGATAGAGGCATATTCACATATGTTTGGAATCAATGCAAATATCTTCAGATTTGGGAACATTGTTGGTGAAGGAAACACTCATGGAGTAATTAATGACTTTGTGAGGAAACTACAGAAGAATCCAAAGAAACTAGAGATTCTAGGAAATGGAAATCAGATTAAGCAGTATCTTCATGTGAATGATTGTATTAATGCATTGATGAATATATCTATAGAAGAAGGAGTTAATATATATAATCTAGCACATGATGATACCATGCCAGTAAGTAGACTAGCATCTATAGTTATAGATGAGATGGAATTAGATGCAGAAATAGAATATACTGGTGGAGATAGAGGATGGATAGGAGATGTTCCAGTTACTATCATAGATAATTCTAAGATGAAGGAATGTGGTTGGAAACCAACTGTAAGTGTAGAAGATGGAATAAGAAGAACTGTGAGGTGGCTAATTGATAATCAGTAGAACTCCATATAGAATATCATTTGCAGGTGGTCTATCTGACCTAGAAGCATATTATAAGTATCAGGATGGACATGTAGTATCTACTACTATAGATAAATATCTCTACCTATTCGTGACTAAGAATCTAATAGGCAAGTATAGAGCAGTTTATAGAAATGTAGAAGAAGTGGATGAGATAGATGACATTAAGCATCCATTAGTAAGAGAATGTCTTAAGATGGCTAAGATAGATGAACCAGTAGAGATAATGTGTCTATCTGATGCACCTGGAGGAACAGGTTTAGGTTCTTCATCTGCATTCACTGTAGGACTTCTTAATGCTTTATATAGATATAATGGAATCCAATGTAACAAAGCCAAACTAGCAGAGGATGCATGTAAGATAGAAATAGATATACTAGGTGAGCCTATAGGAAAGCAGGATCAATATAACTGTGCTTTTGGTGGACTGAATCATTATGTATTTACTAAGAAGAGAATCAGAATCCATCCTATACTAGCAGATATAGAGACAATTAATAGATTACAAGACAATCTAATGTTATTCTATACAAACATTCAGAGAAAAGCATCTGATATTCTAAATAATCAGAAGAAGAATATGCATGATATAGTTCCAATAGTCAAAGATATGACTTGGATGGCTAGCTGTATATCTAGTGACTTACATCATAATACACTAGATAACATAGGTGCATATATAGGTGAAGAGTGGAATCTAAAGAAGAAGACTGGAAATGTATCTAATGAGATGATAGATGAGATAATAGATAGAACATATGATGCAGGAGCTACAGGAGCAAAGTTATGTGGAGCAGGTTCAGGTGGATTTCTGATGGTATATTGTGAACCAGCATATCAAGATGCAGTTAGAAAAAGACTATCTGATCTGACAGAGTTTCCATTTAGATTTGATGAACATGGGAGTAGGATAATACATGCCTGAAGTATCTATAATCATACCAACAAATAGAAGAAATAAAGTCATGATACCTAAGATAAGGAATATCCAGAGTGCACTTCTAAGGAACCATTTCAGTAGAACATTCACTAATGAATTCATAGATTTGATTACCCAGAGAACATTTGATGTCAATCATTATCTAGAACTTACACTCAGCTCTCTATCATATCAAACATTCAAAGACTTTGAAGTTATTATCTCACATAGATATCCAGAAGATGCTCTAGAGACAGTTAAGATGGAATGGGGATTTCCTATCAAGCTAGTAAAAGAGAAACCATCTATATGGCATGATTTAGGTGAGAAGTATCCTACACTCTGTAACAACATCAACACTGGAGTCATTCATTCTTCTGGAGAACTTCTCTGGAGACTAGATGACTTGACATTCTTTAATAATAGAGCTTTAGAAGAATTGTGGAGTAACTGGAAGAATGGATACTATTCCACCAGTAGAGGATTCAGATGTATTGACTTTGAAGAGAAATGTCTTGGTATGAAGGAGAGGTCAGTAAGAGTAGGACCTAATAAATATAACTGTTACTATAATGGATGGCTAGGTCAACTGAAGCCCCTGACTATGGAAGGTAATGAAATTCCTAGCTGGATGATGTGGGGATTCTCTAGTACAATGTCTATAGATGATTTCCTTGAGGTTAATGGACAAGATGAGATATATGATGGAAGCATATCAGGTACAGATATAGAAATCGCAATGAGGATAGCAAAGATAAATAAACAGAGGAGACTAGCTACACAGAACTTTGTATATGAGATAAATGATGTTCCATACAAGTATATGGCCAGAGATGATGTTGCAATGAGAAGACTCTGGCAAGTGAATAATCTGACTGCTAATGATTGGAAGCCTACAGAAAAGCAGATGAAACTATATGAAAGGTGGCATAAAAAGAAACTAGGTGAATTAGATGAGTATTGGAATCAGTTCATGAATGTGCCTTATCTGGACATGAAAAAAGAGTATAAAGACAAGAAATTGGGGAAAATAGTCTATGAAAGTGAATAATGTAGAATGTAGTCGAGGATATGCCTCAGAAATCGATTTAAAGGGGTCATACAGCCACGTAGAAGCAAAAACTATTTTTACTAATGGTATTATACCTGTGGCATATCCAAATGCGTTAGCGTGGCTCTTTGGTGCCTTTAAATGGAAATTAGGGTTTTTTGATGAAAATGAACATAAATAAGTATTTAGATGAATTTAAGAGTGTGTTTGAAGATATAAAGAAGCAGTATAACAAGTTAGATGAGATAGTAGATATTATAAAGCAATCAGAGAAGATATACATAGCAGGTAATGGAGCATCTGCATTGATATCATCACATCTAGCCCTGCATCTGAGACAGTTAGGATATGATGCAATATCTCTAACAGATAATGTAGGACTAGTGACTGCAGAAGCTAATGATGATGAATATAAAAATATATTTATGAACCAACTATATTCTACATCAGATAGAGGAGACATTCTAATCATCTTCTCTGGTTCTGGTAATTCAGAGAATGTAGTGACTGGTGCAAAGTATATGATAGATATAGGAGAGAAGGTAATTGCATTTGTAGGAACAGATGGTGGAGAATTAAGTATGATGGAAGATGTAGAGTGTTTTCATGTGAATGGGGATATGCAGCACGCTGAAGATGCATTCTCAATTATATGTCACTTGCTTTTGAGGTGTTTAGATGAGTAAACTTGAATTTAAATGTCCATTTTGTGATGCAGATATGGAAATTATAAGCCAGAATATTAGTATACCATTGAATTATTTATTTGGTACAAAAAACAAATTAACAGAAGAGTGGATTTGTATGAATGAAGAATGTCAATGTAGACTTGAGATAAATGCAGAATCTGTATCAATGATACCAATAGAAAGACAATGGAGACCAACAAATGAGTAAACCAAGAATTGGCATTTGTGGATTCGGAGTTGTGGGTAGAGCTATCCATGCAGGATTCTATACTAAAGCAAAGTTCAGGATATATGATATTAATCCAGATGTATCAGTTAATGACCTAGAAGATGTATGCATAGATAGTGAATTCATATTCATATGTGTTCCTACTCCTATGAAAGAGAATGGAGAGGCAGACACTTCTATAGTAGAAGAGACTGTTCAGAGATGTTTAGATTACATCAACCACACAGATACTATTCTAATAATCAAATCAACTATTCCACCAGAGACTACAAAGATGCTTCAGGAGAGGCATCCAGATATACATATAGTCTTCTCACCAGAGTTCTTAACTGCTAGGTGTGCTAGACTAGACTTCATTAATAATGCTAGAATCATTCTGGGTGGAGATATAGGAGATACAAAAAGAGTAGAGAGTCTCTTCAGATTGAGATTTCCACATACACCAATCATTCACACAGATCCAACAACTGCAGAGATTGTAAAGTATGCAGCTAACTGTTTCTTTACCACAAAACTATCTTACTTCAATGAGATTTATCAGGTATGCCAGAAATTAGGAGTTGATTATGAAGATGTGAAGAAGATGGTTCTACTTGATGGTAGGATAGGTAATTCACATGTTGATGTACCTGGATTTGATGGCCATCTAGGATGGGGACAAGCATGTTTCACCAAAGACCATAATGCATTAATAAAAAAAGAAGAAGAACTAGGAATCGAACCTAGTGTTCTAAAAGGAGTATGGAAGAAGAACGAAGAAGTTAGAGGAAAAAGATATTGGAAAAAAGGACTTTAATTAAACTTCTGCTCTCCATGAAAATGATTGTGCATCTGGAGAAGAATGATACACAGTGATGTTTGTGGCATCCACTGTGAATGAATACATGATTGGATTTGCACCTGATGGAGATAGATTAACATAAGATGGTTTGCTTGGGCACCCATGTGCTATAGTTCCTGCATCTGAAACATTAGCCCATCCTCTATATAAACTTTGTAAGGAACCTTTGATTGTGCCTCCTGATATTGTAGTTCCAGATATACCATCTGCATCAATACCTGCAGCAGTCAACACACCTGTTGTTGTATCATCTGCATTATCTTTTAGATAGTCAGAAGCACCCACTAAGTTTGTATTGTTACCAGATACCCAATCTGCATAGATACCTGTCTGTGAGGAATACAGACCAGCTTTTATATTACCACCAGAGATTGCTTGAGTAGATATGCATTGTGAAGAGAAATTACCTTGGAAGTATGCATCTCCTTTAAATAGTGCATCACCTGCATCTATATAAAGTCCATAGTTATTTGTAGCACCACCAGCATAAGCATATATTCCTATGTTTGTGGTATTAGCCCCTACAGCAGTACCATTAAATCCATATAAAGTATCTAATCCAGCTTTATTAGCATGCATTTTAATAGCTTGGATAAAGTCGGTATTATCATCTGGAGTTAATTGAACATTAACAAACCCCCTTAAAGTTCCTGTCATAGAATTATGCCCAAATGATGCTCCACCTGAATGTTGCATATGGAATGGTGAAGAAGGTGTGAACTTTGCCATATTCACCCCTAGAGAATTAGTTATTATAGAACCTCCAGAGATAGTTTGAGAAGAAAGAAAAGTCATATTATGAATACCCTTACTATTCCAATCCTTATCAGCATTTATAGTCAAATCAGAAAGGTTAGATACTCCATCTCCCCCACCACCTATCATAGTGTTCCAACCACCACTATTAGCACTACAAATATATAAATTTGATAATGAAGTAGTTCCAGATAACCAAAGAACTCCAGCTCTCTGTGATGGTTCATCTGTGCTTGGAATTATTTCAATCATAGAACCAGAAAATCTGTGAGTAGTTATTCCTCTTTTTGTTAATATAAGTCTTCCACCACTATCATTATAGTTAAGTTGCATTGCTCCACTACCTTCCATATATACAAATGGACTATATGTTTGAGCAATATCATTGCAGTAGATATACATATCATCAGTGACTAGACTACCACCTTTTAAGACTGTATTATCATCTGATTTCTGTATACTAAATAATGCAGTATTTCCGCTTTCAATAGTAAGTGGTTGATTTCCATGAAGTCTTATATCTATATTTCCAGCATCAAATAAAGCAATAGCAGGCTGTGCATCTATATCATTAGCTAATAACTTAAGATTCTTTCCATCAATACCACCTTCAATAATAGATGTTGTTCCATCATATGTGAAATCAAATATCTGAGTAGAACCACTTTTCATAGTAATTCTACTAGGGCTATTAGTTATTAAATCAGTTAATCTTATTGATCCACCTGAAATTGATGCGGAAGAAATACCTGCAGCATTATAAATAGTCTTTGAATTCCAATCCTTATCAGCGTCTATAGTTAAATCTGATAAATTAGAAGCACCAGCACCAACACTTGGTCCATTATATACAGAACAAGAAATAGTATGTGCTTGTAATTGACTGGATATAGATATCTTATTACCAGATAAAAGAATGTTACTACTAGCTTTTATACGGATATCACCTGGATGAGTAGCATGATCTTCACCATAAAAAGAAATATATGATTGTTCAGTTGTATAATGTCTAAATCTAGCTTCTTGGTCACTCCAACCAATCATCAAGTCTGTTCTTTTAGATGCAGTAGATGGATTAAAGATTAATATAGGTGTTCCATCTCTCCATATTCTAAATGTATGTGGAGTCTCACTACCTAGACCGACTCCAACAGTTGATGAATCGCCTACTGAGATATATTGAGTATTACTTGTATTACCCTTTATGACTATCTTCTCATCATGACTACCCCCGTATAGATTACTAGTTGTTCTATTGTGAGTAAACTGAAATGTCTCACTACCAGTCTTATAGAAATACACATCATCATTTGTATCTAAGATTATATCTCCAGCACCATTTAATTTAATGTAAGGATATGTATCTGAACTATTCGCATTAATTATCATATCATCATTAGCATCATCACCACCGAATAAACGGCTATCATCTCCATCCACATCAAATTGGAATATCTTAGATCCCTGTTCCTCTATATCAAAATCTCCACCAGTAGCCAAATCAATTCCAACATCACTGGCACCTTGTATTTGAATAAATGGGTAGGTATCTTTATCATTAGCCTTAATAATCATAATAGAATCATTCTCATCTGTTCCATATATTGTAGTACCCTGCGCTTCAAGAGCAACCTTTAGCATTTGATCGCCATCATCTTTCATTATTATCTTACTACTAGCATCTAGTATTATATCATCTGGGGCATCCATATTATACCAATCAGAACCAGTATTGTTATGTCTAATTTCTGGAACCATTGTATTCCAATTACTATAAGTGATTGTATTGCCAGATTCCATTGAATCGTACCAATTAGTTGCCATATTTATCTACCTCTCATTATAAATCTCCACTTCCACTAACCATTGCTTCTATCTTACATCCTATCCATCCTTCTGCTGAATTTGGAATTGGATGAAGAACTACATTCTTCACAAAAGCAATCGTTTCTTTTCTCATGTTCCTTAATGTGCTTGCTCCCATATCATTAGATGATGGTGTAGGCAAGAATTTGATAGTGTTCTCTGCACTCCAAGTAGTATCATACATATGTCTTCTTCCAAGTATTTTAAACAGTTCACCAACTGCACCTGGAATGATATTATCCATTAGAGTATCCACATCTGATTTTTTCATCCATGTTTCTATTATAACAGAGTAATCTTGAACATCCCATCTGCTACACTTGACATCTAAGAAATCACTTGTTCCCATATTTCCATAATAGATAGCCAAGTCATTATCATATTTGAATGGTGGAGAAGGTGGAAGAGCACATGGACCAAAGCAGAATCCAAAATCATCATCAAAATAATAAGGAAATGTTCTATGAGATGCCTGAGGATGAGTATCAAATGCAGACATTATAAATCTCCACTTCCACTAGCTACGCATTCTATCTTCACATGAATCCATCCTTTATCTCCTTCAACTGGTGAATCTGTGATATTCTTTACAAAAACAACTTCTTTACTTCTCATATTTGATAATTGTCTATCTGGAATAGGAATTAATTCAATTGTATTTTCACCTGACCATGTAGTATCATAGTGATGAGGTCTACCTAATATCTTAAATAATTCACCCACTGCTTGTGGAGTTATGCTATCTCTTAATGATTGCAAATCAGATTTATTTAGCCATGTCTCTAAAATCATTCCATAATCTCCAACATCCCATCTAGAACACCAACATTGAATTACACATGAATGTCCTGTTATTAACATATCACCTGTTTCATTATCCCAAGATACTCTAATTTGTACCATACTAACTGCATTACCTGATGATGTATTTATTGCTTGAACATCACATTTAAGATTAACTATATCTTCCCATGTCCAATGAGAAGGAGCATTTGTATCTGAAGTTATATCATACCATTCAGTCCAATATAACCACATACTAATCCAATCATGAATATGATTATCTCCATCACCATCAGCAAATACTGGTCTTAATTCTACTTTATTATTATCAGTATTTCCTGGAATTTCTCTACCTCTCATTCTAATCTCTACTTTAGTTATCTTCCCATATGATATACCAGGACATGTATTAGAATTTAATGCACATATATCTCCACTACTTCCACCAGATTCATCTCCAGCATCTCCATCTACCATATCACCTGGAACAGTTGGACCACCATCCCATCCATTTGTTTCACTAGGATCATATCCATCAAAATAATATATCTCACTTGGCATATTAATCTATGTCCAATCTTATTCCTTCAACTTTTATACCAAACTTATTTGGAGTCACAAATGTATCTGATATATTTCTCACAGCAACAGTTCTCTTTTCTCTAAGACTAGATAGTCCATATCCATAGATAGGTTCTAGAATAAGAGTATTTCCAGATGAATAAGTTGTATCAATGAATGTTGGCTTTCCAAGTATCTTATATAATTCTCTATATGCACCTGGAGTCACATTTCTGAATAAGAAGTTTCTATCACAAGCATCCACAAATGTCTCCATAATCACGTTATAGTTATCTTCATCCCATCTACTGTTCCAACATCTTATCTTTCTCTCATACCAAGTAGCTCCTTCTATATTTCCATCTATTCCATTAACAGAATCTGTTAGAGTGGTATTTTCCCTATCTAGAAACTTATAATGTACTGTAGGAGTTGTTGGTGTAATTCCATTATAGATTCGATTAACCTCACTAGAGTCAAAAGCAGTGCCACTCCAAAACACAAACTCGCAGATATCACCATTAAAATGATTATTATAAGCCTTCCACTCTCCTAATCTAAATTCATGAGTAGTATCAGTAGCTGGTGTATAATTAGCACCTACTGTTTTGTTAACTTTAGAAACACCATCAACATATAATCTAAAATCTTTAGTAGAATGGTTGTAGACTACTGTACCAGTATGCCATTTACCATCACCAACTGCTGTATTAGTATCTAAACTTATACCACCAGCTGTGCCAGAACCCATTCTAGCAAATAAATCAGTAGAACTACTAGCAACCCATATATGATAGTTATCATCATATCCACTACCAGTATCATTCTTAGCAAACAAAGTCCAATATACTTTATCAGCTGAACCAGTCCCTCTATATCTAAATGTTACACTAGCAGTATATGAATTAGCAACAGTTAAATAGTCTGAAGTAGCAGTCACATAATCATCTGAACCATCAAATGATAAACATCCTTGTGGAACTATAATATATTGACTACCCTTTTCTCTTACTTCCATCTATCCACCATATACCTTCTTCTCTAAATCAGAGAGTTTCTTCATTATATCAAAATTCTGTTTTCCATAGTTAATCACAGTAACAAATCCTTCTTCATCAGAGATTCTTTGTGTGTAGCTCACTATATCAAATATATCATGAATTCCAAAGTTAGTTAGATTAGATGAGAATCTGTAATCAGTCTCTATATCAGTTCTTCCATTTATTGTAATCACTCCTTTCTTTTTAGGTTTAATGTTACTTCCAGATGTTTCTATTCTGGCTCTTTCATCTGCCATCTCTTGTGTAACTATACTATCATCATATATCTTTCTTAATTGAACTCCATATGAATTAATACTATTATCATCAGTTCTAGTTGCAGTGATTTCATGCTCATACCATCCAAGTTTAAATGCTAAATCACCTGATGGACATGCATTATTATCCGAATAACCTAACCATGAACTACCTGACTTCAGAAGTATCTGTCCACTTGCATAATTTCTTTGATTACTTGCATAATACAACTCCCACTTTTTAGGATTAGCATCATTTGCCCCACTAATAACTAGCCAATAATTTGCTCCAACATTCAGATTCTTTAATTTAGGAGAATCATAACTCTGCCACTCACACCATCCAGATGGATATGGTAAATCAGATGGAATAAAAGATATGTCATTACTCCATGGTATTGGAGTTCCTGCAGGCATACCAGCTGTATATGTAGAATCTTTTGTTGATACAGTCACATTTTCAATGTATGGTGGATCAGATGCATCAAATGTAGTTGAATTCAGAGATGAGAATATATATTTAATTGTGACATTGGAACCTTCATCACCTAAATCATTCTCTATTCCATTAGTTAATCCTGACCACCATCCTAATCCAAGACTACCAGATAATAAAATGTGTTGTCCAGAATAAGTTTGTGCTGATATAGTTATGTATTGTGCTCTTTGAGTAAATGTTGTTGTTTTTATATTTCCAGTTCTATCATAGTTCTTACCATAAACAAAATAACTAGTAGGTTGATATCTTCTAGCACTATAAGAATCTTTAGTCCAAGTAGTTCCATCAGCACTGGTGTATATAGCAAAATCAGTATCACTTGTTGTATTTGGCCTAAATTCCCATGTTCCATCAGATGCTATTGGTTGATGTAATGCCACAAAGAATTGTTGTCCTGATTTAACTAATGCTCTCTGTGACCATGAAATATCAAAATGTAAATGTTGATAATATGCACTCATAGTTGTTGATGCAGATGCAAATGCAGCAGATATATCTTTATCACATCCACTAATAAGATAACACCATACTGTCTTAGGTAATGCATAACTGTCATTATGAACTACATATGCTTCCACTCTAGTTACTCTTGCATCAAATGAGAATGGTTTCCATATATCACTAGAACCTCCACCTGACACTTGCCATCCTATATAATAATTTGCTGTTGAATCATTTTGTGGTGCTCCACCAGCACCAGTCTGTCCTAATTTTTTAGATGAAGACTCTGTTGTAGTTAGGAATGAATCACTTCCACCTGTAAATATGTCTGCATTGTCCTTAGTGGATGTATTTAAATATGTGTAATCTTCAAATTCATCTGTATAAACATGAGAATCTGCATCTGGAAAAATACTAAATATTAAAGTATCTGGCTCATCATCATCTTCTGTTCTATCCATGTAGAATTTAACAGCTGATAGAATATCATCTTCGGCACAAATTCTCTGTGCAATCACTGCATTTGAAGTCAATGCAAATGAATGATTAAGATTAGGTTGGGATGTTATTGTAGAATATCCTGTTCCACCAACAACTAAAACCTTATTAGTTATATCCTCATCAGCTTCCTCTAATGGATCCATCTTAAAAATATCTGATTCAGAGATAGTGAAATCATAGCTATCTCCTCTAAATTCAGGTTGATAATAATGCATTTGTCCACTATTATCTATATAGAATTTAAATCCATCAATCTTAGTCAAATCAATAAGTGCATCACCAACTATTGTATTAGAGAAATCAATTGAGTCAGTCATTGTTGTTCCACTATTGTTCCAAATGTGTGACCCAGAGATTCCAGGACAATAATCAGCTATAAGAGAAGATGCTATATAACAGGTATTTCCAGAATATTCAGCAGAAGCACTAGTATGATATCTCCATAAATCATATGTTCTACCAACTACCTGATATATATGTGTCTTCTTTCCCTGAACAATTTCTTGTTGTATCCTAGATATATATCCATCAAATTCTAAATCATCATTTATAAAAAGAAGAACTTTATCCCCAATCAATCTATTTGTGGTGACATCAAATGCATTTATCACTCCATTCTGAAAATATTCATTATCTGAATTAGTTATCTCAATGAGAGATATATTTCCACCAGCAGAATAATGATTTGCATCTGCTGAACCTGAACCCAAATAGATATCGTATGAGATAGTCATAATTATCTAGTATTCCGATACCTAAACTTTAATTGATTTGTAAATGCACCAACATCCTGAATTCCATGAACATTTATAGGTCCATACATATTATAATTCTCACTCATTGTATCTCCAGAATATGTCACATTTCTATTATAGGATGTTCCACCGAACACTCCACCTTTCTGCATTCCAAGCAGATTAGAATAATGTGTAGAGAGTAAATATTTCATGATATTCTCACCATATTTACGATTAGTTCCCTCTAATGGAACAAGTGCCTCTGCTCCTTTTTCACCAAACACTCCAGCAGTTGGAGAATTAAATATTCCACCTCTTTCTCCAAATACTAGATTTCTAGCAACATTTCCAAATTCATCAAACATTGCTCCTGGATTTCTTATGGTATTCATCACAATCTCAAATGCAGTTCCTGTTGAAGTATTGATATTATTCATTAGATTAAATATATTCTGTAATTCATTCTTTAAATCTATTACCTTGAGATTTAATTTATCAACATCGGATTGAGTATATCCGATTACTCTATCTACAGCCAACCATGCATCTTCTAATTCATAAGTGATGGTAGTACCTTCATCTGTAGCCTGTGCCATATCATTAGCTTTATCTTTTATCTTAGTAACTGTTGTAGCAACATCATTAGAAGCAATACCTATATCCATATAGTGTTCTGCAGTATCCATTGCCACATCATTGTATTCCTTCTGTTCTTTAGTTGCAGCATCTATATATTCTTGTAATTCTGCCTCTGTTATGTCACCCCTAGCATATGCTGCCCTAGCCTTAGCTAAATCACCTTCTGCTTCTTTCCATTCTTTATACTGTTCAATTATATCTTCAGTGAGAAGTGCTTGTTCAGCTAACCCTTCAAATAATTCATCATCCAGTTTCTTTTTATCTTCTGCTATCTTATATTTCTCTAATTCAATCTTAAGTAGTTTATCTTCTAATTCATAGACATCCAACATTGCCTCTGCTTTATATTTCTCTTTATTAGTGACTATATCCAATACCTTAGCATATTCTGACATTGCTGAATTCAATTCACTCTGAACTTCTAGTAATTCACCCCTTCTATTTATTATATCAGTGACCTGTTCCAGAATTGCTAATTCATTCTCATTTAATTTTTCAGATAGAGAATTATATGTAGCAGTAGCAACTCCCAGTTCTTCTCTTCTAATTCTCAATTCATCAGTTACATCAGATAAATCCTGAGTTATTCTATTAGCTTGATTTAATAATAAATTATATTCCTCTTCTCTATCAGGCCCAAGTCTATTCATTTCTTCTCTGGTGTCAATCAATCTCTGATTCAGATTCGTTTGTTTTCCTGATAATCTATTAATGTCTTTATTAATGTTATATAGATTTGTATATGCATCAACTGCATCTCCAACTTCTGGACTCAAATCATGCATCAATTTAAGAATGTCTGATGATACACTTAATACATCACTTTCACTATCAGCATATTTCCTTGTAGCATCACCCAAATCTATAAGTAAATCATTATATTCTTCATTTCCCTTTTTACCTTCTGCAGTTAATTCATTTAATCTATTCTGAATCCTGACTACCCTTGATAATCCATCTAACCAATCAGGTATAGCTTTATTTGAATATCTTTGTATTACAGTCATTCCATCTTCACCAGTTTTTGTTAATTTCTCCCATGCTTCATAACTTAATGTCAAACTCTCTTGAACACCTTTAATCTTATCTATCATACCAAGTGCACTATCAATCATTGATGCAATTGAACCAATAAATGGAATAGCTTTCACCATATCTTTTATTGTCCCAAAGAAATCAAAATCACCTTCACCACTAATAATCCCTTGGAGTGATTTTACTGATTCAATTAATTTCCATAATGCACCAGTTAATTCTTCACCAATAGCTGCACCTAATTCCTGTGCATCACCAGCTAATTGTTTGAATTTGCCTGACATTGTATCCATCTGTTTCTCAGCAATAAATTCAGTGATTCCAGACATTTCCTTAGTGATAAGGACATAATCTTCTATTTCATCAACTGCACTCACTAGAGTAGCTGCAGCAGCAGCAGTTCTTGCTCTAAACATCTGTGAAGCATCAGCCACACTAAATTGAGCATTCTTTAATTTTCTAAGTATGTCTACTATACTATTAACTGTTGGATCTATATCAGATAGAGTTAATCCTAATGCAGCAAGTGCTCTCTGTCCCTTATCTGTTGGAGTCAGAAGTTTAGTAAATATCATATTTAGACGTTGACCTGCTTGTGCACCCTCATAACCTCTATCAGCAAGCAATGTCAATGTAGCTCCTATTTCTCTAAAGTCTTGATTCAATTCACCTGCTATCTGTCCAACATACTGGAATGCATTAGCCATCTTTTCTGCAGTCATAAATGAATTAGTAATCAAAGCAGTGAATGTATCTACAACCATACCAGTATCATCAAGTTCAAGTCTAAATTGTTTTAGAACTGTAATTACATATTTAACTGCTTCTTCTAGATTTGTTTGTGTAGCAGTAGCATATTGTAAAATAGGAAGTAATTCTTTAGTAGATGATATAACTGGATCAATTCCAGCACTGGCAACTGTATACATTGCCTTAGCTACTTCTGTCATAGTGAATATGGTCTTACTAGCAAGTTCTCTAGAAAGTTTACTTATTGCATTAACTGCTTTATCAAAGCTATGACCTAAATATCCTGAAACAGCAGCAGCATTCACTACTGCACTCTCAAATTCCTTAAATATCTCTATAGAATTCTCTAGTCCTTGCCTTATAGCCATCACCATCTGAACACCTATAGAGAATGAAATGTAGTGGACAATCTTCAACATGAACTTCTGCCAGCTAAGCATATACTTCAATTGCTGTGCAAAGCTCTGTTGCATACCTTTGGTAGATTTATTTACTGTCTTGTGAATTGCAGTCATTGACTTGTTCATCTCAGCCTTGACTCGATTCAAGCCAGTTGTCTTTATCTGCAAATCAACATATATACTACCAGCTTTAGTTCCAGTTACCATATCTATCTATTCATTTATCTTTAATTTTATACATAATTCACATTTTCCATTTAAAGGGGTCAAAGAGCTATTCTGAGAGACCTTGCATTGCACCCTACCTATACCATTAGATAACTTTTAAAGTGCTTCAGCGTGGCTCTCTGTTAATCCTCAGCGATGTTTCAGACATATCCTAAACCTCATTTCCTAATATATCAGTTTATATAACAACCATCAGAGGTTCCCAATTACTTGGTAGTTTAGATATATTATCATTTTGAGGTTCAACTATCCATACATCTAAATTATCATCTACAAATATATTCACAGCATGTGGATATGTGAACATAGGAGTATTAGATATCAATATACCAAATGGTAAACTAGACCAGTGTTTGATAGAGAACTGTCCATATAGTCTAATACTAAAATCATCACAATCCAAATATTCAGAAATATATGACTCTTTATCTGTATCATCTTGTGATATGAATCTAGCATACTCTGTGAGAGATGTAAGTTTGTATTTACTATCATATATGTAGATAACACAACTCTCTCCTAATTCAGCTCTTAATGTAGACATTAATTCAGTATATTCTACATCCACTAATGGACTAGGCTTTCCTAGCTTACTCTTACTAAACCATCCTAAACACATTTAACTTACACCTGAATAGAAGTTCCAATCATCATAGTCAGTACAATTAACCCTAGCATTACATTGATATATTGGATATTGAATACCATTCATGCTGTTAAACATTATATAACAATTTGTATCACTATTTGCTCCATATACACCAAGATTAGGATATCGTGTACCTGTTCCAACAATTGTATTTAGAAATATTTTAGAATCCTCTGTACTTGCAATTGATATTCCAGCTGACCATTGGCCACATCTCTCTATATGATTACCACAAACTGTTGCATTGTCTCCACCCAATGAAATACCGTTACTTCCTATATCAGCAATCACATTATTATAAATATATGTATATGAACCAGCTAAATTCATAGCATAACTAGTTATGTTTGTGAATTCACATCCTATTACTTCAATCCAATTAGGGCTTCCAGTTACACCTCTATAAGTGTCTCTTATGATACTATTAGATATTGTTACATGATAAACATCCGAAGCTATAAAGAAACCTCTTGCAGTGCTAGCACCATAACATGCATCATCTGTTCCACACGATACCATACAATCATCAAATAATACATGTGATGTGTCTTCCATATAATATCCTACACCAGAATCATATACAGAACAACCTGTTACTGATACATTCTGAGTTGCTTCAGCATATGTTGCAGCTAGAGCAGATTCTACAACGAAACCTCCAGAGAATGCATTATCTACAATACATCCACTTATCACTGAATCATATGTTTCCCAATACCAAACACCAAATGCAGCATAATGCTTAAGACCACTTTCATCAAATGCACTAGCTAAATCAATGAACATACAATCATGTACATTAATTTGACTTCCTTCTTTGACGAATATTCCCATATTTTGGGTATCGTATATAGTCACACTGTATATCTCAACAAATTCACATTTCAAAAGATATATACCATTAGTATAGGAATAAAAACAATCATACCATACATCCTGTCCACCACTATTTCCATCTAGGATTATATCATGTATTGTTATATTTGCATTACCATTTGTTTGGTCATAATTTCTAATCATAGTACAATTAGCATCATCATCAAGATAAAGTCTAACATTATATAATTCACAGTTATCACCAACATAGAGTATACCATCTTGTGTAATAAGATTATTACCACCATTAACCCATCCTGATTCGTTATCAAGATCATCAATAGCATTTTGTAGATTAGCAAACGAAGCTACCCAGTAATGTCCTTCACTATTTGAAATTAAAGTTTCTGTTGGAGGTCTATACCCTCCTGGTAGTAAGTCTGTCATCACCCCAGCTCCACCAGCACCTAGAATAGCACCAGTAGTTAGGACTGCAGCAGCTTTCTTCTTATTCCTCTTAAACCAATTTTGTATATCATCTCTAAATAGATATATTAAACTAACTGTGATTAGTATACCTATTAATAGAATTATCCATCCTATCATTTATTTCAGTCTCCAAAATATAACATATAACATCTTTAAATTATATACCAATTAGTTCCATCACTTATAACAGTGACAGATTCATATTGAAATTGCATATCATAATCAACATCACCATCTATAGTATCACCACTCTGTCCAGATACAGTAACAGTTCCTGTACCTATATTCTTAACAGTTATATTATCACCACTATTATGTGAGTCTGGTAGTTTAATAGTTATAGTATTAGAAGCTAGAACATATTCTCCAACTAATGCTGAATAATTAGCAGTCTTGGTTTGTACTATATATCTATGATGACCATAGATAGTACCACCAGAGAATGCTGCTGATGATATTCCAGTTGAATCATATATGGGTTTATCATTTGCATCTAAATCTCCACCAAGTTGAGGTGTTGTATCTTCCACTACATTAGATAATCCTGCACCAGGAACTAGATTAGTGGCATTTCCTGAAACCCAATCTGCATATATTCCAGTTTGGGATGAAATCAGATTAGTTTGAATCGAACCTCCAGATATTCCTTGAGATGACAGTCCATAACATCTTATTTTATGACTCCAACTATCTCCTGAAACAAATAATTGATAATCACGAACATCTATATTTTGAAATTCTTTGGTAGAAGACATTCCATCAAAGTTAACTCTAAAGCTTGGTTTATTATTATTTTGACTCAAAAACAATGAATAATTGGGTACAGAACTTGCTATGATAAATGGATATGTAGCAGTTTGTTTTAAATCCTTTATATAAAACCACCCAGAATTATTAACACCAAACCTATAATGAGCGTTAGAACCTGTTAATTCATAATTATCAGTAAATCTAGTAAATTCACCAAATTGATTTTTGTCTTGTCCTATGTAAGTAGTCTTAGTTCCACTATCATAAAATGCAGATGGAACATTTAACCAAGCATCCGTACCTATAAATGTAATATCTGTTGCACTACTATAAATAGACCAAGCGAAATTTGGATTATCAGCATTACCCCAATCATACACCACACATTTATTAAATTGATGTCCACCAGTCGAAATATTTTTAAATCCATCTGTAGTTCTACCTAAAGTTTGTATTTCTACACAATCAAAGCAAAATTCTCCCATTATAGCACTTGTTCCACCTCGAGTGAGATTATTATCAAATTCTACACCAATTCTTGGACAATTAATCCATATGTTTTTAAACCATAATGAATTTATCCATGCATTATTATTTAGATTTCCAGTACTAGTATATATATGTATTCCTCTTGATACTCCATTTATATCAATATCTCTACACATAGTATTAAATATGCAACTTCGACTACCTGTTGCTGAATATCGAATTGCAGTAGCTCCTGATAGTATGCCATCATCCCAATTATCTGGAGATCCAGCATGGATATATATTTTTTCAACTGTAGTCTGAACTATACTAGATCTTTCCTTCCAATCATCTACATCACTATGAGAATAATGATGTACAATATTTCCAGAATACCAATTAGTTCCTGGAGTTGGTAAATGAACTGAGAAATTACCTAATAGAATATTTCTTGTTCTATTATTAGTAGTACCTCTACGTTGACCAGTGATATAAAAACCATCATATGTACCTTCTGCAAATTTAAATTGTGTACCAGCACCACCACCATATAAAGTAGAATGATTAGGTATATTTATAGTGGAAGAAATATTATATGTTCCAGATGCTACATATGTATATGTGAATGGAGAGAGAACACTATTAAATAATGTAGAAGCATCTACATCAGAGTTTATAATTGTTCCATCAGTTCCTCTCTTTGCATAATATGTATTACTGCTTTTATATATGATAATATCAGCAGCATAATATGAACCCCCTCCAGCTACGCTATCAGCATATGTTTTATTAGCTACATCAGTCCCAGCTACAGGTGTATATCCAGTTGTGATATGTCCACCTGAGATGGCTTGTGAGCTTACACTATCTATATTATAAAGGATTCCTTCTCCCATCTAGTTACCATCCATTTAATTTCATAATTCATTTCTTTTAGACATCCTAAACATTTATTAATCATAATCTATAGTCTTTAAATGTCCTTTTTGTATATTAGAATTAAAGATATAAACTTCATTTCCATATTTTCTATATGTATTCAATGATATGTCATTTACTAGATTAGCCTCTTCTAGAGTGATATTCAAATTCTTACCCATATCACTTACCACCAATTTGAATGTAGATGAATATGTTTCTCCTTTACCATCCGCATTAACAGTCATAGTGCATCCAGAATAAGCATAATCCATCAGATTATCCACATACTTTCCAATAGAATTACTAGTCATTGTCAAGGCTTTATTTCCACTATTAGCTATAATAGTTCCACTAGCAAGTATATCTCCATTAGAATCATATAGATATCCATACATAGGATATGGAAATGGAAGTGGCATTACTTACCACCTATATCTAATGTCTCTTGATCTTCTACTCTTATAAATACCACATCATCTTCACTAATTGTAATTGATGGTTCCATAAATCCAACTATATAATATTCCCATTCATAATTAGTTTCATTCCAATACCATATTTGTTCATTATCATCTAGAGTAGTGGAGATATCTGACGTAGCCATATCAGAAGCTGTTGTAGATTCATCATCTGTCCACCCAACATAATTACCACCATTATTTACACCAAATGTTAGAGTAACTTCTCTTGCATCTGAATATGTTGTTCCAGAATCTTCAGGCATATCTATCTCTATATCACCTACATCATCAGTTATATACACTTTAATTACCATAAATGTATCAATATTAAAATTAGTTCCAGATTCATCATGTGGATAGTAAGTTTGCCATAAACCATCATCCCCCCAAGAAGTTGCAGTCCAAGATGCTATATATTCACCATCACTCCAAGTTATCCCTTCATCATCAATGATATCAGCAACACCAGATGCATCTTCATCATCATCTCCCAACCATATAAAATAATCAATGCCATCTGTTCTTATAGTAGATTTATATACAGACAATGTAGTAAAATGAAAAGTACTATTACACCAGCCACCCTCACCATCAGAAACATTCATGCTCCACCAATATTTTGTATTGTAACTACTGAAATTACTTGTAGGTTGCGAGATATTTGTATTATTAGCAACAGAAGTATTAGATGCAAACTGTACCCAACTACCACTACTATTACTCCACCAAGTTACATCCATACTGTCACCATTAGGGTCAGTAACAATACCATATAAGGTAGGATTCAAAGAAATACCTATGCTACCATTCGTAGGACATTCACCAGATACCCCATCAGGTGCAGCGTTTACAATATAAGTACAATACAACAGATATTCCCAATTAGTATTTTCAGCGTTCTTTGTATAAGGATTACTCCATGTAGGATATGTTTGATAATCTTGAGCAAACCACTTATCATCACCCTCTACAGTATATCCTATCCTACCAACATTTTCACCACTTCCAAAACATACAACCATATATTCTGTATCATCATATACATCGACATCTTCATCTAAAGTAAAACTCACCCAGCCCCAATCTTGATTAATAACTTTTTCTTCAGTAGTCTCAATAAATGCTAATGTATCATAATCATATAAAGCACATTTAACATTAATGTTAGCACTAGAATAAAGATATGCATGAATTGTTTTAGCTACACCATCTGATGCTGGAGTATCTTTACATGCAAATTCACGTATATTTATAGGACTATACCATCCATATGCACCACCATTATATCCAAATTCTGGGTCAATTTCAAAACTATTACCAGACTGTAATGGGTTACGACTCATATTTTGTGTTAATCTAAACCAGAAAACATCATTGCCATTGATATTCTTAATACCATGATTAGCCAAAATTACCCCATCCTGAATTAAAGGTTTGACATCCGAGAAGTTGAAAAGCACATTATAATCTTCAGTAGCATTAGCTGGATATGTGATTTCGTATTCATACAATGATGTTTTATTTACATAGTTTTTAACAGCAATGTCAATACCAAATGTGAATCTAAAATAAGTATCTATAGGTGCATTATTAGTAACCTTTAATGTAATTTTTTCGCTAGTATTATCCTCAGACCTAATTCTATTTATATCAAGCCAGTTATTAAGGTTCTCACCTTGGAACTCAGTAACCCACTCCTCGAGAATAGGATGCCAAGCCTCTAACTGCCATGCACTATGAGCCAGGAATAACTGCCAGAAATAAGACCAGTTAACTGTTTTAAATATTGTTTCACCAATACCAAAACTATCTACAGGAGGGACAATATATTCATACAAATAAGGTTCATCATCAGGTGGATCATCAACAGGACCACCTACTGGTAATAATGATATGCTAGCTGAACCTATAGTTATTATTGATGCAACCGTTACAATCTTTTTCCAATTTCTCTTCCACCAGCCCTTCTTTGTGAAGAACATTACAAGTAATGGAACTTCTATAAATGTAATTATTAATACTAATAATAGTATATAAACTAATTCAATCATAATTTTCTTAAAGATATTATATCTGACATAATTAATAAATACTTACTTGTGCAAATGCAGTACAATATTCTAATTGACTTCCTTGGCTACCATAAGTATGAGTTCCACTATACATTGCCCTAATTTCTATATTACTATCTATATCAGAAACTCCTAGAGGATATCCTTGTGATATTGTAGAACTGGTCTTATAGATAGAACTCCAAGTTCCATCTTGAGTATTCCCACTTAAGAATTGAATTTGTAAGCCAGATACACTTATACCCCCAGAATTTGCTATTCCACATTGCCAAAGATACGCTTTCTTTCCTGTTGGGCATTTCATCCTACATAGATTTAAATTCTGTCCAGAAAGTAAACGAACTGTTGGAGTTGAAAAAACAAGTGGAGGTAATTCATTCTCCCATTTAGCATCATTTTGTTTATATACAAGAATTTCTCCACTAGCAGGAGATGTTAGATTTGTATCAGTTAGACTATCTAAATCACTAGAACCAGACTTCCAAGCAACCCAATTGGAGCCATCCCATATGAGTCCAGAATTCTCCCAATTAGATGAATCCCAACTAGAAATATCATCTGCTTGAATAATTTCATACATAGCAGTTTGGCTGGATGCTGAAAGTTTAGCGGATGATGCCTCATACCAATCATTTACTAACTTTAAATTACTACTAACTCCAACTCCTAAATCACTAGGATAGAAATTAGATAAAGCTTGTGTAGATTTGATATAATTAGATATAATATTTGAGCTAGTCATATAATCAGTTGGGTCAAATGAACCCAATGCATCTATCTTAGTATCAAGTGCACCCGATATAGTATCTACATAAATCTTGTTAGCAGCTCCTGAATTATAGGTAGGTTGAGTTAAACCTGATATCATATCTGCATATATCTCAAGTGAATTAACTAATATAGTCCCACCTGAAATAGTTGCTGATGAAAGATAAGCCATATTATAAATACCTTTAGAATCCCAATCTTTATTATCATCAATTGTTAATTCGGACAAATTAGATGCACCAGTTCCTCCACCTGATGCCATAGCTACCCAATTGGAACCATCCCAAATTAAACCAGAATTTTCCCATAAGGAGGAATCCCAAGACGAAATGTCTGTTGCTCCTGTTAATTTATATTCTTTTAATCTACTCATATTATCCACCTATAAATTTTAACAATCTTTTATTTCCATAAAATTTCATATGCCTATTCTTAGTATTAATAAATCCTAATATTCTTGTAGTTGACTCTTCTTCTGAAGTTATATGATATGTATAATAATCTTCATGCCAACTATCACCACCACCATTTGGTGAATCATTATCCTTATCTGGATTATCACAAGTAAAGTTTGCAATTAGTATTCCTGAACCATTAATCGTAGCTTCAGCACCCCAATTACCACCTCCATATGGAGAAGGATCAAGACACGAAGCTGCAAGTGGATGGTCAGCATTGGAATCACCTAATTGTGGATTACCAGACCCATATGTAAGTTGGTTTCCCCTTGTACCTGAACGTACCTTTATTCCATTTATCCACAAACCCATATCCCCCTGTGCACCACCTTCTGAGCAAAACTGAAAACTAACTACAAACCAACCAGGTAAATCTGCATCTAGTATTTCGTGAATAACATTGTCTTGTGGTGTACCACCAGTATTATGAGTACAGCATATTTCCACACCAGTTTCTGTAGCTCTTAAAAAACCAGCTTGTGCATGTGTTCCACCACCATTGTGAAATAGTCCATAAACTTGGTCATGTGTTAACCCATCTGGAATATACAATAACATCGCTGCATCAGTGATAATGTAAATATCCATCCACCCACTATTAGGTGGATTGTTGTTACTATTCATTCCTTCATAATCCTCTTGAGTGGATATGTCTTCAGAGCCTACATTAGAATTATCATCATTACCTGATTCATCTCTACCGAAATTGGTACCAAGATTAGTTGAATTTAATTCCCAATAAGTATGAGGATTATGAGCTGAAATGAAATCTTCTCTCCCATTATTAGGTGTAATAGATGCCATTAGACTACAGCCCTCCAACTAAAAGTTTCTGAATCAGGTGATGTATGTCTAACAGTGATGTTTGTGGCATCAACAGTAAATGCATATGATATTGGATTAGCTCCACTAGGAGCAATACTTACCCAAGATGGTTTAGAACTGCAAGTATGAGCTATAGTTCCTCCATCCGATACTTCTCCCCAACCATATCTAGTTTGATTTGAAGGGGAATATTTACCTATAAGTGTGGTACTTGCTGCATAATTAGATATGATATTTGCTGAAGTCATATAGCTTTCTGGAGTAAAAGAAACTATAGCATCTAATCTTGTATCAATATTACCTGAGAAAGCATCAACCCACGCTTGATTATATAAGTTAGCACTTTTAGCATAATTAGTGATGATATTTGTAGATGTCATATATAAATCTACACTAAAGCTATGTAGTGCTGAGTTTGCACTATGCTTCATATTAGCTAAAACCTGTGAAGAAATTCCTCTTCCAAGGGAAGATGGATAATACTCACTTCCATCTAGTAAATCTTGTTTGGTATTAATTTTTGTAGATAAAGAACCTGATATGGTGGATAATTTCTCACCAGATGCATTATACCAATCAGTTAAAGCTAATACTTGGGAAGATATCCCTTTACCTAATGAAGATGGATAATATCCTAGATGTATATGTAGAGAATCTGCATCTGAACCATCTGTTAGAGTTTCTAACTCAGTTGCAGTTGCATTAGTCTTTCCAGTGAATGTAGTAAATTTAATAGTTCCACCAGATACACTAGTACCACTTATGGCTCCATCAGCAAAAATGTGTCCAGTCACATCTAAATCATCATCATGAGCATGAACCATCTTAAGTGTTCCTGCACCTGTTCCATCACTCATTCCTTCTGCCATACCATCGAAATGACTTGTGATTTCATCTCCTGATGCTACATTAAACCCGTAATTATTAGCAAAGTCTTCAATATGCATATCATTGGCTAAACAGTGAACTTCTCCATTATTACCTGCAGTATCCATATACACTGCATAACTAGTTCCATTTCCTGCTGAAGTTAAATGAAGATGATTATAATTAACGTGTTTATCTGTTCCTGCACCATGTAGATATAAAATACCACAAGTGCCATTATAAGAGGCACTCTTCATATCCATATCTACAGTATTATGGTCAAAATAAGATTCTACAGTGAATGTGGTTGCTTCATTTACTAATGCTGCTGTATCTCCAGCATCGCTAATTTCTATCTGAAACTCATTATCCCACATACTCCAAGTGGTAGTTCCTAAGAAATCAAATATCCAATGACTATTAGTTCCTGCAGCAGTTCCATCGAAATCATATTTTGACCAACATCTCCTCATACGGAATGTTGTTCCACTAAATCTTCCTAATGAACCAATATGACCATTTTCTGAATTTGAAAGGATTAGACGACAATTATCTACAGAATGTCTTCCACCAGATGCAGAAATTAGATGGGTATTATCAGTAGATGTATTGTAAGCTATAGTTAAATCTCTAATTGCTGATTTATTACCAGCATCTGAAGCGAAATAAAGTGTTCCACTTATTATTATGTCACTTCTTTTGCCTTCACCATCTAAAGATACCCAATCTTCCATCTTGATGTCTTCGGTATAGACTCCTGGATATATCATAATGCTATAAGGCTTAGAAGAACTATTATCTGTAATTGAATCTATTGCATCTTGAATTGAAGTAAAGTGAGCACCTGATTTAGCAACAGTTACTATATTTTCATAATCACCGGATGGAGCATAAAGACTAGTAGCATTGGAAGAAAAACCATAGAATTCACTGGCACCTGACCAAGCAACATCACTGACAGCTGCATGAGTATGAAGAGTGGTTTCAGATCCATCTGTCAATTCCTCTAATTCCGCAGCGGTAGCATCAGTTTTCCCAGTAAATTCTGTAAATTTAATAATATTACTGGATATAGATTGAGTAGAAATAGCTTGAGATGATAAATTGCCTTCAATATACATATCTTCTTTGAATAGTGCATTTCCAGCCTCTATATATAGTCCATAATTATTAGTGGCACCATCAGCATATCCATAAATAGCTATATTAGTAGTATTAGCACCAATAACTGTCCCATTAAATCCATAAAGTGTTGAAATTCCTGTTTTATTTGCATGCATCTTAAGAGCTTGTGTATATCCAAGACCATCGTCTGGAGTTAATTCTATATTAACAAATCCTCTAAGATTAGGTGAGACAGCTTGTAATCCAAAGGCTGCTCCAGATAAAACATGTAATGGATATAATGGATTAGTAGTACCTATACCAACCTTCTTTGATGTACCAGAGTAATATATAGAGTCCCCAACCTTTTTCCATATACCTGATGGAGCAAATCTAGAAATTGCTGATGTACTAGTTATATATAGAGTAGAGTCAAATACATCATATCCCTCTAAAGTATCTATTCTAGTATCAATTGAGCCTGATAAAGTATCTATCCAATTTTTATTGTAGAGATTGGTACTCTTAGCATAGTTAGCTATGATATTGGCAGATGTCATATAATTATCAGGTGTGAATAATGTAACACTAGATGACCATCCAAACAATGCTGTTATGTTTCCAGAAGCTATCTTACCTAATGTTGATGGATAGTAATCTCCTGGACTCATTGTAGAGCCTTGATTACTTCCTTGCTTAATAAATATATGTCCCATTTATTTTACCTTTAATTTAATTTTAATCTAAATTTATCTTAATCTAAAAACAGAATACATAGTTATCTACATTCCTATATTCCAAGCGTATCTAGAAAATGTATTTCTGCATTGGATATATAAAAACATAGAAACTGACATAGTTACAGACATTATCTTCCTATTCGACCTCTTCCTTTGCTTGCTGCAGCCTTAGACTTTCTTTCCATTTCTTTATAATCTTCTTGTCTTTTCTTTGCTTCCCAGATAATTCTCTTCTCCAGAAAGCGTATGTCCATCGGTTTATCTCTTCTCAATTCACCAATTTCACTTGGAGTCCGATTGAGAATCTTACATAGCTCATATTCCAGAGCACCAAAACCACCTTCAACGAAATTTATCTAACTCACCCTCAGAGAGTGGTCCTTGAATCGCTACCATCATCAATTCATTAATGAAACTTATCAAAGTGTTTGTTGATGTTCTATTTCCCCAGAACTCTTCATTTAATTGCTTATTCAGAGTCAATTCAGAAGCAAGTTCAACAAACTTCTTGATTGTAGTTTCACTGTTTGGTTTAGAGAGGAATATCATCATCTCACCCAATTGATTAGGTGTTGGTTTATGACAGAGTAGTTTCCTTTTAGTTGAAGGAGAGGATTTGAAGATTACTTCTACAGTATCTTCTTTATAATCCCTCTCAAGTATATCTCTTGTAGCAATCTGGTCTATGATTTCTTTTTTACTTACTCGGTCTTTCTTCTCAATCTTTTCTTTGAATTCTTTCACCTTTTCTTGATGAATCTCAGCTTTTGTTTTTTCTTCAGGCACTAATGAATCACCTCCTTCACATGCCTACCACATTAATCCTAATGCCCAGCATCCGATATGTATGTATGACCAGCTGGTTCACTAAGTCTTATACCAGATACCTTATATGGATATAACACACTGAAGTTTACAGTTCCTTCTGCAATATCGCTAGCAGTTCCTAGAGTAAAATCAAATCCAGTTATCTGTGTGCTAGCAAAGTAGAAGTATAATGAATTAGAACCACAATTACCAGATACCCATACATGTTCACCATCAATCATGTTTCCAACTATCTTACCTACTGCTGTAGAGTGTAATTTACAAGATGTTAATGAACCATCTGCAGTGACTGCACCCTTCATTCTGAAATTACCTTTCTCACCAATAAGTTCTTGTTCAGCTATTCCAGCACCTAATGTTAGAGTGAAATCAGATAATGCTAGTGTTGAATGAGTCATTCCACTAATCCATACTGATGCATCTTCACCTGTGTATATTGTTGGAGTTCCTACCATATCTCATCACCCCGTAATTACGCCAGAAGTGTATTTGATATCTTGTGGATTCATTAATGTGAAATCCATGCTTGCAGTTGTTACTGTATCTGCATCTCCAATTGCAACTTCGTATCCAGTGACTTGACAAGATGGTAATACCCAAGCTAAATACACTACATCAGTCTTTGTAGACACACAACCTGAAATAGCAAGATATTCATACTTATTCCAAGTATCATGATTATGAAGTAAGTTATATAGCATATCAGCTATACCAGATGTAGCAAACTTAGCTGCAGTTAATGAACCTTCAATTGAAAGTGATCCCTGGTCAAAGTAATTTCCAGGCATACCAATCAATGGTTGTTCTATAGTTCCTCTATCAAATGTAAGAGAGAAGTCTCCTATACCGAATGTCTCATGATTGTGATAAAGTGCAGTTGGGTTTCCTGTTCCACCAGAGTGAGCAGCCAATTTAACTGTTGCATTTTTACCTGTGACTGTACCAACCATTTTAATCCACCTGCCTTGTATTTAGGATAATCATTCTTTCTGACCTTTTCTATATAAAAATAAATACATACATATCAACCAATTATTTCACTTAATCATTAAATAAATCTAACATTTTAATCATCATGATGGTATGTTCTACTGAATACTAGTATCTTTCTATATATTCTTCTAGCATCATCATTATCATCATTATCTGAATCTTTTCTACATGCACCAGATGCAATGAACATAGGGATTATTGTATCTGATAAATCATATGTCTGCTTTTTACTTCTAGAAATCACATCCACCTGAGTGACTAGTTCCTCTTTTCTCATTCTGGAACCTTTTGGTGAACTCTTATATCCAAGATATCCTGTATCTGAACCACCTACTTGAGATAGAATGATACATGGAAACTTCTCTAGTTCATCAGGCCATCCATATCTAATCTCTGATTTAGAAACTGTATCTGTTATTGCAGAACAACTTTTTAGATATCCACCTAATTCACGAAGAGCATCTGAAGAAATGATATCACCTCACCCTCAATGATATTCCAAATAAGCCTTGACTTATACTTTGTGTTATTTCCTGCAATATCTGTCTATGAACATATGGAGATTCAATTGCTCTAGTCAGATAATTATATCCCTTTTGGACTGCAAATCTCTGTCTATACATTGGTGGATTCAATCCTTGCTGCTTACCTATAGGGAATGGTGGACTTGAGCCAGGTCTTTCAACCATAGCAGCTCCAATTGCTCCAAATTCAACAACTGCAGCATGTTTAGATTTACAGAATAATCTGAATTTATCTGCCATGCCTTGTTTACCCCATGTTGTTTTGCTTCTAATAGAATCTGTGGATACTCCAAGAGATGGCCATCTACCAGTTCCGACACTCATATCTAGATATTCAATAGCAGAATCTCTAACAATGTCACATGATTTATCCAATCCAGTATATGCAGATGAATGTATCTTCTGTACAATGTTGTCTATGTTCTGAAGAACTGTATTTAGATTACTAATCCTATAGTCTATAGTCATCATACTTTTAACTCACTTATTAAACATTCCTTGTGATGACCCTCTGCATCAACAATCACTTCTCTGATTATATATCTATCTCCATTAAATGTCAATTGCTCTCCCTCTCTTATTGCAGCAGATGATTGGAAGTATCCAAAGTATCTTATATCATCATGTCTTCCAAACTGTTCTAGGGTTTCATACTCTGAAACTGCAGTCATTCTACAAGATGTATCTGAAGCAGCTGATGAATAGGTATATGTCCAATCACCCCATTCATTCTGAGATGAATAGGATGTAAGTAAATTACATTTCTGTTTGAGTAAATCATTATAACTCATTTTCTTCTTCCTTTACAATTCCTTAGATTTAAGAGAGGTCCCTTATACTTTCCTGAGTGAATAAACTCATGACACTCTTTACATACTGGAACCATATTCCTTGGATGATGATTTCCACCACATCCAACTGGAATTATATGATGCAGATGTAGATTCCCTTTAGAGAACTTCCCACATCTCTGACATATATATCCCATACCTTTGAATATGGCATGTCTTTGTTTATTCCATCCAACTGGATATCTGACATCTGGTCTGATATATGTTATAGAATCACCTATAGATTAGATATGTATATCTTTAATTTATCATCCTTTACATAAGACCTAGCATTGAGAATTCTATGTGCCATATCTTCTAGTGTAACACTGATTCTGTTTGGAGAACCTGTGATATCTAACTCATAAGAGTAATTTCTCACGGTTTCTCTTCTTAATGTGTAATGACTAGATGCAATTGAAGGTAGATTAATAATCCTAGAAACAACTAATAGGAGTGCAGGATATTTTGCATCTGATGCTGATGTAAGTTCATATACTTTCTTAATATAATCCTCTACATAAGCTATATGAGTTGCCATTGCAGTAGTTCCTAATGTTGCAGTAGGCAGACTTGGTTCAAACCATTCTCTGATTTCAGTATCTGAAATAAAATCACCCATACATATCACCCTATTTCTGGTAAATCTCTAATATCTACAGTTTTCTTTGACCTAATAGAAACATCAACAGGATAAGGATTCTGCTTTCTTTCAAATGAATCAGGATTAGTTAAACCACCACCCTTATTTCCAGATATACCATACCAATCATGCATATCAGAATCTATATTATCTTCATCAAGAAGTCCTCGTCTACGTTTCTTCTCAAATTTCTTACTGAGAAAACGTAAGTCACCTTTTCCTGTTTGTGTCATCTAATCAGTCCTATGCTTTTTTAGCATAGAATGGTATATACATACTAGCTCCACTAGCACCATATGTACTACCAGATACAATTCTGATTCTTAGATATCCAACTGCTGGATTTGTACTAGAGACTCCAGATGGGAATATAGTTAGAAAAGATGATGTATCATATAGCAGATTATCATCATCACTATAGAATGTTAATCCTCTGCCATCCTTTGATACACTTAATCTTTCTACTGTCTGTACTTCTATATTAGACCCTGGCATATTTCATCCTCCTTACGTTGCCCATGTAGTGCTGCTAAATAATGGAGCATACATTGTATGCCATGTACCAGCTGAACCACTAGGTCCGACTTTCACTCTTAACCAACCACAGACTGCACCACTAGTTAAATGTGTTTTCCACATTGTTGCACTAGAATTAAAGAATTGTCCAGATGCAATCACACCATCATTTGGAAATCTCATGGATTCTGAACCAGGTGAGAACTGTAAATAATTATTGTCTGCTAATACTGTATTGCCACTATGATATGTATTACCAGAAAGAATAATTGCAGTGCTACCTTGTAGTTTGCATGTAGGAGCAGTTACCTTAACTGTAGTATCTCCAGCAACATCTAATTGTCCATCTGCAGATGAAGATATAAGAACATCTCTATCTCTGAATGATACACTACCACTCTTTATGTTTAATTCATCCCTGACATTTAAATAATTATATTTAGGACCAGGCATTTTCTTTCCTTTTATATAACATGACTAAATACTTAATGAACATAAATTCTTATTGCGAGGCTGCGAACCTCGACCCTATATAAGAGTCGCAATAAGAACATCTACATCAATTACCTATATACCGTGCTAATTATCATCATTTGTGGTATATTTTACAGCCTGCAGATTCGTTAATGACACGAACACCGTATCTCATGAGTAGAGATATTCCTACTAGGTCATGAATTGGGTCATCATAGTTTGTGACTTTCAAATCATGTCTCATTCGTATCATGGCTAATGGTGCAGTGTTTGAGAATATGAGTCCAGTTACGTTAGTTCCAGCTGTAGTGTCTCCCCATATTGCACTAGATGCTAAATCAGTTGCAGTACAAGTATATGGAGTTAATCCCATAAGTTTTGGAACTGTTCCACTTGTCAATGGTCCAGCTGTTCCCATGTATGCAGCATATGCAATGTTTGAATCTTGTAGTAAGTATCCCTCTGCTGTTGGATGAGTGACTAATTTATCTACTCCACCCCAGTTCTGCTTGATGACCTTTGACCTAGCGAGTGCTAAATCAGATACTGCAATATGTGTTCCCTCTGGATTCAATGTATTTGTAGATATAGCTCTGGATGAATTTAGAATCTCATTTAAGCATACCCTATTCAACTTGTTCTCCATAGCCATTCCTGCTTTCCTTAACTCAATATCAACAATATCGAATTGGCAATCATCTATTAACTCATTCGTAATTATTGGTCGAATACCATACTTGGTGATTGGGATATCAACTTTTGAGTATTCTTGTGTATCAACTGTGATTGCACCAGCTTCTGCAACTTCGTATGCATAGTATCCAGATTCTCCCTTGACTACTCTAGTAGAGTATGATTCTGCAGTTGTGATTGGTAGAACTTCTCTGAAACACTTGTATGGTTCTGCTCCATCAATGATAGTGTTGTAAACCTCTTCTTGAACAAGTGTAGATTCTGCAACAGCTTCTTCCTCTGATTGTAATAGAGCCTTGTAAGCATCCATTCTCTCATAGGGAGTGTTTAAGCCAAATGACTTATAGTTGAATGGAAATCTAACTGACTTGCCTTCGAGAGCTTTCTTGAACCATTCTTTGCCTAGCATAGACTTTCTCTCACCATTTGTTGCATTTGCATACATCAGAACCTTTGGTAGTGTCTTTGTGCTATTCCTTATGATGCTGTCCTTATTTATTTGCCTTTTACTTTGACTAACCATAAATTTCACCTAAATTATTGAATAAACATAATAAACATACAAACATTAAAAAATAATTAGTGTAACAATACTCTTGCAGTTCCATCAGCAGTAGCTTGGTCTTCTAATGCAATTGCAGATATACCTGATGGTTGAGAACCTATATTAGCCTTGTGAGCAAACTTTCCTTCATTGACACAAAGCAAATGTTCACCAAAGCTACAGTTGTTTGAACCAGATATAATGACTCTAACTATTGCACCAGGGCCATAGACACCAATCCAGTCTCCATCAGTTTGTTTATATTCAGCAACTCCTACACAACCAGAAGCCATGTGATTTTGATAAGAGCCTGGAGCCTTGACTTGCATATCCCCACAGCATATAACTCCTTGTCCCCTATAGATGGTTCCAGAGCATTCATAACTGAGTGGTAAAGTACCTTGTAAGCCTATCTCACTTGTTGGTCCAGTAAATGACATTCATTCACCTTTTATTTATAACAGATTTACAGTCACATCAGAAAGACATCAATAACGTAAATATACTTCACCATGGTCACTAACAAATGGATCATCAAGAACTAAATCAACAGATTCATCATCCTCTTCCTCTTTAAGAGTTTTGGATTCCTTCTCTTCTTTTTCTGATTTAGTCAGAACCTCGATTTTCTTGTTTAGTGCATCTATCTGGTCATCCCTAGCCTTAATTGCAAGTTTAAGTTCCTCTATGTCATCTCCCTCACTCTTTTCAGTGAACAATCCATTTAGTTTCTCAACTGCAACATTTAGATGTTCAGAAATATCATTAACTGATTTCCTTAGCTCATCTAATTCACTAGTCTCCTCTTTAACCTCTTCTGATTTCTCTTCTTCTTTTGATTCCTCTTCAGTCTTTTCTTCTGTTTCTTCTTTAGGTTCTTCAGATACTTCATCATCTGATTTCTCTTCTTCCTGAGGAGATAATTTAGTTAATGCAGCTTCCATATTTAGGATTGCCCTCTCTAATTTCTCGATTCTGTCCTCTACTGAAAGTTCTACTTCCTCTGATTTCTCTTGCTCTTCAACAGCCTCAGAAGATTCTTCTTTAACTTCTTCCTCTTCCTTAGCTTCTGCTTTGACCTTTTTCTTTGACATTCTATCTTTATTTATACCACATTCATCACATACATTCTCATAAGATTTAAAGTCTAAATTCCCTTCATCATATTTAGATTTAGAGATGACAACAAATCCAGACATTTCATTCGCTGGAAAGTTAGTTAGTGAAACCTCAAATATATTTATCTTATCTAGAACTTCTATGCAGTTCTTTCCATCAGCATCACATCTATCATGTGAATCAAGAACCTCACATCCAATAGAGAATCCATTTATTTCACCATCAATTATCTGTTGCCAGATATCATTAGAAATCTCTGTATCACTTCTTATCTTAGCAACAATAAAGAGCCCCTTATCATCTACATGAGTCTTTAGTTCTCCATATTCAGGTAGTATCTTTCCTATCTGGATATTCTTGTGAAACAACATTAGATTAGCATATGATAAATCACTCATTAGAGTCTCTATTCCAGCCTTTAGAGATTCTGTTGGAATTAATTGATTCTGGCTATCAACCACAGCTAAATTAGCATATCCAGCAATTATCCTATCTCCTTTCTCTTTGCTAACTATCTTAGCCATTCCCATCAGATTCACTGGAATTCTAATTGGATGGATTTCTTCTTTCATAGTTAATTCTTTTATATTCATAACAAGCTAGTAATTATAACAGAAGCAATTAAGCCACATATTAATCCAATAGAACCACCTAAACCAGCAGCCTTAATCTGCACACCAACCATTCTCTTCTTGATGTCTTTGACATCAGTCTTGATTTCATCTATATCTTTATTGAGGTCTTCTAGTGCTTTAAGAGTTTCTCCTCTCCATTGAGCTATCTTCATATCCCACTCAGTATAATTATTTGTCATTGTTCTTCACTCTCTTTATTGGATTTAGAATTTCAATCACTCCAGAAACACCATCATATATCAGTGGAATATCAGTCACCATATATTTAATTCCTGATACTGGAGAAATCCATTCTGTATTCTCTATTTGTTTAGACTTTAATGCTCTCTTTGCTGGGCAACCCTTACATGGAGAATTAATCCCCATAACTGCCTCATAACAATGCACATATAAAGAAGTATCTATTCCATACTTCTCACCCATAGCAATTGCAAGTGGATTTAGATATATAGTTTTAAAATCATTAGATATTATAACTACAGGTGATTTGACTGAATCTAGAATCAATTTGATGAATTTGAATGAAGGACCTTCCTCATGATATTCTATCTCTTCAGCAAGTTCCTTGGTTAATCTTTTAAGTCCATCTAAATTAGCCATGGTTCTTGTACCATCCTAGTCTCTTTAAATTCTCAAATCCCATACATCAGTACCTTAACTAGTCCATTCTCTTCTAAATGGAACCCAATCTCCATCAGCATTAGTTCCTGACCAGATATACATACAAACTGCTAATGCATTTCCGTATGTAATCCCACTCGGCTTGAATCCAGTGAAATCAATTATTCCAGCTGAACTTGATATACTTGTTGATGCTATATTACTAGATTCTCTATATGAACCTATGATAGTCATCTCACTCTCTCTTATCTATCAACATCATCACCCCAAACTAGAGCCATATATGAATATTCACCATCTTCTTGTTTAGGCTCAATCCAGAATGATTCTTTACTCACATACATATCTTTTAGTTTAACTACATCATCTATTGGAATGTCCCACTTTAGATTAGCAACTAGTTCTTCTCTCTTAGTGTAGAATCTAATAACTCCATCTATTCTATAGTCAATTAATTCTTCAAATGGATTGAAGTCTTTGTCCTTGAGTTCTTCATACTTTTCTTTTTCTATCTCACAGAATCTTAATTGAACTAATGCAATGTCTCTGGCTTTCATCATGGTGAATTTCTCAATGCATTCTTTGCTTGCCATTTTAATGTCATCCTTAGTAACTAATTCATAAGTTCCATCTCCCATTTCAAGTAAGTAATCATATTTGTGAACATAATTAGAGAGTATTTCATTTTCCCTTTGAAGTAATTTATTAAACTTCTCCTCAACTTGAGATATCTGTGACTCGTATTCTTTGATGGTGGTATCTAATTCATCTAATTTCTTTATTCTTTCTTCATATATAGCATTTTTCTCTTCTAGTTCCTTCTTTCTCTGAGATAACCTCTTATTCAGCTCTTTCAATGCCAAATCCTTAATCATTAATTTCCTCTATAATTTCATCATCTAACATACTAAACATAGATTTTGCAAGCTCCTTAATGTCATCATTCATTTTCTTTAAATCATCAGATGTCAACTTTTCCAGATGATTCTTACTTTCACCTATAGCATGTATGGTATCATCTATCTTATCTAATATCTCCTTAGAATCCTCTTTAGATGATAGTTTTATCTTCATGCCTTCCAAGAAGAGTAATAATTCATTAATACTTTCAGCCATATCCTTTAACATCTTTCTAGTTTCTTTAGTATCTTTAAGAATCCTATCTCGTTGCTTATGAGTCCATGGAGACTTATTTCCAAAGGCCATTACTTTAGTTCCTCCACCACCTCCACCTAATGATACTTGGTCTACTTCATTAGTAGCAAACATGTATCTTTCACTAGTAGGTTGTGTAGCACCTCCATCTGCTCTGAAGCAATAGTTATTAGCTGGTGTATATGTTGAGAATGTATATTTGTAATATCCACCTGCAATCTCCGTCATAGTCTGTGAAGTAATTACTTGGCTCCCATCTGTCTCCCATCCATCAAGAATTGGAGATAATCCTGTAGCAGCAACACCACCAGAAGTAAAGTAAGCTACTATCTCATTTCCATATGCCATTTTAATCAATAACCTTGATTATCTTACCAACCTTTCCATCATAAATAACTATGTCATCAACTTCATATTTCTCTTTTGACCTAATTGTTGCATCAGGAACAAAGTCTTGTTGTCCACTCACTGTCTGATAATCTTCAGCCTTATTTCCTTTCTTTTTCCACTGTGAATAACACACAGCACTTCTCTGTTTCATATCTGGAAATTCTTTCTTCATCGTTGCATTTCCCATGCAGGAACTGATGAATTTACTTTGAGATTGTCCAGCCCTTGGTGTTGGAAGTGGTTTTTCTACTATATCAACCATAATAATTTCTATATATCATATACATATCTACATCTTATGAAAATGAGCATGGTCTCGTATTTTACGCATATGAGTCCTTAATCTCATCCCCTTACCAAACAGTTGTCTACATTCCCGAAGAATCTTACCCCAGAGTTCCTTAGGAATTTCAGTTACATGATTCTTGACCACCACCATAGGAACTTTACATGTCTTGCAGTCCAGAATCACAAATTCAGATTCAGATACCTTATCTGTGCTTTCAGGATAGTATAGTTTGGTCTTTATATTCTCTTCAGGATGAAGGAATATCTCACAAAGTGGACATCCAGACACTAGCAAAATCTTATCAGTCATCAGAGTTCTTTTCCAGATACCTTATAGACTTTCCTTTTTCATTCTTTATCTGAAGGTTATTCTTAAGTGCATTTGCAGAATTCCACTTGCAGTTTCCACATCCATTTGGATGATTGTTGCATACATGTATAAATGAACAAATTATTTCACTCATTTCTTAATTCGTGCTAAATCATCTGCAGGATAGGTAACAAGTGCCAGTCCAACTAATTCTATATCCTTAGCACACAGTTTCTGGTCTTCCCATTCATCCATAGTAAGAATCTCTACACTTAATCCACTAACAAAGTCTGCATCTATCATTGCAATAGCATCTTTTGATGCAGATGTTAGTCTATGTAGATATAAATCTCCTTTCAATGAATCTTTTGAGAAGTATAGATTATGAACATATCCAATTCTATTTAGAACCTTACTTGGTTCATGATCTAAATTCAGATATATTCTATCATGGTCTAAATCAAAGTATTTGCTCTTTTCCATCGCTGTATTTGCAGCCTTAGCTAATTCTTGTGGACTATAGTAAATCTCTGTTCTAGATATAGAATCAGCATATCCACCAACATGAAGTAATTCACATTCTGAATATCTTCTTGCATCTCCACTCTTAGCAAATATCTTTTTGTTATACTTGAATGGAACCATCAATCTTCTTAATTTCTTTTCTTCTGTCATCATATCTCCTTATTCATCACTTGTAGGTTGAATCTTGGGTTTCATTTCTCCACCCCAACTCAAATCATCTCCACCTTCTATTGGTGGTAATCCAAATGCATCACGTATCTCATTTATGGTAACAGGTTTTTGTGGACTGAATTGGAATCCTCTCATTAAGTTGCCAAACCATTTAGCAAATCCTTCCTCATCTCTAGTAGTAACTGACCTGAATTTCATATGAACTATATTCTTTTCAAATCCAGCCTCCTCTAGAAGTGGATTTATCAAATCTGTTCTTAATTTCGTAGATATCTTATGTTGTAGTGCTCGAATAAATCTCTCATACATAATCTCCCTAACTGAAGATGATGCATCAGAAGAACTTCGAGTACTCATCCCGATTCCTTCTTCATTGACCATTAATCCAACAATTGCCTTCTTCTGGAACAGAGTTGCCTGTTGTTCAATTCCTGGAAGTCCACCTTCATCTATAGTATCCATTTTGATGATTGCTGGAACTATATATTCATTCTTAGCAGTTACATCCTCTAAGTCATTCTTTATCTTGTCAAATACATCCTTTGGAGGTAATGGTTCTTCTTCTGTGCCTATAGTAACCACATATTTCCTTCCACTGTGCCTAATTGCAGTGTGAAATGATGCCTCATCAACACCAACCATTCTATCTATAGTATCCTTAGATGGACCTATCAAAGAGATGTGATATGGTGAATTAGACTGTGGAAAGAACCCTATATGGATTATTTCATCTGTATCTAGAACTGGAGTTTTCCTTCCAGTGATATTTTGCTGATATCCAGTGATTTCACCTGTTTTCTTATCCGTAATTGCTTCCATAGTGATTGGATCTACTGTAATTACATAAGAAATGTATCCTTTTGGCTTATCTCCATTAGATTGCATAGTTTTCAGCTGTTCTAGTCTATTTTGGTAGTTTCTCTTCAATTCTGGATGCTTTGGTTTGTTACTGTTCTCTTGTAATTTGCTTTGAAGCCTAGAAATTGATGGAGCAATGTATTTTTCAACAGAATCCTCTTTCTTTCTGGTGGCCATGACCTTTTCCATAAATGAATCCCCAAATACAAGTGTATAAATAACATTATCAAATAGAATACCATCTATATCCATCTCATTAAATCTTGTTTCAATGAGTTTCTTGGCATCTTCATTCTCAGAAGATAGATGATATCCTACCATCACAGTATTACTTGCAATGTTGTTTATAGAAGCAAATATAGTTCCTTCACCCTGATAATACTTCCAATAGTTCTGTAGAACTTTCTTATTCCTTTTGAATGGACTTATTCCCTTGAGACTAAATCCACCAGTTCCACCAACACTAACTGTTTTTTGAGTGCCATCAGAATTTAGATATATACTTCTTTTGCTTCCTAGTAATCTACTATTTCTAATAGAATCAACAATTCCCATTTATAATCTTTTTCCTTATCTACTTTTTATTAAATTTATCTTTTTTGATTCCTGATAATGTAATATCTAGTGTAGTTACCTTTCGAGTCTCTCCAGATTCATCCTTAAACTCTTGAGTATCCACAATTATATTATATTTAGCATCATCCAGATATTCTCTAATCAGAATCGCCAATACATCCAATGCATTCTTATTGTTCTTGCCCCTAGATTGAATCTTTATCTCATTTGCCTTGCTTAGAGCAAAGAAACAGCCTGTGATGTAGTGTTTTATCTCCTTTGGACCTATAAATACTATGTTATTTGAGTTAACCATACTTATCCTCCTATATTTTTGTGAATCTATATTTATTACTAACATGTGGAACAGTTTTCTTTGCTGATACCATTCCTACAGCATCAGCCCAATTTATAGGTTTGTTTTCATCTTCTACCCTAGAAACTTGAATTGCAAAGGATAATGAATCAATTGTATCCTCATGTGCTCCCCTAGGATAAGATGCTAATTCATCAATCCAGTCAACTAAATCTGGATTGAGAAACATTCTTCCTGTCTCAAATAGCTGAGACAAGACCTGCACTCTACCTAATTTATCATTAACCGATGAAGATTTCACTGGAATAATTGGATATCCAACCAATCTGTCCTGTAAATCCTCAACTACTATCTTTTGTGGTCCAACCTGTTCTATTCCTATTCTTGATACAGGTGCCCATTTCATAAATAATCTTCTAATTTCTTCAGATTGTGCATGTAGAGAGAGTCTATCTCTAAATCCATCAATCACATATATGAGTCCATCCTTAATTGCAGTCATTGTAATGGTGAAATAATCACCAGTTCCTTCTCTGGAAGCTAAATCTACCCCCATAAATATCTCATATGGTCTCTCTGGTAGCTTATATGCATCAGTAGATGCTTGAATCCACTCCCATTTGATTGGATTGTCCTCTCCAGAAACGAATTCATTCTGATATTGCATCATGAATGAGACATTTCCATAGTTTCTTCTTATTTTGCAGAGTTTCTCATAAGGCATCTTTTCTTTCCAGAGAACTTCTGGCCTTTCTTCAGGTGGAAGTCTCTGAACATATGCTTTTATGGTATCCATATACTCTGTATCAGGTAAATTCTTCACCGATTCAACATAATTCCTTATTTTGTCTGATTCAGTAACAATTGCCTGATATTTCTTGCCTCGATAGTCTGGAATCTTCATTAAATAGGAATAAAGGTCAGCTTGGTGCCATCTGGTCCCAATAACGATGATTTTCTCGTATTTTCTCTTAGACATTCGATTATATGGCTCCAACATAGGCATAATCTCATTCTCGAACTGGAAAATGAGGTTTTTTCTCTGATTCTCTGTCTTACACTTCTCTTTGTCCACCACATCGTCTAGGATAATCATATCTGGATGAGATCCTACCATCCCACCAGTGATTCCAAGCACTTTAAGTGTCTCATCCTTCCTATTCTTGGATTTAGAAACAATTAATTTCTCATTTGACCATAATGCATTTCCTCTTTGCTGTCCAAATAGGTCAATTAACTTCTCATTGCCCTCTAGATTCCTCTTAATCTCCCTCATGATGCCATTTGCCATGTCTTGATTGATAGTTATGATGAGAACCCGTATATTTGGATCCTGAATTATCTTCCAAGTGATGTATGCAGCCACCATAAAGGTTTTTCCATGTCCTCTAGGAGCAAGTAATAGATTAGTATTATATTTCTCAATAGACTCAATCCACTCTCTATGAAAATGTTTGTAGTCTAAATTAAGAATTTCAGTTACAAATGCACCGAAATCTCTTAAATATCTAATTTTATCCCTCATCTTGAGGAATTCTTCACCAGCAGTTGCCATATTGATTTAAAGAAAGTCACATAATTTACATGAAAGGTTTAAAGTCCTATTCAGAAACTTACCTATTCGTCAGTCCAGCCAACAATGAAACCGAACAAAGCACCTAGGAATATGAATATTTCTTCCCATGCTAATGAAGAAACAAATCCCATATCACCAAAGATAGCTCCACCAATTCCACCGAAAGTTAAACCGATGACTGCACCTAAGAATGCTTTAGGTATTTTCTTTACTAAATCAACTTTTACCATTCTATCTTTTTCTATTCATCACATTAAATATACATACCTGTTTGTTTTTTACGAAATGTGTCCATCACTTGTTTGTTGTAGTAGATGAGTCACCTGGCATGATATCCATGTCATAAATAGACTCTTCATCGTTATCATCGTTTAGAGTTCTTGTATTTATTTAAGAAGTTTAATCATTCCAGTGCTTTGTCATATTGGTTATTAAATGCAATATACCAATAGCTAGTGTTATGTAAGCAGCGTATTCAGGTGGAAACTCTTCAGTTTCCAGAAATCCAATAGCGTATGTTAGAGTGAAAGGTATTGCAGCATATGTAAGTCCAGTGAAGAACTTCTTTACAGAAATCTTCCAGTCAAATCCAGTTCCTGGCATATATCTCCTCCATTTATATCTATTTAAGAATCTACATAAGATACATCAATTATCATTAGCTATTTTAGTCATAAGAGCTTCAATTCTTTTGAGATATCCTTCTCTGCACTCATCACAAAGATCCTTTTCTATATCCATCAATTCATTTGAAAAGTTCAGCATAAGCACCTTCACCTCTTTATCCTTCTTGAGGTTGATATCTCCTATATTTGAAACCTGTCTGATAGTGAACTGTTGTAGAGACTCCCAGTGCTTTCGTATCTCTTCAAATCTCTTTAATTCAGCTAGATTAGCCTTGACCATATCGTTGACATTGCCACTCTCTTCAGCTATCTTTCTGACTTTCTTGAAATCCTTCTCTAGCCTATGTAGAGATTTGATTATCTTGAGGATTGCATCATTATATTCACTCTGCATCACCTCTATGATATCTTCTTCACCTTTTTCAATAATCTGAGTCAGGTTCTTTTTGTCATATCCTTGGATGCCTCTTTTGATTGCCATGTGAGATAGAGGTTCTCCAAAAGTATCATATATCAAATCATGATGCCTTTCATTTAGAATCTGGGCAGTGACTTCCCATCCATGTCCTTCCTTTCTAATCTCACTTGCTTCTTTTTCTAGCCCTAATTCTGCTAGTTTAGATTTTCTTGCCATATCTACTCCAAAATAAGAATTTTGCCCACCATCACCCTCGGCTTAGCTTGCCTCTCCTGCTTGACATATGGTCGAATATGAAATCATATATTCTTTTCTATATATCCTCAATCATATTATATGTTGGGGAGCAAGGTTTATAGATATATATATTTCTCGAAGGGAGTCAATGCATGCCTTTATATAGGGGTATTTCGTTATTCTGGCCTGAAACGGGTCTAGAGATCCAGTGGAAAAGTGAGCCTGTGAGGGCTGAAAGTGTGGCGTGGAGAGAGGGACAAGAGCGGGACAGAGGTAAGTATATATCCATTTCGTTAATTTAGAATTTTTTAACTAAGCAGGTAATTGAAATATATTCCCCCTACATATCCCTCTTTATGTTTATATATAAGCCTGAAGATAAATATACCCCTGCCATCCATGAATTAATATATATTTAATTAGATAAATCTAATCCTACATGCTCAACTACATATATATCTGACCATGAATATATATCTACTTTTATAGAAGTAAGCCTATATAAATGAATCTATATTCCCCCCTGTATAGAAGCCTGTATATAGAAGCCTAAGTATAGAGATAAGTATATAATTCTCTAAATATATAATTAATTTAATTCTATTTCCCTCTATATATCTTATACTATAATTCTATTTATATAAAGCCCGTAACATTAACCCCTCTATTTACTTTTATCTTATCTATTGAATATATTTATTTAACGCTATCTTTGACCCCTAGACCTAGACCCCTACTTTTATCTAGTGTTATACATATATATCTCTATTGTTACATTTGTTTGAATACAGCATTTTTATTTAGAACAGCCCTATAAATATATGCAGAACCCAGAATTTGAATATATCCATTTTTTGAGAATACCCCGAAATTTTGCCTGAGGAAGCCCATATATAGCCCATAGAAGCAATATCTTTTCTTAGCCTTATCGTTCTTAAGCCTAAGGTTTAGACCTCTCAGAATCGCTTATATGCAATCTTTGTTTGCATTTTGATTATTATCCCCCTCTATGAATATAATTGTTTTTGAAACAAATTGATTTATACCCCTAGACCCCTTATATCTATTCAGGTATTTATATATTAGAATAGAGATATTTATCAGATTGAAAAAAATATATAGAGGTATAAATTTAATTATACCCCTATACTTATTTTAGATATTGGTATTATTTTCCTTATTATCTGTCCCTCTTTATTCTGTGTATAAAGTGTAATTATGTTATTCCTTGATTTATCTATTTTCTTAATCATCTATTCTCTCTAATGGAATCAATATTTTCCCTGTTTTATCTATTATATTCCTATCAATTAGTGTTTTTGCTGTTCTACCATAAGACCCCTGTAAATTCCAACAATAGCCTGTTTTGATTAATTCGCTAAATAGTTCTAATATTCCCCTATTTGATAAATTCCCTGTTTCATATTCGATGATTTTTGTTGTTAAATCCATTTTAAATATACCCCCTTAATGATTCTTTGCTTATTGGGGTGAATTCCTCTTGATTCTTTGCTTCCATTACTGTTCTAACTGCCTTCATTCTTTCGATATCTGCGACGAGAAACATAAACGCTAATTCTCTCTTAGAAAATTTTGTTTCGAACAGTTCTATAACTTGAGAATCTTTTACATGATTTCTTAATGTGTATTCCCCTATTGCTTCAAATCTCTCTTGTATTTCCTTTGTATTCACATCTACAGCGATATCTGTTCTCTTTAAATCATGGTTATATGCTCTATGCCTTTTAATATCCCTAGAAGGCACAGAAGCCTTTTTATTGGCTTCTGAATTGATTTTTTTCAATGTTTCTAAATCGTGCATATTTATCTACCTCTAGAATGGATTATTCATTTTTTGCACTAGTAAGAAGGTTAATTCTCTCTTTGAAAAGTGTTTCTCTATGTATTCCCCGAACTCTGAAGCATTAAAATCTTGCTTATTCGCATGTATACATGCTTCTTGAATCCTATTCATTAACTCAATCCCTTCAGGTATTCGAAAAGCAGAATCCATATTTTCTTCTTCATGTGCATATGGTAAATTTATCTCATGTGTAACTATATTTCCTGCTTCTATTATATTTTCCTTTATTGTTTCTTTTTGCATTTTTATCTACCTCATTTTATATATTTGTTTAATTGTGTATATCTCTAATCCTTTGACCTCTTATCATTGACCCCATAAAAGCCTAATTAGAAGCCCGTTAACCTGTGTCCAAAGATTGATTTTTTGCGTATCCGTTTAAGAGTTGTCAGGTATCCTCTTAAACCCGTTAAACCTGTGTTCCATATGGGATATTTACTTATATACTTATGCCTGTTTTTGATTGTTAATATACTTAAGTGAAAAACTTTAAATATAAATACTTACTATATACTAAGTTAAGGTTCATGCTTAACTTATCTATATAGATTAGTGGTGACTAGAGATATGAATATTAATATATTTAGAGTTAGATATAAAGCCTTATTTCAGGCATATCTAGAGGTATTTATATATTTCATTTTATATTCTCTCATTTATTCATTTAGATATATCTTCAGGCATAGATATTTTATACCCATCTATTTAAATTCAGACCCCAAGATATATATCCCTAGAGCATTTATATCCAGAGATTTATATATATTTGTTTTTACTTTAATTAATATATACTTAAGATATTATAGAACTAGTGATATAGATTCAGATTTATATATAAGATTCTATAGAACAATAGATTTAGATTCTAATAGATATATAGATTTAGAATTATATAGAACTAGAGATATAAGTTTTACTAGAGATATAGATATATGTTATTTTATATAAGTGGTTCTATAGTAATACTTCTATGATAATACTACTATAATACTACTTATATATCTACCCCCCTATATAGTTCCCCCCCTTCTTTTACAAAATGCTGTGTATATCGTGATTAGATTTTTGAACTCAAAACTTTTTCTAAATTCTGATTCAAAATCTTTTGCAGATGGTGATTAGATTCCCTTACAAAAGAGGATGTAGATAGTGATTAGATATTTATATTCGATCAAAAATATAAAAGTCCAAGAATAGAATACCCAAAAGTATTTAAACACATAACCCTTACGGTATCTCAAAATTAGGTGAAAAATATGGAAAAAGAAAACCAAAACCAAGAAGTAGAGGCTGTTGAGAAAGAAACATTTATTTGCACAGAGATGGATTTAAGAAAGGGAATTATGGGAGAGATAGTGAAAGAGATTCAGTTATTATCCTATAGTGGCTATGAAAAGATTGATAATATAATTAAAGAGGAATTAAAGAAGTATTACATTGAGAAATTAAAGAAAGAGGTGAACTAAATGCAAACATATAAAACAACTGTGGTCTGTGATTGTGGAGAGGCAATTGAATTAGAGGTCTGTTTGATGAACGCATCTTTCTATGATGCTTGTGGAGGTGTAAAAACAGAATATAAGGTGATTAAAGAATCTTGTGAATGTTCAAAAGAAAATCTAACAGATAAAATCTGGAAACAGAATGTCTATGAGGAAAAAAATAAATTAGTTGAAGATGAATTAAAGCCAGAGGTGGATTAAATGGACAGATATACCAAATCAGATATAACTAGACTAAAGAATCTTCTTTATCTTTATCGTGATTATATCATAACCAATCTAGCCACCAAAGAAACAATCACTAGTGTAATTGTAGAGGTTGATGAATCTATTGAGTTCTTAATTAAGGGGTTGGATTAAATGAAGCCAATTACATTAGAACAAGCCAAGAAATTGACTAGAGGAACAATCCTTTATTGTATGATATGTGATAATGCAGATGGAACACCTCAGAGATGGAGAGTTAATGGAAAAGTCAAGAGATGGAAAAGGAATCCAGATAGGATAGAGATACCTATTAAAAGAGGTTTATATGAATGCTATTATCTAACAAATGCAAACATTGATTGTTTTTCTTTGGAGGCTGATTAAATGAGAGAAGAAAAATACATTCTCACTCTTTATTTACCTGATGACTATCCCCAGATGACTAAAACAGAAATCTTTGGGAAATTAATGAAGTCCACATCTAAACTATACAAAGAGGCAATAGACATATCAATTACTGACTTATCTATACAGAGCAAGATAAATGAACATCTAGGAGGTGATTAAGTGAAATCTTATGACATTGTTGGATATATTGAAGAATCAGATATATATTGTCCTGAATGTGCTAAAGATAAATCTACCCCAATCTTTGCAGGTGATGAGTTCGAATGCAAACAGTATTGTGGAAATTGTTATACTGAATTAGATGTTAATGTATATGGAGAGGATGATTAAATGGTCAAGAGAACAGTTGAAATAGATGATACACTAGAGGAAACAGTTGAGTGTGTAAAATATGACCTCAGACATGACTTTATTGATTATTTAAAGGAAAATCCAGAGATAGAGGACTTTGATGAATACTACAAAGATAGCGATATGATACATGAAATAGTTGATTCTGCTGTCCCGATATATTACTCTGAAATTGATGGACTTTACTACCTCTATGGTGATGAATTTGAGGAGGCATATCAAAATGCAGGGATTGGAGATGGAACAGAGGATAATCACAGGCAAGTGACTATCTATTGCTATCTAGAGGAACAGGCATTTGACTACCTCAGGGAACTAGAGGATTTGTTTGATGAATTCGTTGATGAGAAAAATGGTATAAAAAAGTTGATTAAAGAACTAGAGGAGGAGAATTAAATGGTCAAGTGTCCTTATTGTGATGAAGAAATAACCTCATTAACTCATTTAGTGAGTGAGGGTTATACTGCATATGATGTTGTTTCTGGGAATATCGTTGAGGAGGAAATAAACCTTCAGGAATTCATAGATTCAACAAATGTATATCATTGCCCAATTTGTTATATGTATCTATTTGATTATATCTCTGAATCAGACCTAAAAAAACTCTATGATGGAACACTAACACAGGAGGAATTTGATAAATATGTATAGAGATACCTATCAATCATTAGAGAATTTGTTTGTAGATGTTGCACAGTTGATTCTTGATAATTACGGTGTTTCAATTGATGACTTACATGACATTCTAAAGGACAGATTAGAATTAATTGACTAAACAGCCTAAGGTGAGGGGTTTCCTTGTTTTCCTCTCACCTAATCGTTTTTTTTTTTGAATCTTATTTTTATTCAAGATCAAAATAAAAACACCAAAGAGCAATGCTGAGGCACTTTAATCTTACCCTTACCTAACCATAGGGTGAGAGAGATATGCTCTCAGAATCCATCTATGACAATCCTCAGAGGTTCTGCTTCATCACTAGAAACCCCACATCCAGAGTGCATACTTATCGACAATTGCAGTAGAACATATAGGCATATTCCAGAATCTTCATTTTAAGCCATTCTGAGCCACTTTAATGTTCACCCTTACTCTACCATTAGGAAGAAAAGATATTGCGTCAGCGTTGCTCTCTGTCAATCCTCAGGCAAATCTAGAGGGTATCCTAGACCCAGATTCTATATCTAAAAAAAAAAGAAAAAGAGAATTTAATTAATGATTTGAAACGTCAATCCATATCTCTCTAGATTCTTAACGAATCCATCATCTTTATTATATCCATTAATGTGTTCTTTTTGTTCTTCAAGATATTCAACTATATCATCTGCTGTTCCAAACCAAGCAACATAACTACTATCACCACTATCAAATATCCTGTATATTGTTTCTAATTGACATATTCTCATTCTTCACTCACCTCATAAATTATTTTCTATATTTCTCCAGAATCCCTCTTGACATAGTTTCAAATCCCTTAAATATCTCTTTTCCATCATCATATGCTTTGTAATATGCTTCTAAATCATAGGGGAAATCAGGTTTCTCTTGACATTCACAACAGAATCCTAGTTCATTTCCATCTTCACCCATCATAAATTCTTTACCACAGAGAATGCAATAATCTACATCTTCACACATCTATTCCACATCCTGTGACTTTAAATGTTCAAGTATATCCTGAAATTCCCAGTCATAGAATTCATCTATACAGACAGGATACCAACCCTCTGAATATCTATCTTCATCATTAGCCTCCTGAATGTATCTATCATACTCTCCAATCAAGAGCATAAGTTCTGATTTAGATATATCTGAAGGAATCATCTAGTAATCACCTTCTTCAGTAAATACAATCTTGCCATTTAAATATACATTGAAAACTTCAGCCTCAAAGTAATCTTCCACATGTTTCTTTGCCTCCTCTATGGATTTAGCCTCAAATTCTTCAGCACAATTGCCATCTAACCATCCATCTGGCTCTATCCAATGGTGGACATAAGGATATGAATCTAGTATCTTCTTAATACCTTCTTCAGCAGTATCTCCCCAATTCTCTGGATTATGACATTCTGTCCAACTAATAGTGAATTTCATTCTTCAACCTCCTCATCCATAAGACACATTTCATTTGGACAATAGAAATATCCTTTCTTATCTGGAATCTCTAGCATTTCACTACCACAAGCCCAACATTTCATTCAATCACCCACCAAAGTCTTAACTCTTTTCAAATCTGGATTCATGTCTACCACTTCAAATTCAATATCATCTAGCCAGAAGGTATCACCTATCTGGAAATCAGATTTAGATACAGCATTTATAAATTCTTCTATCTTCATCCTATCACCCATCACACCTGAATGTAAGTTCTCTTTCTATTCCCAGAATCCTAGAGAGTGCTTGAACTTCATCATCTGAACTGTCTTTGCCATGTGTAAGATAATTCCAGAGTTCATCAAATTCCTTCATCAATTCCTCATTAGTCATATCTTCATAATCTTTGCTCATTCATATCACCAACTAGAATGATAATATAATTCATAATCATCAGGCAATTTAAGACACCTCTCAATGATTTCAATAGTCAGTTCAATATCTTTCATATACCATTGGTCATAATCAGTAGAGCCAAAGAAGAACCCTTCCTCTGTTGGTAAGAGCCTCTGTGCAGTAGTTGAATCAACTATATATTCACCTGCTTCAAGTATAGGAACTCTCCCACTTTCCTCTATTCTATATCCATTAGTAACTGTTCCCTCTCTCATCTCTGAATCTTTAACTACCTGCTTACATAGTTCTAATAGTTCTTTTAATTGTTCTCTAGATACATAACTATCTCTGCAATCATCATTTCCATCCTGACAGTTATCCACAAACCACTTGTGTATATGATTAGCCTTTCTCCAATAGCCTACCTCATGCCTGATAGTTATACTGTCTAAGTTATCTGTCTTAATCATCTCTGGAAATATATCTCTAATCTGCTGATTCTCTGGATTAATCACTTTCTTGTGGTCTTTAGTGTAGTCATATCCTGAAATATACTTTTCTGCATACAGATACATATCTAATCCCATTTATTTCACCTTCTCTAATTTAGATATTAAATCTTTCAGGAAAGATATATCTTCTTTCCATTCATCATCATTATTGTAACCATCTTTTGAAGTTTCAGCAATTTCTAATTCTGTAATCATAGCCCAATAAATTCTCTTTAATTCTTCACCTGTTAAGTCTAATTCCATCTATTGTTCCCCCTCTGGATAATATTCTAATCTAGTTCTACATTTAGCACATCTCTGTTCAAATTCTACATTATCTATATTAGAATCATATAGAGCATAGTAAGTTCCATCCCATTCTCTTTGTTCTTCAATAGGCTCTGTGTACATCTCAATTATCTTATCTGGATATACTTTACATTGTGGACAATAAAGAACTTTCTTATTCATTATTCTTTCACCTCTGCTAAAGTCATTATAAATTCCTTCCATGTAAGTCCACTTGCCTCTTTTGGAACATTCAATCTATCAAACTCTGAATCTTCTAGATGTAGTTTAATCATTTTCATATTCAAATCCCTCCTCATTAAAGAATACATCTCTAGCAAAGTATAGATATTCTTCTTCATCTTCAATGATTCCATCATCTTTCTCTAATCCTGCTTTCTCTAGAATAGGTCTAACTACTTCCCAGAGCCTATCATTCAATACTTCATCTAGATAATCCATTTCGCCTTCAACAGCTTCTTTTATTTGTTCTTTCAAATTTCTTGGTATTTTCAATATATCACCAACCACCCTAATGCGTTTGGGGTATATAAACCTTCCTACTGACTTACCTACTGCCGAAAATGTATATAAACTCATGCTCTATTAGGGTATCAGAATGAAAGACAGAATCTCAATCATATACACCAAAGTAAATGGATTTGATGGCTTGGTGTATGTAAATAAGAAATTACATCGTGATTCAAAAGATTCACAAAAGGTGATTAGGAATCGTGATTCAGATTCTTGGAGAGATTCTTCTGAATCAAAAACTATATATACCCCAAATGACATATAGGTATATGAAAAAACACATAAAAAAGGTGATTAGAAAATGAAGAGAAAAATGTATTCACTAGCAGAAGAAATTGGAATAGTCTTTAAGCAAGGCTGGAGGCAGATGAATGAACACCAACAGAATCAGATAGTTAAGGCTCTGACTCTGAAGAATCGAGAAGATGTAGAACATGTATTAGATAGTTTGGAGAAGTTGAAATGAAACTCACATATGAGCAAGAGGATCTGATTCTAGAGCAAGGATTAGAGAGATGGAGGAAAGAAAGAGATGAAAGTTAGGGATTATGCAGAATGTCTGTTCATGGATTGGTCTAAAGAGGCACTGGTAGATGTGATTCTGGATAAGATGACTAAAGCAGATATGATTCAGTTCATTATGGGACAAGACTTGAATGCAGATAAGAATCTAGTTGAGTGTGATGACCTGGAGCTTGGGGATTTATGAAAAAGAAGATTCCAGAAGTGATTGAGATAGTGTTTGTTCAGGAGATGTGATAATTATCCAAACATTCCTACCATATGAAGATTTTGAAGAGACTGCTAAATGTCTGGACTATAGAAGATTAGGTAAACAGAGAATTGAAGCAAAGCAGATAATTAATCTACTTGAGAAACATGACAGGGGAGAAGATATATCTAAGGAACCATGGGGTAATCATCCTGCTGTAAAGATGTGGATGGAATGCACACTTGCCTTGAAGATATACTACAATGCAATAGTTCAAGAATGGATTGATAGAGGATACAAGAATACTCTACCTCTATATCATATAGAAAGAGGTCAATGCTACAGAATACCTGATGTGATGGGGAATCAAGAGTTCCATGATTCACACAGGTCTAATCTGCTAAGAAAGGACAAGGAGTTCTACTCTAAATATGGATGGAATGTTCCAGATGATTTAAAGTATATATGGAGAGTGAAGAAATGAGAAAGAGATGGAGAAGAATCATTGCTATAATCATGACACTTATTCTGATATTCCTAATCATCACTGTTCTTGGAGGAGATGGATCTTCAATCAATAGTGCAGAGATAGGTCAAGGATATGGAGTGTGAATAGAATGAGAAGAATAATGTTTAAGTGTCCTGAATGTGGGAATGTCTACCTACCTAAAAGAATACAGATATGGGTAGATATAACTACGCACCTGATTGTGAGTGTAGCAAGTTTCTTTGCTGGTGTAGTTTATTGGAGTTGATAGAATAAGGGGTGATTTAATATAACTAAAGTATATTTCACAGCAGATACTCACTTCAATCATGCAAACATCATTGCATACACAAACAGACCATATGCTAAAAAGGATAGGGATTATTTCATCCTAGATGATGGAAATGTAGTGTGGAAATCAGATAAAGTCAAATTTGATAGGTGCAGATATATGAATGAGGATCTGATTGAGAAGTGGAACTCTGTTGTGGAACCTGAAGATGTTGTTTATCATCTAGGTGATTTTGGATTTCTCAACTCCAAAGAATATGATGAGTTTCTTAATAGATTGAATGGAAGAATTGTTTTGTTCAGTGGAAATCATGACAAGCAGAATAAGATAAAGGGTTATCTTGAGATGGCTATGATGGAATTTGGAAGCAAGAAGGTATTTGCACAGCATACACCACCTCAGATAATTCCTGAATGTGATTTCTGCATATGTGGGCATGTTCATGATAAGTGGAAACATAAAGTCTACAGGAAGCAACCAAATATACCAATCATCAATGTTGGGGTGGATGTTTGGAATCATCAACCTGTATCAACATTGAGCTTGTTGAAATATTATAATGAAATATTAAAGGAGATGTGATTATAATGAATGTCAAAAGATTAAGGGAACTAGATGAAAATCATCATCTATATAGATATTATGTAGAAGGATATGGGATTTAGAATGAATAAGATACAGTTTATATGCCCTAAATGTGAGTGTATAGGAATCATAGGGGTAGAAGATATAGTTAATCATGCAGTCATCTGTGGAGCATGTGGCAAGTCATTTCATCTGCTGGAGAGCCAGTGGAATGTGATGCCACAATTCGATATGTTTAGTAAGAACAATAAAAATAGGAATAACTGGAGTGATTTGAATGAATAAGAAAATGAATGATGAAGTATTTAAGAAGACAGTCTTAACAAGTCTGTTGAGACTGCTTGAGGAGAGATTGATTGACTTGGAGAGATATCGAGTCTATAATGGAAGGCTGGATAAGGAGATTCTGGACACAAGGAATGATATAAATAGATATAAAAGATTGTTGGAGGAATTAGATGGTTAAGATAGGAGATAAGATAAAGACTGAGCATGGAAAGACTGGAACAGTGGTGGACATACATGACACAGATGATGGAAGATACGTGATTCTCTACAAGAAGAGGAAAAATCTACGTGCTTTAGTTGAAGGTGATGAGGAATTCAAAGTCATTAGAGGAACCAAAAACTATATAAAGGACAATAAGTTATAAAAGGACAGTGAAGAGAAGTGAAAAAGAAAAAGATTGAATTTAAGGTGAATGAAGATTATTCTAAATGGTGTTTTAGATTAGATGTTGCAGACTATGGTAGACTAGAAAAAAGTATAAAGAAGAATGGAATCAAAACAGAGCTTCATGTTCTTCCTGATGGAACCATTCTCTGTGGGCATCACAGATATGAAATAGCCAAGAAACTAGGAATTCCAGATGAAAAAATTCCATATAAAATAATTGATTTACCAAATGAATACGATAGATTACTTTACTTAATTGATGATAATCTATCAAGAAGACAATTAAATCTAGCACAGAAGATTAGATTAGGAACTCAATATGAAGAGATTGAGAAGGTGAAAGCGAAACAGAGACAGAAAGAACATGGTGGAACAGCACCTGGTAAGGAAAAAGACACTTCGGGAAATATTTCCCAGAGTGATACAGGTCGAGCAAGAGACAAAGTCGGAGAGAAGATAGGGGTATCTGGTAAGCTCTATGATATGGGTAAAACAGTAATGGAAGAAAACCCAGAAGATTTCAAGAGAGCTGAAGCTGGTGAAGTATCTATTAGTAAGTTATATTCAGAAATTCAGGAAGAAAAAGCAAAAAAGAAGATACAAGAGATGAAAGAGAGTTGGAGTAGGATTAATACTGAACCTAATCCTAAAAATGATTTAAGAGAGATTTATCGAGTATACTATGAAGGGCTATTTGAATTTGGAGAGGCATTAGTTGATGCACTCTCTAACTTTGAATTCATCACGAAAGAGGAATTTATGGGTGGTGAGGAAATTAATCTAACGAAGATAACTAAATCTATTATAGATGATGACTACTTTATAGATGAGAAGGATAAGTCACTTGAATTACTCAAAAATCTAACAAAGAAAATGGAGAATGCAATCAAATCATGTAAGAAAATATTAAAATATAATGATATGGAGGAATAAAATGTTCTGTAAAGAATGTAAAACATTGATGTATCCAAAAGAAGATATGTTTATATGTCCAAAATGTGGATTGAAAAAGAAAAAGAATAAGAGAATTCAGATTATTTCTCATCAACTTGAAACTGAAGAGATAGAAGTATATAATGACAACCCAATTAAGAAAAAGATGGAAGAGATTGATGAGGAGATAGATGGATATTTCTTTAAGAAACATGAAAACAAAGATAAAAAAGAGGAGATTGATGAAGAGTAAATTTAAAGGCAGGTCAACTAGAACGAGTGGATGGGAGACACAAACTAATTATGATTGGATGCTTTCAGATTTGGATGTTTCTAGTCTACGATTCTTAAGTGATGAATATACAAAGAGGATAAGAGATTTTTCTAATCATTTTGATTTAGGAGACAAAGAAACCCAACATGAATATCAAGAACTCTTACAGAGAAAAAAGATGATTATTGAGGAACTGGATCATAGATATATGGACATTTACGCTTCACCATCATATCAGGATAGAGAAAAATATTTTGATTCAGAGACTGGTTTAGTTCTGGATGAGAATAATAATATTCTATATGGAGTATCACTTAATGAAAATGAGGATGATTATGTTTATCATCACATAGAGACTGAGCATAGAACTGAAGGCTCATATGATACATCTAAAGATATATTTGATGACATCACAAATGATATAGAAATAATACCTATGAAAGTTGGAAAGAAAGTAATTGGATTAAAAGTAATTGAGAAAGAAAGAAGTCTCAAAGATGTATACAGTGATTGGAACTATTACGAGAATGAAGAAGAAGAGAACTAGTATTGATAAAGGTAGGACTATATTAACAACAACAACGAAAGAGATTGTGTTTGGACCCAAAAGAGCAGAAGAGATAGAGGTAGTTAATGAAGAACCTAGGTCTGCTAGAGCAAACAAAAGGAATTGGGATATGTGGAAATTTGCAGAGGAATTGAATCCAGAGGAGATTCAGTTTCTGATAACAAGAAGAAAAGAAAAATTAAGATATGAAACTAACACAGATGAGGTTAGGAATTTGAGGACTGATATAAGCATTCTTGAGGATGCATATAGAATAATTAAACGTAGGAGAAAGAAATGAAATTAATCAAGACAGTATTTGAAGGAGTGGATGATGGAGTTGGATTGTTAATTGCAGGACTAATTACAGTTGCAATCCTTCTGGTGATTGGAATAGTGATCGGAATGATAGAATATTGGTTGCTTGGAATTGCATTTCCAGAATATGTTACCTTTGGGTGGCATTGGTGGAGATTTCTTGCATTGGGATTATTATCAATTGTATTTGTATGAGGTGAAGAAAAAATGGCTAAGTTTTTAAATCCAGAAGATTTGAATAAGATATTGAAAGAGAAGAGGAAACCACAATACTTCTTTCAGAGGACAAGAAAGACAGATAGAGAAGAGTTTGCAGACTTCTATGAGAATGATGACTCAGTGATTATTACATTCACTACAAACATAGCAGAGATAGAACCAAATAAGGAAGACCTAATAGGTAGAATATGGGAACCTAATCTAAAGGACAAGGATGGGAATCCTAAGATAGACAAGTTCACAGGCAAGGTGATGGAGGCATGGTCTAAGTTTGAGGCTAAGTGTGTCATCAATGATACAGAGATAGTATATGGATTCGGAAGTGATTGGGCTTCTCTACTTAGGGGAGTTGCTAATGAGATGCTCAAAAACGACATCAAAGACTTGACTGGAACCAGATGGAAGATTAGATGTATAGATATCAATAAGTATAACTGGGATATAGAATATATAGGCAAGGGAGATAAACCTGCACCTAAGCCTACAAAAGAAGACAAAAAAGATGATTCAACATATGATAAGGCAGTTGAGGCAATAAAGAGGATGGCACAGAGGAACAAGGCAAAGATACTTGCAGGATTAGATGAGGATGAATTTGCACCTGCTATTGGATTGATGATTGAAGTGGATCCAAAGGAGATTCAAAAGATGATTCCTCAGTTAATTGAAAATGATGTAATTTCTGTTGAAGAAGATAAGATATATATACAATAGGAGAAAAAAGAAAATGGAAAAGAAAGATGGCATAGTTGCAGTTCTGCTAATCATTGCATTGATGATTGGAGGAGTTGCTCTATGGATAGGAAACATAAATGATGAAGAGTTTAGAACAAACCTGAATGAAATAGAACTAACTCCAGGACCAGAAGGAATTCCTGGAATACAAGGACCTCAAGGTGAGAAAGGAGATAAAGGAGACACTGGAGATACTGGACCTCAAGGACCACAAGGAGAACAAGGTGAAAGAGGAAAGAGAGGACCACAAGGACCAGCAGGTGAAGATTTAGAACCTAATGAAGCACCTGTCATATATGTAAATGATTCTGCTAGTTATGTTGAAGGATGTTGGTGGAATGATGACTTTGTATTCTGCATAGATATATCCACCACAGATTTAGAGAATGACTACAGAAAAATAACTGTGTATTATAGATATGACACAGAAGATGAGTGGAACATCCATGAATCATATCCATTCTTAGATGATGAAGCATACCTAAGCATTTGCAAAGAGAAGAGTGGCAACTGCTATTGGGGTGAGAAGACAATCCACTGGTTGATTGAAGTTATGGATGGAGAGAATCTGGTATATCTAAACTGGGACACAACCTTGCTTAAGGAACATTGTCCTGATTAGATGTGGAGCAGACTAGTAGCTTATGGAATGTGCATAGGAATAGAGATAATGGTTGGGCTGATTGGTTCACCATTTCTCTTGCTCTATACAGTATATCTAATATTTAGAGGAATGTTTAAGTATGAAAGAGGCATTTCTGGGTTCACTTCCAGACTTGCTTATAAATAAAAGGAGAAATGAAAAATGAGTAATGATGTAGTTATCCGACACCATCATGATTCGGATGGTATCACCACAGCATTCTTTACAGCCCATCATCTAGACTGGAACTGTAAATTAGAGTGCTGGGATGGGAAGTTTGGAGAAAGTAAAGGACTTAAGAAAGGAGACTGGATGGTAGACATGCATCCAACAGAGATAATTCCTGGAATGAATATAGTAGACCATCATGGAGAATATGGTCTGGTGACTAACTATCACCTAATCTATGGACCAGAGCCTGCTAGCTTTCTAGCATGGAGAGAGTTCAAAGAAGATATACCTAAAGATCAGTGGTGGAAACTCTGCATTGGAGTAGTTGGAGATGGACAGCCTGAATTGATTCCTTATGAAGTATTTGAATCATGTCCTAGACTATTAGTTCCACACAAGACATGGGGTGGAGCCAAGAACTATGGAAAGGATGTAGCTTTGTATTTCTATCCAACATACAAGATGCTCTCATCACCAATCAATAGACTGCTAAAGACAGGCAATTCAGATGGTGCATTGAGATTAATCACAGAGGCAAAGTCACCAATAGATATACTTGAGGATAAAGAAGCAGGTGTTGCTAAGACTACACTCAAAAAAGAAAGAGATATAATTCTTAGAGATTGTGATGTGAAGAAATTTAACAATCTAAATCTAGTATTATTCTATTCTAAATATAGAATGCAAGGTGAAGTAGCATCTATTATAGAAGGCATAGATAACATCACTACACTAGCAATCAATGTAGAGAGTGGTAGAGGCAGTCTTAGAGGAGAACTTGCACTCTACTGGAAAGAGAAACTGAAAGGACTAGAGTATCTAAACATAGATGGGCATCCTGGATTCATGGGAGCCAGCCTAGATATGAAGAAGAAGAACCCTGAAGGACTAGTGGATGACTTGATTAGTTTGTTATCCTAAATTAAAACAACAAAGGAAATAATATGGAAAAAAAACATTTATCAATAGTTGGATATGGAAATAATCGTGCTGAAAATGATTATTATCCAACTCCAAAAGAAACTACTGAAGCGTTATTGATTAGAGAATCTTTTGATGGCAGTATATGGGAATGTGCTTCAGGTGATGGATGGATGGCTAAAGTTTTAGAGAATTGGGGATATGATATTTATTCTTCTGATATTAGAACTGATAATAATGTTTATGGTGATAAAGGGATTGATTTCTTAAAAACTAATAAATTTGTAGATAATATAATTACCAATCCGCCTTATAAATATGCAAAAGATTTTTTAGAACATAGTTTAAAATGCTCAAGAAAGAAAGTAGCATTATTATTAAAATTAGTATTTCTTGAAAGTGTAAATCGTTATCCACTTTTTATGTTGAATAATCTTGAACATATTTTTGTGTTTTCTAAAAGACAAAAAATATATCGTTTAGGTGAAGTTGGTAAAAATTCTGGTTTGATTGCTTATGCTTGGTTTGTTTGGAATAAGAATTATTATGGTAAACCAATGATTGATTGGATAAATGAAATATAAATTAGAATAACATAGGAATGATTAATATGGAAGAAGATTTGGAATATAAATTGGATATAATTATGGGAATGTTGAAATCAATGAATGAACAATTGGATGAAATTGACGCAATTAGAATACAATTAGATAGGTTTGAAGTTAAAATAAATAACTTACCCCCCAAAAACACAAGTTAAAAATAAATCCAGAAAGGTTTGATAATGATTAATAAATTAAAAGGACAAAGATAAAATGAATGAGATAGTTAAACTATATTTGAAAGAGATTGGTTTTGTTACTTCGATGTTGGTTTTGGCTTTCTTGATTATGTGGACTTGGAAATAATAAATTAAAATAACAACTAAAAGGTGTTACACAAAACAAAAGTTTTATATACTAATAAGTGTTACACTATATTGATAATATGAAAAAAATATTTGTTTGTGAGTTCTGTGGGTTCAAAACAGAACCAAAAGAAGAAGCAGGTCTTACAGCATTTCGTTGTATGAAATGTTGGAATTGGAATGATATTGCTGATATGGATAAAGAAGTAAACAGAGTGACGATAAATGAAATGTAAATGTGAAAAGCAGATGAGTAAGGTTTATGTTCATCATAATCAACATCATCCTAAAGGTCAGTGGGAAGTGATTGGTTTTTATTGTAAATCGTGTAATACGATTAAATTAAATTACAAAGACATGGTTTAAAGGAGAAATAAAAAGATGAAATTAAAATGTGAATTATGTGGTGCTGAAATAAATCATATTGATACAAAATTTAATTGTCCATATTGTAAAGTTAGAATGTGGAGGGTTATTAAGATTTAAATTAAAATGAGGTATAAAAATGTTCGATATGTATTGTCCGTTTTGCCAAAAAACAATGGAGATAGTTAATGAAAAGGATATTTTTTGGTGTCCTAATTGTAAGAGGAAATGGTGGATAACATTATTAGAGCAGTATATAAAATAAATTAAAACATCATATAAAAAGGTGATTTAATGTTGATAAAAGGGAATGAATTAATAAGATTGTTTGAAAAACAGATATATGATTTACATTTCTGGAATATATTTAAAAAGAAAAAATTAAGAGAGAGGATTGATAGAGTTCATAACTTTGATTATTATGATAAAAATACTAATGGAACTTATAGGATTGTTGAATTTTTTGATCCAGATTTGTTAGTTAGAAATAGGATTAAATCTAAACTGATTGTTGATGGTAATGAGTATATTGGTAAATGTTTAAACTGTAAAATAGGTGGAATATTTGAAATTGATCCAATTGAAAAAATAGGTCAATGTTATCGTTGTTTTACTGAATTTAAACTATCTTAAATTAAAAGGATATAGATAATATGAAAGAAAGTGAATATATGAAAGGATATTTAGATGCTGTTAATGACATAATTCTACAATGTAAGAATTATCAAGTTATGATTGAAAAGATAAAGAATATGGAATTACAAAAATAAATTATTAAGACAAACTTTAGAGGAATAGATATGAATAGAATATGGTGTGAAAAATGTGATGCTGAGATGGATACAATTTATGCTGATGGTGTTTTTCGTTGTGTAGGATGTAATGGTATTGTATATGAATCATAAATTAGCCAAACAAACAAATGAAGATGAGAGCAAAGAAGAGAATCAGAATGATTAAAACAACAAACAAAAGATACGTAGCAAAAGTTGATGATATATAAATCTTACCTATGTATGAGAATGAATGTTTGTTATAATTATAAAAGGATAAAGAATGTGGATAGAGGAACTCTTCTATGACTCGATGGGAACAGCCAGAACCAGAATCCTTAGCGATTCAGGCAAGGAATACATCACCAACATCAGAAAGGATTGGATATCTTGGTGTTCCTGTCCTAGTTGGATATACAACAAACTCCCCTGCAAGCACATAAAGTTCCTGTATTCAAAATTGGAGAAAGAAAAAATGGTTGATAAATCAGATAAATTAGTTAGGATTCCAACTGAGAGTAAGATAATTGATGATATGATTGGAGGAGGATTCCCCCAGAAGTTAATCACTGCTATCTTTGCTCCACCTGCAACAGGAAAGAGTTGGTTAGCCTATCAGGCAGGTGTGAGTAACATTAAGACTACAGGTCAGGAGACTCTACTCATAGATACAGAAGGAATCACTAGAGAGGATTTAGATAACATCCTCACAAAACTATCTAAGAGATATGATGCAGATGCTAAGACAGTGAAGAAGAAGTTCAAGATGATAAAGACATATGATGATCCTAATGCTATGTCGATTCAGAAGCTACTCATGATGTTCGGATTCTTTGTGAAGCTAGAGTTAAGTGAGAAAGGTAAATATAAAGTAACATTCCAGCCATATGACCAGACACTTAAGGTGAATGAGTTAGAGAACATCTCTATGATTATCATAGACTCTCTAACTAAACCTATCAAGGACTCTATTGGAAGTGAGACAGCAAACCTACCTGCGAGAGCTCAGATAGTAGAGAGAATGTTCGGGAAGCTCTATCAGATAGCAGAGTTATATAACATTTCAGTGATTGTGAATCATCATGCATCTGTTCCACCACCAGTGGGGTATGTTAAAGCACCTTATGCATATGGGGGTAATCCGATCTACTATAACTCTAAGTATATTCTAGAACTCTTTGACTCTACTAAAGCAGAGAGAGATATCAAGTGTGTGGAGAACAAGAAGAAGACATGGGACCTTGAAGCCAGAAGAATCAGATTGGTTAGAAGACCAGATGAACAACCCACTGGAGAGAAGGTTCCTATCAGATTAAAGAAAGATATTGGATTCGTGGATGAATGAGAACAGATAAGTATTTGTGGGATAAAGTAGTTATGAATATCTACAGGCAAATGTTCAAGGAAGCAGAGCCTTCAGCAGACTTTGATGAATTGATTGAAATCGGTGAAACAAAGCAGGATAATTTCTTTATGAATTACTATCTTCATCAAGATAGACAACAGGAAATTATAGATGAATGGTGCAAGAAATATAGATGCAGTAAATTGGAGAAACAGAAGATAAGTGTAGAAGTGAATTTAGGATGTGCACCAAATACTGTTAGGAGAGAAGATAATGAAACCTAAACCTATGCCACATTTTGATGAGATACACATAGAATTCTATGATGTGGATGAAATGAATCTTTGGCTGGATGATGCTAAAGAAGGATTGATAGCAGAATTACAAGAAGGATGTTTGGATGAAGAATCTAAAGAGTATATGAGGAAGACAGTAGAGAAGTGGTTATCTTAGATGGCAGTTAGGCAGTTCTATATCAAAAGAATATGCAATGAAATCATGAAGAAGTTTCCTGAAATGGCAACAGAAGACTTTGAATTGAACAAGCAATTAGTTAATGAAATTACAGATGTTCAATCTAAGAAGATAAGAAATAGAATAGCAGGTATGTTGGTCTGCTACAAAAAGAATGAGAATAAGGTGTTTATCCCACCTAAGACTGGAAAGCCTCGAAAGAAGAAGGGCTGGAAAAAGAAGGAGAAGAATCGTTTAAGAAGAAGGAGAAGAAATAAATGAAGAGAGAGGCTGAAGAGAATGGATATGGTAAATATCGGGTGCTTAATGTAGGCAAGAGAAAGAAACCAACTACTATTAAATACTATGTCACGTGTGGAGAGTGTGGAGAGATGGTATCATTCACCAGTTCACCAACCATGAGAGAAGAGTTCATGAAGAACACGTATATGCCTGTCTGTCCTCATTGTGGATGCATAATCAGCAAAAAAGAGAGGAATCGCTGAGGATTGATTCTTAGCCATTCTGAGAGGTTTAGATGTTAGGAGGTATAATACCATTGGCAGAAAAAGATATTGCGTCAGCGTTGCTTATATGCAATCCTCGAGCAAAATTAGAGGGTATCCTCGACTGGAAGTGTGAAATATGAAGATTGGAGATAAAATGAAGGTTCTAGGCTTTGATTGTGGAGCCAGAGCATACCATAAATTCAATGTGATGGGCATCAGAATCGGAAGCATTCTAGTTCTAGAGGCAGTTCAGCCTCATGGTCCATATACATTTAGAATGAAAGGAATGAAGTTAACAATAGGTAGAGGTTTGCTTGAGAAATTAAGGTATGAGGTGATTGAATGATTATCATAGACGATAGAAAGGAAACAGATACATATGAAGGTCTCAAGAAGAGAGGCATTCTAGATGCAGAGGTTCAAAGAATAGAGGTTGCAGATGTGCTTCTGGATGATGGTGTTGCAGTAGAGAGAAAGGGACATGACTTGTTTGGATCTCTAACTACTGGAAGAATCTGGGAACAGTTGAATGGACTTAATGAATATGAGCATCCAATCCTCTGCATAGTTAATGAGAACATCTGGAGAGATATGTATTACATCAGAAGCAATTGGATACATAAGTCCTATCAAGGATTCCTAACTACTCTGGCACTGAGATATCCAAAGCTAAAGGTGTTTCAGTTCGGGTGCATGGAAGACTATCTTGATTTCATTGTTGCACTGGATAAGAAAATACATAAGGAAGGTAAATCTACAAGACCAACACCGATTCATCGAAAGACTAAGAAGATTCAGGTGAGAATGGAAGACTGTCTAGCTATGGCAGATGGGATTTCTATAGGCAAGGCAAAGATTCCACTTAAGAAATACAACACTGTATATGATGTAGCTAGCCAACCACTTAAGGAGTTAGAGAAGATGGATGGCTATGGTAAGAAATTAGCAAAGAATCTATATGATTTATTGCATGGTCAATATAAGGAGGAATAAATGGCTAAGAAAAAAACTCTGGAAGAGTTAGAGGATGAGATAAAGAGTATCTCAAGGAAGAAGATGCACCTGATAGTTGAGGCACAGGAGATAGATAAGAAGATAGAGGAGATATCTGAAGAATATTATACACTGAGTCCAGAGCATGTGAAGGTGTGTTGCTTCCAGTGTGCTGGTAGTCAGTTGCCTGGATATGTTCCTGATGAACAAGGAAAGAATGTGAAGTGTCCTCTGTGTCATGGAAGTGCATTCTTGTGGATGAAATTATATAAAGAAGGTGATTAAATTACTAGAAAGCATAGAGATATAAATGAATTCAGAGAGGATGCTAAGGAATTCATATCAAATCCAATTGGGAGAACAAAAGAGGGTGTGGAAGTTCATTATCTAGGACACAAAGATTTCTATTTAACTATAAGTGATGGAAGCAGTGGGAATATTCTAGTGGAATTAAGATACGGAATAGAAAATGATTCTTTATGTGTGTATGGACACTTTGATAATTCATTAAAGGAAGAAGTATATGATTTGATACAGGAATTAAGAGATATTCTACAGGAAGGTGATTAGAATAGCAGATATAAACTTCTTAAATCTAAAGAAAGACCAACTCCAAAAATATCTGACTGGTAGATGCAGACATCGACATCTGTATTCAGAACATCCAGCATGCTTTGTGGCTGAACAAGGACTAGAATCAAAGGTAGGTTATCTAGATATAGAGACAAGTAATCTAAAGGCTAACTATGGAATCATGTTAAGCTATGCAATTAAGGTGAAGGATAAGAAAGAGGTTCTTCATGGAGTAATCAAGAAAGAAGAATTGATGGATGGCACACTAGATAAGAGGCTAGTTCAGGATTGCATCAATGACTTATTTTCCTTTGATAAGGTAATCACATACTATGGAACTAGATTTGATTTACCTTTCATTAGAAGCAGAGCACTCTATTGGGGATTAGATTTTCCTCTGTTTGGTGAAGTGAAGCACAAGGATTGTTATTATATAGTGAAGAGTAAACTACAATTACATAGGAATAGACTAGAGACTGCATGTGACCTGTTAGGAATCAAAGGCAAGACACATATAGAACCAACATATTGGATTAAGGCACTCACTGGAGATAAGAAATCTCTGGACTACATTCTAGAACACAACATAGCAGATACAGAAATACTTGAGAAACTACATAAGAGATTGATTGTATACGTCAAAGATACAAACAGAAGTGTATAAGCATGTCTAGATTTAAATGTGATTGTCATCCTACATGCAAAAGAAAGCCAAGATATGAAATAATTATTCCATCAACAGAAGAGAGAGAAGGTGCTTGGAGTTATGCATGCCTCTGGCATCTCATTTGTTTATTCATCAAATCTAAATTAGGAAAGTTCCCTGGATTTGGCTGGTGCAAAGTAGATAATGAAAGAGAGATGCTAGAGAATCTAATGGAAGAAATCTGGAGCATTCAAAATGACTTGTGGGACATCAAAGAACATCTTGGATTGAATGAAGAACTGGATGATAAATTAAATGTAGATGTGACATGAAACAGATATATACATTTACAGGAATTAGAAGCAGGTTAAGTATTGGACAAGTAAAGGAAATAATTCTTCATTCTGAAAGTGAAGATACAAGAGTCCAATTCCTACAAATATTGGAAAAAATGTTATGTCAACAGATTGGATGGTGTCAATTAGGATATAAAATGGATGATGAATAAAGGAGAAATGAAATATGATATCTATTGAAGAGATAAAAGAAAAGGCAAAGAATATATTGGATGAAAAAGAAAAAGAAAGATTAGTCAGCAAATATTTGGATTTGCTTGAGATGAAGAAACAAACTGAAAAACAACTTCAGAAGATTGAGAAATCAATTGAACAATTTGAGGAGAATCCTGAATCCTTCTGTGATAGAACAGAAGATTTATGGTAAGTTCAATTGTTGCTCCCAAAGATTTCTTTATATATGGTAATGGAGAAAAGATATGGGTTGTGAATGGTAATTCTATAATAGAAATTAAAAATTATATGATAGACTCATTTAGTTTTACTATGAATACCAATCCAATAGTCCATGAGTTCCTTAATGGAACCTCTGCTACTATGTATGGTCAAAAAGAAATGGAATTTGATTTGCATGCTTCAGTTTTAGATGCAAATTGGATGGATAAAGAAAATATTGATGTATCAGATTTTTATACTATTGAAGAGGCAAAGAAACTCAGTAAGATTATTCAGAGGAAATTTGACAAAATATTAGAAAAGAAAGATGAATGATGTATGGATTTATTGAAGTTCCTAGATGGATGCTATAGAAAAATTGGAATATGGCATCAATTTGCAGTGTATTCAGAGCAGGAGATAGTGAATGTTATCAGAGAGCATCTTGGATTCAAGAACATAGGGATTTCAGTATGTGCATATGATGAGGATACAGATGAACAGATACTTCTCTTCCTTCCATTTGACTTTGATTCAGAGAACATCTACAAGGCTTGGAATGATGCAAAGAAACTATATGAGAAATTAGTAGATATGGGAATAGAGTGTATGATGAATTACTCAGGCAAGAAAGGATTTCATGTACTAGTGAAGACAGTTCCTAAACAATATCCTAAGAGACAGATATCAGCAGTGCATCAGTTCTTTAGGGATGTTCTTGGACTAGAGACCATTGATGAGAAACTCTTTGGAGATATCTCTAGACTAATCAGAATCCCTTCTACATACAATATCAATGGAACTTGGTGCAGAACTCTAGCAGAGAATGATGGATATCCACTGGATTTAGATGACTTGCCTGTTGAATATAGAAAGTTTGAGAGACATCAGAAGTTTGAGTATGGGAATGTGGAATTTGATAGACCCTGCATCGAGTGGCTAATTGACAATAAAGATTATTGGTTTAAGAAAAGAGGTAAATATGAACCAGAGGAACCTGTTAGACTGACTTGGGCAGCAATTAGATTATGGAGAGGTGATAGTATAGAGGATATAATAGAAGAGGCTAGAGGCTATGGCTGGGATGATTTTGATTCTGAATACATTCAGAGGAAACTAGAGTATCTGGATGCCAGGGAGTGGAATCCACACTCATGTGATTCACTTAAAGCACTTGGATATTGTCTGCCTCATATAATCTGTAGAAAAAGAAATGGTAGAGATGCCTTAAAGGAGTTAGGATTAAGATGAAAAATAGAAAGAAGATTCATGATGATTGGGGGACACCTCAATGGTTGTTAGACTATATCAAAGATAAATATTTTGGTGGAAAACAATATTACGATCCATGTCCAATAGATCATCAGTTTGATGGAATCCTAACTGATTGGCATCCATTCAACTTTGTGAATCCTCCATATAACAGAAAAGATAAAGAGGAATTCATAGAGAAAGCATTTGTTGAGTGGAATAAAGGAAAAGTAGTTGTGATGCTACTTCCAGTATCTACATCTACTCAGATATTTCATAAGTATATACTCCCATTTGCAGATATAGAGTTCCTGTATGGTAGAGTATCATTTAGTGGATATAATTCTAAAGGAGAATATGTGACCGAGAAGGTAGGTCAACAAGATAATATGTTGGTGATATATAGATGAATTGGATAGAAATAGGAATATTTATATTTGTGACAATATATATGTGGCTGAGTTCATTTCTGTTTCATGAACTAGCACACATTAAGTCTCAAGGACTAGGAATGCATGGCAGAATAAATGTATACAAAACAGGATTCACTGCTAGCATAGATGAAATATATAATCGTAGATGGTGTAGACTCGCTGGTGGACTTGTTAGTGGAATCATTCATCTGATTCTTGGTGGAGTATTCCTCTGGCAGAATCTTTGGTATCTATATATACCTACAATTACATTCGGAATGATAAATCTAGTATATGGATTCTGGGAAATGGACCATGGTGGAGAAGGAAGATATAAAATATATGGTATAGTGCTGGTGATTATGATAGTCATCTGGCTGCTACAGTATTATTTAATATAGGAGAGAAATATGAGATATATATGTGATAGATGTGGAAATGAGTTAATCACTCAAGAAGAGATAGATAGAGGCATATGTGATGATTGTGAGGAAGAATTGATGGATGCAGAAGCTATGTTGCATACACCAGGATTTGGAGTGGATTTAAATGATTTGGCTTGATTGGGCATTGTTTATCTTTGGAATCATTGCAATCATATTCAAGCTCACTAAACAGATAATCATAACATATAGGCAAGCACTTGCTAAGAAGTCAGCTATGATTATGAAAGAAATGAGTGGAAGTTCAGAACATGAAGTTCCATCAATCAAAGACTTACAAGCACTAGCAGATTATCTATTGAAGTTAAAGGAACAGAAGAATGAGGTTGCTGTTGCAAGTGAACAGAAGAAAGAGAATGGGAATGGAGGAATGTACCAATGATTATTGATTTGATATGTTTAGTTTCTGTGTTCTTAATGATGGTAATTTAATGGTTAAGAAAAAGACTAATGGATTTGATGAGATTGCAGAAGACACTGATGAGATTCTAGAAGACACATCATCTATAGATAAGAAGACTACATGGCTGATTGCACTATGGATCCTTGATAAACTAATTCTAATTGGAATGTTCCTGTGGTTAGGTAGATGAAATTAACTCCTCTTCCAGAAGATTTAAAAGATACCTTCGATGGTGATTCTTTGGTATACAAGAATGACTCTGAGTTGTTCTTCGGAATAAGTATACCAGAAAGTATCATCGAGGATATCCAGCAGAAAGAGATTCAGATATATTCAGGATATTATGAATTCTCTAAGGGTGATGATTCACCTACATTATTTTATCTGGCAAGAGGAAAGAGAAGTGGAAAGGTCAAGTTAAAGATTCAAGGATTCTATCCATATGGATATGACTATGATGATAATGGAGAATATACTACATACTTTGGAAGGAGATGTGAGAAACTCATCTTCAAGGGTTCACATCCAGCAAAGGTAAAGAGATATCGTGAATGGAGAACAAAAGGAAGATATCCACAACCACTAGAATGTGACATTCTGTTTCACAGGAGATTCTTAATAGATATGTATGACTATTTCAAACCTAAAGAACCTATGCACCCTAAAGTAGCTATAGTAGATATAGAGACTAATCATCCTGTATCTGAAGAAATCATTTCATTTGCACTCAACAACTTATCTACTGGTGAAATATTCTTTGAATCTAAATATGATGGAAGTTCTTCAAAAGAGCTTGCTGAATCTCTAATAGAGAAACTAGAGGATGTGGATGTAATCACTGGCTGGTTCTTTGTTGACTTTGATGTTCCCATCATAAACAAATACTCTGGAAAGAAACTCAATGATATAGTTACTCTAGTAGATTTACTTGAACTCTCTAAGACTATGTATTCTAGAGAACTAAGAGGTGGATGGAGTTTAGATAACTCTGGAAGTAGACTCTGTGGAATAGCTAAATCACTTGATGAGAAAGATATGAAAGGAGATATAAGAGATTTAAATGAAGAGAAATTGCTCATATATAATGTGATTGATGTAGTGATTCCAGAGATAATAGATAACTATCTAGGTGGATTAGATGCTCATTTGATTCTGGCTTGGTCTCTACAGATGGGTTTAGATGATGTAACCATCACTGCTGTAGTTAATGATATAGCACTCTTAAGAGAATATCATAAGGCTGGAATAGTTCTTCACTCTAGAGACTATTCATCTAAGGATGATAAAGAAGCAAAATATTCTGCTGCTGATCCTGATGCTAGACCTGGAGTATATGATGGAGTAATTGAAACAGATGTAGTGGCTGCATATGCTTCTGCTGTAGTTGCAATCAATGCTTCATGTGAGACTAAGGATAAGAATGGAATATATGTTGCACCTAATGGAATACGATTCAATGATGAAGAGAGTACATTCATCAAAACAATCAAGCATCTAATGAATGAGAAGATTAAGGTAAAGGGTAAACTGAAGAAGATGGATAAATCAAATCCTAAATATTCTACACTAGATTTCATTCACTATGCTATTAAAACACAGGTAGCAGCTTTCTCTCATGGGCTCTTTGGATGGAGCAATTCAAGAATGAAAGATTATGATGTGGCTGATGCAATCACATCTGTTCTATCTAATCTAATGATTAAGATAAAGTATGCATGTGACCTGATAGGATATGAATGGATATATCTTCACACTGATTCATGTTTCATACATGCACCTAGAGATAAAGTAGATGACATTCTAAAGTATCTGAATGATGTGATTGAGAAACACTGCAAGGGATATAGAATCATTCCAGAGTTAGAGTTCAAAGGATATCATCCTCATGTGTATATTCATTCTAAAGCAAGGAGAGTGATTGTTCCAGAGGGTGTAGATATAGATGATGATGAGAGTTGGGAAGTCAAAGGTATGTCATTCATGAGGAGTGAGACACCAGAGGCTCTGGCTAAGATAGAGATTGAATTGATTAAATTAAAGTTAAAGCATCAGGATGAAGAGTGTCTAGATAAACTCAAAGAGATGCTGATTGAATTAAAGGATGTAGATTTAAAAGAACTGGCTCTAGTTAAACCTCTAAACAAAGAAGTTCATGAGTATGGAAGAGAACTTCTGGATGGAAGTTGGGGTGGAGTTCCTGCACATATCAAGGCTATGGTGAAAGCTAATGAAGATGATGGACTGGAGTTGGTAGTTGGAAATAAATATGGAGTGGTTCCTATCAAAACTGATGAAACAACTGGAGTTCGAGTGATTAAGATGAAAAGAGTGGATATGGCATTTGACCTAGATGAGGGACTACCTGATAAATATGAGATTAACTATGAATATTATCTTGATTCAAATCTATGGGGAAAGATATCTGGACTATTTGATATGAAGGTAAAGGATTTAAAGAAGTTGATATATACAGATGAGACTGTATGTAAGGAGTTAGGAATTGAAAAGAAAAAGTAAGAAGGACTATTATCTGGATATAGCTAAGGCTGTATCTGAAAGAAGTCCATGTCTGAAACTACATGTGGGTGCAGTGATTGTCAAGGATGACTGTATAGTATCTACTGGATATAATGGACCTGCTAGGGGAATTCCACATTGTAATGTTTGTTCAAGAGAGAATGTTCCACACAGAAGTTCTTACTCAGAAGAGTGCCCTTCAGTGCATGCAGAGGAGAATGCAGTGATTAATGCAGCTAGGCAGGGAACTTCGGTTGTTGGTGGGATTATGTATGTGTATACAGGTGAAGACTTGTATCCATGTTATAGATGTATCAGAGTGATTAATAACTCTGGCATCAAGAAAGTATATTATAAATAGGTTAGGGAGGATAGAAAGGAGAGAAAATGGTAGATATTTTAGATTCTACAGCAACTAAGATAACAGATGCAACAGCAATGAGTGTTGATGATGCAAAGAAGAAACTGAGGCTCTCAGGTAAGAAAGCAGAATCATTTGAGAAAAATGTTCTAGAGAGACAAGATGGACAATTCAACAGACTGATGAGCATCATCTTTGGATGGAAGATTCAAGAGGATGGAAGCAAGAAACTCATCTCTAAGATGCCAAATGGAAAGATTTTATTTCCAGATAAGTCAGAAGATCCAGATAGAATTGCACCAGGAATCCCATATATATGTCTAGTGTATGAACCAAAAGAGAATCCAGATGGAAGTCTGGCAAGGCAAGCATATGCTAAGATTATCTGTGAGGAAGATATTCCAACGATATTTATTCCTTCATCTAGAATACCTGTGATGGTGTGGGTAGCTAAGGATGGAAGAAAGCACAACAAGGTTCCTGTAGGTAACTCTTATGGTGATAGGATGATGCAGTTATTAAATGAAGCAGAGAAGATGAAGTTTTCATTCATCAAAGTAGTCTTTAGGATAAATCAAGGATGATTGAATGTCATCAATCAAATGTAATATATGTAATTTCCAGTGTGGAGTCTTCTTTATCTGGAGTTCCACCAGAAATTTTCCAAGAGAAAGATTAATTAAAGTATATGGAAGGAGCAGTCAAGTGAATAGGAAGAACATGAAAGAAGGAATAAGAGTTTGTTTTGGATGTATAGAGAGTTTAGAAGAAGATGAGTAAGTTAAGAGTAGCTGTTCAGTGCAATGAATATGGACAGAGAGGAGGCATAGCTACATATGCCAATAGATTAAATGAATATCTAAATGGATGTAAGGATGTAAGTTCAAAGGTGTTTGTAGAAAGAATTAGAAACAACACAGATATAATTAGTCTTCAGTTTGAACCAGGACTGATGCCACCTAAGAATCTAAATGAATTAATCAATAAGTATTCTACAATTCCTATAGTGATTACATGTCATCATATGGGGTATCTGCAACAGTTCTATCCTATGATAGATGGAATGGTTCTACATTCAAAAGATCAGATTCCTGATGGACCAGAGAATGAACCATGGGACTATACAGTAATTCCACATCCAGCAATTGTTTATCCAAAGAAGGACAAGAAGAAACTCAGAAAGAAATATGGATTACCTCAAGATAAAGTAATCATAGGCACAGCAGGTTTCATTGTAGGCACAGGAAAGAACGTACCTAACATGACTAATCACATACTTAAGAACATGAATGATGATGAGTTCTTCTATGCAATCACATCTTATTGGAAAGGTGGAGATTGGGGCAAAGAAGAGAAGTCACATAGAAAAGCTAGAGGATTAGGAAAGGAGAATCAATTCAGGATGGATACAGACTTTGTATCAGAGGAGATTTTGAATGAGAAGATGCAGTGTTGTGATTTGTTGTTTGCTTGGAATAATATGTATCATGGACAACATAAAGGAAGTCAAAGTGGAATAGCTCCAGATATGTATGGAAGCAGAGTCAAGTTGATGGTGAAAGATGGACCACATTATTCATTCATTGGAAGTCAGGAAGGAGTTCTAGTAGGCAGACCCAAACCAGAAGATTTCATTGATGATGTTCTTCATGCAGTTAGAAATGAAGATTTAAAGAATGTTCCAGATCCAACACATCTTAGCTGGCAATCACAGATTCAGAATTATGTAGACTACTTTAAACAATTTACGGAGGCATAGATGGGAAAAGAAAAGATATTATTAGTGGGAGACTCAATTCAAGGACCTACAGGGTTTGCATGTGATGGCATGGGTATTAGTTGGTGTCTAGCAAAAGACTTTGATGTTCATTATCTGGGTCTACAATCAGTTCATGATGAAAAAGTAAAGATAATGATTGAAGAAGAAAGTAGAGAAGTTATCCAGCATGCCAATGTTCCTAGAGGAAGAGACAAGTGGGATTTCGGAAAGAAGTCTTTACCAGTTCTTCTGGATAGGTTAGAACCAGAGATACTATTGACCATCAATGACATTCAGATGGTTCAGCATGTTCCTAATGTAATGTGCCCTAATTCAATTAATCTACAGGTGCTTGATTTACCATCTAAAACATATATAGGTGAGGAAGCAATGAGAATGCAACTTCAGGGACAACTACAAAGATTCAGAGAGAGATTCCCTAGAGAGACTAAATGGATACAATACGCACCTCAGGATGGCGAACCCCCTATGTCTCAATGGTCACAGATATATAAGATGGCAGACCAGTGTGTAGCTATGAGTGACTATGGAAAGAACATCTTCAAGAGATACTTTGATATGAACATTCCTAGAATCTGGCATGGAGTAGATACATCTATATTCAATGATAGGGAAAAACCATCTAATTTACAGGATAAGTTTATGGTTGGTAACTTTAATCGTAATCAACCAAGAAAGTTTCCAGTGAGAGCAATGAGAGCATTTGCTAAGTTTGCTAAGGATAAACCAGATGTGTTTCTGCACATGCAAATGGACTTCCAGGACCAGTTCGGTTGGCCACTGATGTATTTTGCTCAGTTGTTTGGAATACAAAATAAACTAGTTCAGCCTAAGCCAGTCGGTATGTCTAGACAGGAAGTTGCAAATACATATAATATGTGGGATGTTCAGATAAATGCAACAGGTGGTGAAGGATTCGGATTGACCACAACAGAATCAGGTGCATGTGGAGTTCCAAATATCATCACAGACTACACAACTTCCAGAGAATTGATTGTATATGGTAGTCCAAGTCCTAGAGGGATGCTTGCTAAAGTTCTTGATTTGCATTGGGAGAGACTTGATATTGCAGCAGTTCAAAGAAGTCTTGTTGATGTTGACCATATGGCTGAATGCTTAGATGAATACTATAAGAATCCAGACATACTTAAGGAGCATGGAAAGAATGCAGAAGTGTGGACCAGGAAAAACTGTTCTTGGAAAGTGATTGCACCTCAATGGATAGATTTGATTGGAAATGTTCTGAGTGGAGATAATGAGAGTGATTGAAGTATCTTGTCCTGAATGTGGCAAGATGAAGATAACATTTGATGAGGACATACCTCCATATGAGATAAGATGTCCTCTATGTGGAAATGATGTAAATATAATTAAAATAAATGGAGATGAAATAAATGACACAATATGAAGGAAAAAAGTATGAAGATAGATTATCAATTATGCACTACAATGACAAGACATCTATGTATAAGGTTCTTGCAGCGAATCCAACAGAAAAGAATGATGGAATCTTCTTCTCAATTCGAGAAGGTGTGAAAGGTGAGAAGTCCAATAGACTAACTCTCATGTTGAATAAACAAGAGATAGCATATACTATCATGGAACTCACCAAAATATATAATGAGTTGTGAGGCACATGAGAGCTAAGTTTCATTGTTATGAATGTGAGGAATGGTTTACAGTGGATGTAGAATATGCTGGAGACCTTCCTGAAGTTGTATGTCCAAAATGTAAGAGTCACAATATCTATTTTGGAGATATAGAAAGTGATGAAGAAACTGAACCTATAAAGTTAGGTAATGGTGGATGTGGGAGATGTGGATAGATGACAGAAGGATGTGTGTTGAGAAATAAATGCAGGAGTTATCCTAAAAGATGTACTACCTGTGCATGGTGTTATGATGAAGACAAGGAAGAGGATTTCTATATCCCTAAAGCATATTATGGAGAACAGGATGAATAGAAAAGAACAAAATGATAAACTAATGATTACAATTAGATTTATGA